TCAGGCGGTGAAGCCGTCCGCCGGCGGCGTCGGCCGCGGTGCGGTCAGCGCCACCCTGACGGCAGGGTTCGGCGGATCGAGTCGCATCGGCAGCTGGGCGAGCAGTGCCGCGACGATCATCGCCCCGTTGGTGACGTAGCCGATCTTGCCGGAGCGCTCGCCATCGTGCTTGAGGCTGTAGCTCGTGGGCCACAGCCCGCCGTCCGGCAGCGGGTGCAGCGTCAGGAGCCAGTCGTAGGCCGACTGGATGTCGGCGACCTGTCGGCGAAGCCTCCGCCGCGAGATGTCCAATTCCTCCGCGGTGTCGGCATCCGGGTGGTTGTAGCCGTATTCGCCGAGGGTTGGGTGTTCGTTGAGGATCCGGTCGACGTCGTCGAGGGTGATCTTGCGGGGCTCGCTCACGGGTCGCTCCTTCGGGGACGGTCCGGTCGTCAGGGTAGTCCGGCCATGTCTCATGTAGGCGATGTCGGCTCACAGCCAAACCCGATCACGAAGGGTGCTCGGGCGGCTGCAATCTGCTCTGGGCGCTAGGAGTCACCGTGTGGTAACAGATGGCAACGACGGCTCGTCTTGGGCATCGTCCGTACCTAACAACCATTAGGATGCATTCGTGAGCACAGTGGAAGTAGCGACTTTCGTCGATGAAGCCGAGGCTCGATTCTGGGACGCGGTGAATCGGGCATACGAGTTCACAGACGGTCTTTCCAACCTCAAGACCCGCGAAGAGTACAGAGGCGATCTCTTCGGGTGCAGGTACCCAAAGCATGGGTGCAAGCACGAAAACCCCGACAGGCACAATCCCCTAGCTTTCCTCCCATGGTGTCACCGATGGGGCATCAACCCCATGTCGGTCACCAAGGCTGAGCTGAAGCGGTGGGTGGCCGAGTTGGCATCCAGCGGGCAGGCGTCCGGCACCCAGGCGCGTCGAGTCTCTGCGGTCTCCTCGTTCTACGACTCGCTCTTCGCCGACGAGATCATCGACGTCAACCCCACCCACCGACTCCGGGCGAAGGAGAAGCCGAAGCGGCGCACCCCGGGCACCGCCGGGCGCGCCCTCAACGACGCGCAGGCTCTGGCGCTGCTCGACGCGGCCGAGACCGACTCCGGCCCGCGTCGCATGCCCGAGCGCAGCGCACTGCTCATCGCGCTCATGCTGTGCGCCGGCATGCGCGTGTCGGAGGCGATCAATCTGAAGATCGAGGGCTACCTGGCCGAGGGTGACCAGGGAGCGCAGATCACCTACGTGGCCAAGGGCGGCAAGACCATCACCAAGGCAGTGGACCCATACGTCGACGAGAAGATCCGGGCCTGGCTGGCGGTCCGGCCAGCGACCAGCCAGCTGCCCGCCCTGCAGGCCGGCGCCCGCACCGCCAAGCGAACCCTGCTGTCCACTGAGGGCGGCCAGCCCCTGACGAGGCAGACTGCGTACCGCCTGGTCAGGCGACTGGGTGAGGCTGCTGGCATTCCCGGCACACTCTCGCCGCACGACCTGCGTCGCACCTACGCCTCCATCAGCATCCAGGAGGGCGTCTCGATCCGTGCGCTGCAGCTGGACATGGGCCACGCCAAGTCGGAAACCACCGAGGGCTACGACCGCAGCCACCATCGCCCGGAGAACGCTCCGACCTTCACGGTCGGCCGCCGACTCGCCCGGGTCCGCGAGGAGCGCGAGCGCCTGGGCAGCGCCTTCGAGGAGTGGGCGGAGGAGAGCGTCGAGCTGGCCGAGGCCTCCGTCGCCGTCGCTGCCGAGCTGTGGGAAGACCTCGACGACGACTGAGAACCGAGCACTCTGACCTGCGACAACGACTTCAGCGCGCTTCTGGCGGCCAGTCGGGCGGGCGGTACCGGGGACACCGGCGACCGCCCGTTCGGCCGCCTGCGGCCACACCCCCGGAAGCGTCGGGCTACCGCTCAACGAAGAGGGGCAGCCGATTCCGCTCGTATCGTGCAACTGCGGCGCTCATGAGCCGCTGGCGTTCCTTCGTCGTCAGCGACGCGCGGTCGTTGTTCTCCAGCCAGGTTGTGTCTTCCAGATGGCGTGGATTCACGCACCTCTGCCGCTCACAGAGGTGGTCGACGCTGGTTGGCCATGCCCCGTGGAACACGACGAAGCTGAGGCGGTGCCCTCGGATGCGCGATGTGCTGGCGACCCAGTTGTCCGCGTTCGGATGTAGGTGCGCGATGTGCCGCCTGACGGCCGGCAGCGCCGAGTAGGGCTTGCCGTACACCCCGGGCGCTATCCAATGACTCAGCTCGCGACCCTCGCGGGGTAGCAGTCGGATCATCTGTCGAGTCCTTGCGACGTAGAAGGCTACGTCCTGGCTGGGCCAGTAGGTTGGCCAATACCCTTCGTGATCGCGGACAAGGAAGCCTCGTTCGCCAGCTGGCTCGACCAAGTCGAGCCGGACGTCTGCGTCGCTGTTCAGCGCGATGGCGAAGCCCTCAGGGGCCAGCTCGTGCACTGCTGCGCGCGGGGCGTCCCTCAAGATCCTGCGGACCCAACGGCTCGCGACGGCATCCGCCACATCCTGACGGCTGCCAACGGTGTGGGTGCGCACCGTCGGCAGGTACGCGGCGCGGCCGGGGAGCATGCGCGACAGTCTACGGCGGCGACCGCGTGACCCGCCGGATTGCCGGAACCAGCGAAGATCGTCACCCTCGCCCCCATGACCACGCCGCATCCCCTGGCGGGCCCTACGCTCGGCGGCTGGCTTCAGGAGCAGATCTACGCCGACCAGCGCGAGGCCGCCGCTGCACACGCCGACGACTGCGCGGCCTGGACGATCGCCAGGCAGCAGGACGACGCCCAGAAGCTCCTCGGTCCAGCCTGGTGCACGTGCCCGGCGAAGCAGGCGCTGCGCGAGGCCTCCAGCAAGGCGCACATCCTCGGGGCCGCAAGGCCGATGCACCTGTTCGAGGATGAGACCGCCTCCAGGTGGGGCTGGCAGATCATGCTCCACCTGTCCATCCCCTACGTCGACCGCCCCGGCCGCTCGACGGTGCTCCCGCAGGGCCGCTTCACGAGGTGGCGGCGATGAGCGACGACGCACTGGCCAGCATCGACGCCGCAGTGGCCGAGGCCCGCCAGGACGAGTGCGCCTGCGGCTGCGACGTCGCGCTCACCGACGCCAGCCCCAGCCTCTACTTCGCCAGCGAGGCCTGCGCGACGAGCTACCGCCGCCAGCAGGCCGCAGTGGCCGATGGCGACACCGAGCGCGCCGAGGAGATGCGCCGGCAGCGGCGCGAAGACCCGGTCGAGCGCATGCACCGACAGGCCGACGAACGCTGGTCGACGGCGCTGCGGGAGCGACCGGATGCCCCCGAGCGAGCGCCCGGCGAGCTAGCCATGACCGTCGAACAGGCCGTCTCCATGCTCGGCGACGGCGACCTAGCGGACGCGCTGCGAATGGAGTCGGACAACCCGCTGGCGTACCTGCCCCCCTGTGCTGGCTGCGCCCGCCGGGACGCCCCGGACATCCTCGTCGTCCAGGGCTTCGGCTGCGAGCGCCCGTTGCGCACCTGGCGGCGATGCCCGCACTGCGGCGGCACGATGCCGCCGGCCGACCTGTCGGCGACGGTAAGGCGCAGACTCACCAGCGGAGGTCTGCAACTGGCGCTGCGCTACGGCGACGACACCGTGCTCATGCTTCTTGCTCCGGACAGTCTGTCCCGCTACGCCAGTCTCGACCGTCCATGGCGGGAGCTGGAGACGATGCTGTCCCTGGCGGTCCGCCTGCCCTGGGACTACCCGCTGTCGGACGTTCTCGCCGACGTGCAGCAGGAGGCCATCCGCGTCGCCGAAGAGGGGCAGGGGCGGGTGTTCTGGGCACCCCTCGACGAGGGGGGCCGCCCGAGCCGCGACGGCTGGGTTGAGGTCGGGTACACCTCCGACGAGGGGCTCGTGGTCGACGAGTCGCGCGGCTGGCATGGCCGCGAAGGCGCGTCAATGGACGCCACCGTGAGGTCGAGGCACCGGATCCCCCAATCGATTGCTGTCTCCGTCCGCCTGGCCGCAGAGCAGATGCGCAGGCTCGTCGCCCTCATGTCCGGCATGACCGACGCCTTCGCCGCGCAACGAGCCATCGACGCGAAGCGGAACCGCCAGCACGGGCCGCAGCGCACGCAACGAGCGCCGAGGCGCATCGACCCCACCCGACGGCGATAGCCGACCGACAGGAGCAGAGCATGAGCATGATCGACTACGCCGGCCAGCGGCGGTTCGTTGCCGGGCGCATCCGCTACGCCACCGCGCCGGAGCCCGGCACCATTCTCGGCCCGAACGCGACCCGGGAGCACCTCGTCGTGCTCGGCCAGGACGGCCAGGACACGCTGCTCGGGTACGCCACCGACGAGGACCGCAGCCTGGCCTTCCGGCACGCCCTGCTCGGGCCCGGTCCGCGCAGCGTCACCGAGTTCCAGATGGCCCGGGGATGATCGACCTCAAGCCGAACAGGGAGTACGGCGAGGGCGGATGGGTCTCGCTGGAGTCCGTGATGGAGCAGTTCAGCACCGACCAGTGCGAGTTCGATGCCAGCAGCTGGCCCTGGCGGTGCGAGCGTGGGCAGCACGTCGCGTCCTGCGCCAACCGGCGCCGGGAGGAGCCCGGGGCGTGAGCGGCCACGAGGCAGAGATCGCCGCCCTGCTCGCCTTCGTCGAGAAGCGCCTGGACGAGGTCGAGCTGGTTGCCCGGATGGCCGACGCCGGCCGCGTGTGGCGCAACGGCAGCGACATCGAGGCGGGTCACTTCGAGCCGGAGACCGTCATCGCCATGAACCATGCCGGCCAGCCCGGATGGTTGGTGGCCGAGGCGTACGCCGGCGACGTGGCACGCAGCGCCGGCGCGGTCGCCGCGCACATCGCCCGCCACAGCCCGTACCGCACGCTGCGGGAGGTGGCCGCCGTCCGGCATCTGCTCGCCCGCTGGCGGAAGGAGATCCGCCGCCGCGACGCCAACGCCGAGCTGCTCAGCGCGCTGGTCGCGCTGCCGCAGGAAAAGCCCTACGACCACACGATGATCGAGCAGACCCGGGCCGAGGCCTGGATGCTGCGCGGCCGGATCTGGGCCCTGACGTACGCCCTGATGCTCGAAGGCCGCAAGCACGAGGACCATCCCGACTGGCGGCCCAGGTGGTGCCCCGAGCGGCTATTCCCGCCGGCCTACACCTGCCCCTGCCACCCGCCGCTGATCGAAGAGAACTAAGGCATGCATGCCCGTCGCCCCCTGATCGACATCTACCCCGTCGGCGTCCTGGCGTGCCTGCTCGGCTTGGGTCGAGCCTTGCGCGCCCGCCACCGGGACGCGATCTACGCGGCCTACAGCAACTGCCGGCGCGAGGTCCGCTACGTCGTCCGCAGCGTTCGGGCCCGCAACTGGCGTGTGGCGAAGAACTCGTTCAACGGCTACCTAGCCGAACACCGCTTCAGGGGCACCCGCTGCGGCCACGGCTGGACGAGACGCCGTGCGCTTCGAGACCTACGCCGGCACCTGGCCGGGCGCGACTGACCGGTGGTGCGGCGGGCGCTCCAAGCCCCCCGAGCGCCCGCCACGGTCCCCCCAGTGCGCCTCACGGCGCTGGACCACCACCCACGATAACGGCACCGCCGCCGGCGGGATCGGAGAAGAGCATGATCGAGCACGCGTGCGTGCTGTGCGCCGTCTACCGGCGCGACGCCGAGCCCCGGACCTACGAGCGCGCCCACGTCGACGAGGGCTGCCGCCACCGACTTCGGACCGAAATCAGCAGCGTTGAAGAACTGTTCGAGCGGCTGAACCACGGAGACCTGGCCGAGGTCGACGACCGCGTCTACGCGGTCCGCGACGCCAAGGGTCAGCTCACCGGAGAGGTCCGGCGCGCCGACCCGACGTCACTGCTGGGCGGCATGGCCCCCACCCCCGCGAGGTCAACGCAGCCGGCGGTGTCCGGATCCCGGGAGCGGCAGCTGCCCATCAACCCCGACGTCATCGACCTGCTCGCACCTTCGCGGCGAGGTGTCGTCCGCGACCCCGAGGGCGACCAGGTCGGACGACTGTCTGTCGCCACCGTTCTCGACGACATCGTGCACGACTGGCGAGACGAGCTGTTCCCCGACAAGCACCTGCCGCCGGCGACGGTGCCGCTGCTGACGAGCTGGATGCTCGACCGGTACGACGTGGCCTGCGATCGACACCCCGCCATCGCCGACCACGCCGGCGAGATCCGCCAGCTGCGCACCGCACTACACGGGGCACTCGGCGAGACCGAGCCGCTGCCCGAGGTGATGTGGGGCGTGCTGTGCCGCACGGAGGGCTGCGATGACGTCTCCCAGCTCGTCCGCAGGCCGGGCAGCGACTACATCGAGTGCGACGCGTGCTTCCGGCTCTACACCGAGGAGGAGTACCGCGAGTGGACCCAGCTGCTGGCCAGGCAGGTTCGCCCGAAGGGGCGCCGACGCGCGACGGGCCTTCCCGAGTGGGCGACCACCACGGCCGCGGCGGCCGAGCCCAGCGGAACGGAGCAGATGTGAGCACCCCGAAGAGCGTCGAGGGCATCGCGCGCAGCTACGCGCATGAGCTGATCCGCCTCGGTGACGGTCTGTGTGAGCGTGCCGGGGTCGCGCCAGCGCTGAGGCGTCCTGCCGGCGCCAGTCCTGTCGATCACGCTCTCGCAATGATCGATCTGCTCGCCTACGAGCGGCGGATCCTCGGCCAAGCCCGGCGGGTGCTCGACAGGGTGGCTGACCACTTGCACGATCCCGCACTGCGGCGCGCGGCCGGCGGGATGGCGCAGGCGATCGTCGACGAGATCGGCCATGCGGTCACTGACGAGCCGGCGCTCGGGCAGTCGTACCGCGAGCAGCTCGCCAAGGTGCAGGAGTGGCTGGACGCGTGCCCGATGCCGAGCGGGTGGCGGCCGTGAGCGACTACCTGCACATGCCGCTGGCGCTCACCTACCTCGCGGTGGCGATCGGCATCAACGCCGGCCCTCGTCCCGCAGACCGGGACCTGCTGTGGGCGTCCTCCGTGCTCGCCGCGGCCGAGGCTGCCGTGACGATCGACCTGGATCGGTGGGCCGCCGCCGCCGTGTGGATCCTCCTGTTCGGGCTGCACTGCGAGGAGCTGGGGCGGGCGTACCGCCCCAGCCTGTACCACGAAGTCGGGCCGTGCCGTGCCTAGCATCGTCATCAAGCCGGACCGCGATCGGGACCTCTACGTCTACTGGTCGACGGTCGTCGAGGCGCCGGTCGCGTGGGGAGATCGGGCGTCGATGCTCGACCATCTCACCAGCGAGTTTCGGCGACACCATCCCGGCGCCATCCCCGACTCGATTTCCGACCCTGGCCGGCGTCTTGATCGAGCCGACCTGAATGGCACCTCCGCCGCTGGTGGCTTCGCGTTCTTCGGTCGATGGGACGACGACGGGCTCATCTACGAGCAACGCGGCATCCTCCCCCGTCACCACCTGGCGCGAGCGTGCGAGCTGTTGGAGGCCGGCCAGGACGCCGAGGTGTGGGACCTCCTGGAGCCGTTCGAGGACGAAACGGAGGTGCGCCGTGGGTGAGCCACCCTTCCGCGTGGTCAGGATCCACGCCTCGCACCTACCCGAAGCTGAAGACGAGCGCCTGATCGTCGACGTCACCTACTGCAAGGTGTGCTGCCGCGCCGTCGCAACCGCCCTGCGTGGGCCGACGCGAGCAGGAAAGGCGGGCTGCGAGGGGCCCGGCCGGATCGGGTTCCGGTTCAACGGGCAGGTCGTTCAAGGAGAGGTCGTGTGAGCTTCATGGACTGGTTCGTTGCCATCGGGATCACGCTGACCGTCGTCGAGCTTGCGGCGCTCGCCGTCATGGCCGGGTGGTGGTTCGGCAGGACGCTCTCGGAGGTTCGGCAGATCGACCGGAAGGTTGCCGCGGAGCGCGCAAGGCTTGCCGCCGAGTGCCGGGCTCGTGAGAGGCGCTCGTAGCCGCGCGGCCAAGGCTCGATTCATGAGTCGACCTCGCGGTATGCTCTCTTCGGTCAAGCGTTCTAATGGGGACACCCACCTGGTCGGCGGAGGACGGTCAGCATGGAGAGGTTCTTCGTCGCAGACGGCGCCCTTTACGGCCCGCCCCCACCCGCGTACTGCGAGCTGTGCAAGATGGGCACGCAGAAGGTGGTCACCTCAACTCCTCACGGATGGGCCTGGCAGTGCCGCCGCTGCATGACCATCTGCGACGAGCACCGGTGGGAGTTCGACCCGACCGTTGCGCCGGACGGCCGCGCGGAGTCCATGCTCGCGATCAAGACCTTGCAGCAGCTCGTCATCGGGTTGCGTCAGGGACAGGAAGGGCCCATCGACCCCGAGGACCTCTACGAGGTCGTGCGTCCGTACTTCGCGGCCGGCTGGTGCGTCCGCGACGTCCACTACGCGCTGAGCCACCTGCCTGACGGGGAGGAGCACGAAGACTCCGGCTGGAACAGCCGACTTCCCCGCAAGTATGCCCTCTACCGGGTGCGCCGCAGGCTGCGCGCCTGGCGCTGGTCGGACCGCGAGGATAGCGACGAAGACCACGTCCTGGAGGGCGGCTGGACCTCCATGCGCAAGGCCATGGAGCGCGCCGCCCGGGAGCAGGCGGCCCACCGCGCGGAGATCGAAAATGATTGGCACATGCAGCGCACCGCCGCTCGCGCTGCAGTCAATGGCGGCGGTCGAGCCACCGCGCAGGCTGTGGCTGCGGGCATCGCGGCCCGGTCCCGGCTCCGCAAGTCTCAGAGCAGGGAGCGCGAGCTGGCCAACGTGCGGCGCGAGCTGGAGGAGGCCCGTCACTACCCGGGCCCGCTGGGCGGGCTCCGGCCAATCTGAACGCCGCAACGCAAAAAGCGCCCCCGCCCGGACCCGGAGGTCCAGACGGGGGCGCTGACATGGTGCGGTCTACAGCTCGGCGACCGAGGCGTCCTCGACGGGCGCGGCCGGCCTGACCGGCGCGGTGATCTGGGTGCGTTCGAACATGCCGAGCGCGACGCCGACGAAAGAGAGCAGGACGGCCTGGTCCTCGGCGGACATGTCGAGCCCGAAGCCCACCGCGGCGGCGAGCGCCGCCTGGGCGAGACCGAGCAGCGCGGCGACCTGGCCGTCCTTGACGGCGATGAACGCGACCAGGACGCCGACTGCGGCAGCGGCCACCGTGTTCAGCACGGCCTGCTGGTCCACGGTGAGGTCGAAGAGAAATGCGGCGACCATCTTGATCACCGCGGCGGCGAGGGCCAGGAAGATGGCCGGGTCGCGGCCGAACAGCTTGGGCACGGATGCTCCTTGAATGGAGGGGCCGCCAGCCGGGCGGCGTAGCGCTTTTGTCGCTCACCGGACAGTTCGATGTCGCCCGAGTGAGGTATGGTCACGGCATCCCCGCCAACGCGGGGGTAACCCAGGGGAACGGCCTAGCTAGAACCCCTGTCCCCACGCACGTGGGGGTGATCCACTGATGTGTTTGTTGAGAGAGGTTGCCGTCCCGGCCGATTCGCGGGACTGCAAGATTCCCCGCCCACGCGGGGTGCGCCCTTCGAGGCGAGGCTCGCAACACCATCGCAGCGCCGGATGGCCGGCGCAGTCGCACATGACGACGACCCCTCGGCGACTCGCCGGGGGGTCGTCTCGTTGCGGCGTCAGACTCGCTCAGGCCAGTGCCACGTGCCGCCGTGGTACGAGGGCGTATCCGGGGCGCCGGGGGTGTCACTGGCGTCGCCGTCGTGGCGCTCGCAGCCGCCGTCGGCCAGGGAGTGGAAGAACACCCCGGTCGGGTTAAGCACGGCCAGGCCGAGCCGGTCGTCGTCGCCGACCTCGGTGATCATGGCGGCGCGGCACTGGGAGGTGTACTCCCCGCCCGGCGTGCCGTACGAGACGTAGTGAACAATGCGGCCGACAGTGGGGGTCACCGCTCACCTCGCAGGGCGTCCACGACCGCCATGAACAGGCGGTCCTTGAGTCGCTCTCCCTCTGGCAGTTCCGCGTACGGAACCAGACACGGGTGGGTCATCGCCTCGGGGTCCTTCACCGGGCCGTAGCTCCAGCCGGCGGCGCGCTTGGCCTCGCACCACGCCTCGTGCAGCTCCTCCGGGCCGGCTCCATTCAGGGCCTCCAGCACGCCCGCCACTGCCGATTCGCGCTGCCAGTCAGGGGCGTCGTCCCATGGCGGCGACGGCGACGGGTCCTGGAGTAGCGCCTGGATGGCGCGGTTGGCCTCGTGGCAGACACGGGCGATGTCCTCGGCCGAGAGCTGCATGAATAACCTCCAGTACGGTGGGTGGATGGAGTTCGGTGAGCTGATCCGGGTCTGGGAGCACCCAGGGGCTCGGCGGATCCGGCGGTGGCAGAGCGGCCACACGTCCGGATCCGACTGCCTGTACCTCGCCGTCGGGCGACTGCCGAACGGCTGGTGGTTCGCCGAGCGCGGGTCGTACGCGCGGGCGTACCCCCGCGAGGAAGTCGCCTTCGAGGTGGCCGAGCGGCTACGAGAGGTGCGCGACGACTGGCGCGAAGTGCCGGCCGAGATCGGCGCCGACCTCAACCCGCCCGGGTGGAGGCTCAGCGGGCAGACCTGGTTCCGCACCGACGACTCCGACACGCCCTCGTAGCCCGCACTTGGCGTCGGTTGGTCAGAGCACGCAGCCCAGCAGCGGCAGGCAGATCAGCCCGTCGTCCTCGGGCGGCGTCGGAGGCCGCGTCGGGTCTGGAGAGGGCGGAGCCGGTGCGGGTGGCGGGTTCGGGGCCGGCCGTGGCGGCTGGGGTGCGCCCGGTGCTGGAGGCGCGTCCGGCGATCCTCCGCCCTGAGTGCCGGCGGGCCGGCCCGGGCGGTTCGTTGCGGGTTCGCCGGTGGGGCCCGGGCTCGGCCGGGCGTCGCCGGTGCAGCCGTATCGCTGCCTCAACGCCTGCACGGCCGCGTCTCGGGGAACGATCCGGTCGGCGAGCGTGCAGGCGTCCCGTCGCAGCTGCTGCAGGGAGGCGTCCTGCCGAGCGGCTTCGGCGTCGCGCGCCTTGCGCCGCTCCTCCAGGTCGGCGGCGAACTCGCGGTTCAGCGCCTCTAGTCGGGCGCGGGTGTTTCGTTCGGTTTCCGTCCGCACGGCCTGACCGATCAGGTACGAGGTCAGGTTCGTCAGGACGACGGTGATGACCACCGAGATCAGCACGACCCGCAGCCTGCGGGTCAGTCCCTGGCCGATAATCGGCTCGTCGGTCAGAACCGGGGAGAGGGGCTTGTGCCTACTCCTTGGCATCGGTCACCTCCCGCTTTCCGCTTTCAAGATCGATGCCGTGGCGTAGCAGGTAGGACTCGTAGCGCAAGGCCTTCTGGTGCTCGGCGGTCCAGGACTCCTGCCACTGCCGAGTCAGAGCGCGCTGGTCGTCCAGTTCCTCGTCGAGGCGCTTCTCGAAGCGCGCCTGGCGGCTGTCACCGACCTCGGTCTTCTTGCTGCGCAGGGCGAACCATCCGGTCCCTAGTGCCACCAGCAGAGTGACGGCCTGTCCGACCCAGAGCAGCTCAACGGGCGACTGGGGTGCGGCAGCTCCCGGGGCGGCCATCACCCACAGGGCCTGGACAGTCGCCCGAGTGCGGGCCGGCAGCACATCGATCCACACTCAGCCACCTCCCACCTGCCGCGGTGTGGCGCGTGCGGCGACGATGGCCAGCACGGCGACTACGAGCACGGACGCCGGCGCGCTCCAGGACAGGACGCGCTCGTGGTAGATCCAGGCGCTGGCAACGCCGGCCGCCCAGGTCATGTACCAGATGGCATAGAGCCATAGGCACACGCGCAGCAGGCGTTCCCGTCCGGCGCGGCCTGCGCGGTGCGCGCCGACGAAGGCCAGCACGGTGAGGGCCGTCAGGGCGACGCCCTGTAGACGCATGCCACCGAACGGGGAGAAGCTGCGCAATACGTCGTAGGACGGCCCGGCATAGGCGGCGTCGCCGGCGAGGAGCCCGACGGCGTCCCACGCAGCCTTGGCCAGGATGATCGTGACGACGGTGCGCCAGCGGATGGTGGGGACGCTGGGGAGCGAGCGCGGCCAGTCGATGGAGACCACGCGCTCAGCTCCTCAGCGCGCCGACCGTCTGCGGGCCGGCCAGCCCGTCGACACTCAGCCGGCGAGCCTTCTGGAAAGAGCGGACGGCGGCCTGGGTGGCGGGACCGAAGTCGTCGTCGATGTTGATCTTGGCGCCGCGCTTGTTGAGTAGCTCCTGCAGGTCGCCGACGTCGCTTCCCCGCGCGCCGATCTTCAGCGTGCGAGACCCGAGCGCGACCGGCTTGGGTGAGGCCGGGGGCTTCGGCGTCTTGCCCACCAGCGACGCCAGGCCGAACGGGCGGCGGTCGTTGTCGCCGTCCGGGTGTCCGGACAGGTGGATGTGCCTGTCGTGCGGGTTCGACCCGGTGTACCGCCGGGCCTGCCAGCCAGTGGATGCCGACCAGATGGTCCGGTTGAAGATGATGTAGATCAGCCTGCGCTCGCGGCCGGCGCGGCAACGCCCGACCAGGTACGCCACGATCATCTCCGCGGTCAGGCCGGTCACCCGCAGGTCCTTGTCGACGTCGATCGCCCTGACTTCGTTGATCCGGTCGGCGTCGCTGCGCTCCGCGCGGCCCGTCTCGTCGGGGTTGTGGCCCGACCTGGATCCCTGGTGCGCCTGGTCGCCGATCGACCCGTCGGACGCCTTGTCTCGCTTCGGGGCGATGGCGTTCAGCTCCGAACGGAACTGCTCCGCCCACGCCACCAGCACCCACGGTGCGCCCATCTCAGGCCACCCCCTGATGCTCGGCCGGGTCGGCGAGGTGCGTGGCGTCGCCGAGCACCTCCGCCTCGTCGACCGGCTCGCCGGTGACGTCCTCCGGGTTTTCGTCGTCGCCGGGCGTGATGACGACGGTCGGCTTGAGTTCCTGCTCGGACATGGGCAGGCTCCTTCCGCTGCGCTTGTGAGAGGGCATGAAGAGGCCGCCCACCCCGAAGGGGGTGGACGGCCTGGTAGGTGGGTGCCGGCGGCTACGCCGCGGCGGGCGTGGCGGTGTACCGGGACGGGTCGGTCGGGTCCTGCTCGACCGCGTAGCCCTCGGCGGCGAACGCGCCGTAGGTGATGTCGTCGACCACGCGGGTCGACCCGGTGACCGGAACGGTGTTCTGGCCGGGCAGCACGACCGAGCCGTTGACGGTGACGTCCTTGGTCACCGTGGTCGGCTCGCCCTCGACGACGACCTGAAAACTGATCTGCTCGTCGGGCCGGTAGGTGGCCTTGCTGAAAACGACGCTGACGGTCAAGGAGACTCCTGTCGTACGGATGGCGAGAGGCATGGGTGTGTGGTCCTGCCTTACAGGTGGATGCCCCAGCGGGCGGGCAGGGCGGAGGCGGCCGGCACGTCGAGAGTCATCGACAGGCGAGTGGCGCCGTCGAGCGCCGTGATGCCGGAGTAGGTGACGGTGATGCTGGCGCCGGAGTCCTGGATGTCGAGCCACCCATAGGCGCGCATGTTGCCGCCGGTGTAGTAGTAGCCGTGCGACCAAACTTCGAACGGGGCGGATGTTCCCTGGTCGAAGGGGGCGCCCGACACATTGGGCCAGTAGGTGCCGCCGGTGTCGGCGGCGGCGCTGCCGTCGTCGGCGTACAGCGCGTGCCGGTCGCCGCTGACAACGATGACCTTGCCGATGCCGGAGGCGTTGGCGGCCACCCAGTCGCGGATCTCCGCCCACTCGGTGGCGTAGGACCCCCACCGGTCGCCGGTGGTCGAGTCCCGCCGCCAGTAGATGCCGGAGACCACGACCTTGAGAGGCTCCGGCTGGAGCAGCTCGTTGCGGAACCACTGCTTCTGCTCGGGGCCGAGCATGGTCTTGCTGGGCGACTCGGCGTCGGTGCGCGGCGAGCGCTGGCTGCGGGTGTCGAGCTGGATGAACCGGACGCGGCCGATGACCCAGCTCTGGTGGATCGCGGTATCGCCAGAGGTAGCCAGCGGGTAGTGCGGCACCACCTGCCGGTAGGCGGCGGCGACCAGTGGCCCCGCCGGCGCGGCGGCGTCGGAGTTGGGGCCACCCCAGTCGTGGTTGTCCCACGTGTAGGTCGTCGGGACCGTGGAGGTCAGCTGCCGCATGCGCGCCGGCGCGAGCGAGGACTTCCACTGCGCGACGACGTCGGCATAGGTGGCTCCGGCACCGAAGTCCCTGTAGTGGATGTCGCCCTCATAGAGCATCCGGCGGGCCCTGCCGTACGGGCCCTCCCGCTCGGCGATGGCCTGGAACGTCTCGGAGTTGCTGTTGGTCTGCGCGCACGAGCCGAAGGCGATGCTGAACGACGTGGGCGAGCCCGGTGTCGGGTCGCTCGTGAACGAACCCCGGCCCGCCTCGATCAGCGCCCCGTCCGCCTGCACCCCGTAGTGGTAGAGCGTGTTCGGAGCTAGGCCGGTGCAGGTGAGCTTGACGATGCCGTCGGCATCGGGCGTGCCGGCAGGCGACAGCAGCGGCGCCGACAGGTCCGGCGAAGCGGACACGACCAGCCGGGCCGACGCGACATTCTCCAAGCCGCACGACACGGTTGCGGAGGTGCTGGTCACCGCACCGATCCAGGAGTGGGTGACCGCAGGCAGTGCGATGGCAGGGCCGAGCCAGCCGACTGTGGACGCGCCGACGTCGTCCATGTGGATCGTCCAGGCCGTCGCGAGACCCACGAAGTTGCCCACACCGCAACGGACCCGGTCGATCGGGCCGCCCATCTTGATGCCGGAGTAGGACAGCGTCTCGGTCGGGGTCAGCGAGTCCCCGGCGTAGATCCGCACCTCGATGGTGGTGCTGGCCTGCGTGGCGCTTGCCACCGCAGATGCCTCGACACGCCACCATGAGCCCGGAGTAAGGGTGGTGGTCGAGACGCCGGCCTGCGTGGAGGCGTCGCCCCAGACGACCAACTTCCCGTCGTTACGCAGGCGCGTCGCCCACCTCTGGTTGGTGCCGAGCAGTCCCCGGAGGATCGCCAGCTCGCCGTTGCTGGGCAGCACGTCGTAGTGGACGTAGATCCGGGAGTAGGTAGCCCCGGAGTAGGGCGCGGTGACCAGCGACGTCGACCATTCCCAGTAGGCAGGCTGCCCACTCGACTGCCCCATGGTGATGAGCGCACTGAGCGTCCCGTGCGCCGAGCGGACATCGGAGTACGTCATCGCGTTGCCCGCGCCGACGTCGATCAGATCGGCGGGGTTTCCGGCCGCGCTGGCGCCGGAACCGGCTGCAGTGACCGTGGTGCCGTTTGCGGCACCGGTCTCGAAGGTGTTGAGAAGGGTAGGCACGGGTCAGCCCTGCATCATCAGGAGCTGCACCACGAGGTCACCGGCGCCGCCGCCTGTCTGGTCGACGTCGACGGTGATGTAGTCGCCAGGGTTGAGCTGCACGACCTCAAGCGGGGCCATCTTCCCGGAGGTGTTCTGGCCGGCGGCGATCGTCAGCCGGCCCGTCTGGGCGGGGAAGATCGAAGAGCCGTTGCGGTTGATGTCGAGAACCGTGTCGACACTGCCCGGCGTGCCCAGCGTCGCCCGCGCGGAGGCGAGCGTCAGGTTCGACTCGGTGTCGTTGTACAGCCGGTGCCTGCCGGTGCCGACCGACAGTAGGCCCGCGATCGACAGCGGCGGCCAGACGGTGCCGGGGTCGTTGGTGGTGTCGGCCGCGTCCGTGGTCACCATCAGCGCGCGAGGCCCGTTGTCGCCCGCCTGCGCCCACATCTTGGTGATGCCGTCGGGGCCGCGGAAGGGCGCGATCTGGCCCTTGGAGCGGAAGCCAGCGCCGTCCTCGGAAAGGACGACCGTGATGGGCTGCCCGTCGGTGTCGAGCAGGTCGTCGTACTGCGTGCCGGCCTGCTCGTCCGACCAGAAGGTGATGGCCACCCCGCCGACCACCACGGCGTTGTTGCCGGTGAAAGCCCCGATGACGACCTCGTCGCCGTGGGCAAAGGTCCAGTCGGCGATTCCGCCGCCGAAAGAGAAGCGCATGGAGCCCCGTTCAGATTGCCGCCGGGAAGACCAGCGGGTGGATATTGACGAACTTGTCGACGGCGAGGCCGCCGTAGCAGGCGACCTGGCAGACACCGTTGGTGTTGATCACGACGCGGCACTCGCCGCTCGACGGGGCGAAGGCCACGCCCTCGAACGGCCGGGTGGGCCGGAATCCCTCTGGCAGCTGGGCGAAGGTGACGAGGCCGGTGCCGATGGCCCGGACCTTGCGCTGGATGGTGACGCCGACGTACACCAGGCCGTTGACGCGGCGCATGGTGTTGAAGCCCGCCGCCCATCCAGATGCCAGTGGCAGGGTCAGGTCTCCGCTGTCGTCGGCGGCGACCAGCCATCGGGTGCCGTTGTGCACCAGCCACCGACCGACCTCGGTGTCGAACACGCTGCGGCCGACCTGCCCTGGAGGGCGGGTCGACGTCTTGCAGCGGATCTGGCCGTCCTCGCCGAGGTGCCAGGCGCGAGTGGTGACGGTGTCCGCAGGCAGCGCCGTCACGCCCGAGTTGACTCGGACCTCAGCCAGCGGGAAGTCGTAGACGCCGGTATTGCCGGTGTCGAAGGTCAGCGCCGGCGCGACGGGATTGGCCGCTGGCGTGCCAGTGATGACGTGTTCCTTGATCTCGTACGTCGACCGGTCGAGACGGAGCACGACCATGTCGATGCGCGGGGAGCCGCTGGTGTTCGCCTCCAGCGACGGCAGTGCGATGTCCGTCGGGCCGGACTCCCAGTAGCTGCCGCGCAGCCAGACCACGAGGCCGGCGCGGACCTTGACCACCCGCGTTCCGGTGCCGTCCGCAATGACGGGCGCCGGGTCGTTCGGGTGGCCGCCGAGCCCGTCGGGCAGGGAGGTGTGAACGAGGCGCTCGTGCTCCACGCTGGTCAGCGACCCGCTGTTGTAGCCGGGGCGTGGGTAGGACTTGGATGCCACAGCACTCCTTCCGAGCTGCTGGGTGAAGGGGTGAGGCCGCGGCTGGTCAGGCGCTGGGCGTGGACGGCAGGGCGCGGCGCTCCAGGAGGGCGAGCCGGCGGCTCATCTCGCGGAGGCGATGGATCCACTGCGGGTCGGTGCTGGCCTCCTGGCCGCCGACCATGGCGCTGACCAGCTCGCCGGCTGTCGCCCATGCCTGCAGGTGCACCAGGCGGACCAGGTCCGAGACCTGCTCGCCGGGGCCGACCTCGATGGACACTCGGTCGCCGAGGCCGTAGTGGATGCCGTAGCGCTGGTCCTCGGTGTCCCAGGCGGACGACTGCAGTCGGGCGGTGGCGGCTTCGCGGGTCAGGACTTCGTCGCCGGCCTGCTGCAGTTCGGCCAGCGGGTCGCTGCCGGGTCGGGCCACGTACGTTTCGCGCCGACCCCACACGGACTCCAGGGCCGCGTCGGTGCGGCCGATGATGTAGCGGTCGCTGCCCTCGCCCTGGCCGCCGACGATCGCCGTGGTGATGGCCGGGGCGCTCTCTTCGTACGCGAGGTACCGCAAGTTGTTGAGCCCGAAGCCGAAGCGGACCACGTTGCTCAGGTCTCGTGGGCCGTATGTCTCGAAGACGATGTCCCGTCCGACCTGGCGGGTGCGGAAGCCGATGCCGCCGCCGGCGAGGGCGATCGAGCGCATGCCGTCGCCGAGCTGGTCGAGGCGCAACTTCCCGGCGACCGTGGTGCCCACGCCGGTGGGGCCCGCGACGACCAGGCGAGGGATCCTGCGGATGGCCTGCGCGGCGGGGCCCGCGTTGCCGTTGACCAGGTCCAGCAGGACCAGCTCGGCGTTGTTGTTGTACTCCCAGAAGTCGGTGTCCTGCGCTTCCGGCGTGAGCGCCGGCTTGGGGTAGGAGTTGCGGGAGACGACCAGGCTCAGGTCGTCGGCGAACTCCACCGTCAGCTTCCCGATCCCCGAGTTCTCGCCGTCGTCGCTGCGCTCGATGAGCCGGCGCTCCCACGGGCCGGCCGCGAAGATCTGGCCGTCGCGGATCACGACGATGCGGGCTCCGGGGGTGAGGATCTCCCGGATCCACGGGTACGCAGGGCAGGTGAACTGGCCACTGCTGACCTCGTTGAACCGGAGGGTGACGTCGACGGTCTCCCAGCCGGTCAGGTCGCTCAGGACGTTGAGGTTCCGGTCGGTGACGAGCAGTTTGATCGCCATCGACTACGCCGTCTCGTAGCGCGGGAAGTACGACAGCTCGACCTGCGTGCCGGCGCCGGATCCGTTGACCTCGAAGTTGACGTCGTTGACGCCGGGCACCAACCCCCAGAGGATGGCGCCAGGCCAGTTCAGGGAGCCGATCAGGTTCTCGCCGGCCGGCCCGCGCACCAGCGTCCGTTCGGGCGCGATCGTGATGGTGGCGGTCTGCCCCGCCGCCAGCGTGTGGGTGAGGGTGAAGCTCTCACCCGTGGTCCCGTTCGTCGCCACCAGCTCAGTGGCGGGGCCGGTGATCTTCCAACTCGGCCACGCTTCGACGTCACCGGGGTTGTTGATCGTCGACTCGCCGAGGATCTGCGAGCTGGAGACGGTCAGGTAGGGGCTCAGGTAGGGCACCGTCGCGCCGACGTAGGAGCGGCGCACGAACTGCGGCTCGACGTCCTGCCAGAACCCGTCGGGCGCAAACAGGGTCAGCACCGGGTTTGCGAACCTGAGGTTCTCGCCCGGCTCACCGCCCCAGCCGTCTTCGAGTAGACACCGGATGGACCTGGCCTTGCCGTCGGGGCGCGCCACCGTCAACAAGCCCGGGCCCTTGTACTTCGTCAAGGTGAAGGCCCGCATGAGCCGCCGGTACCGGTCGAGGAACTGCAGGTGGGTGTCGCCGTAAATGTGCAGCGGCCACGTCAGCCGACGCGGCTCGGCCCGCTGGTGGCGCACGGTGACGCCGCCACGAGCCAGAGGGTCGGTCACGATCGTGACGGGGTTGGCGCCCCAGCCGCCGATCTCCGGTCGGGTGAGCCACCCGTGCACCGTGTGGGGGCCGGTCAGCTCCCACACGGTGCCGTTGGGGTCGGTCCAGGTGGCACGCATGGTGCCGACCCGGGGCCGCTGCGGCGGCGGCGTGACGACCGGAGGAGTGACCGGCGGGGGAAGGGTCTGGATCGCTCGTACTGCAAGAGGCATGCAGACTCCCTCCCTCGCCGGTCACCCCGGGTGGTGTCAGTTGGGTCGGCCAGGCCTCCCCCTCGCGTCGCGGGCGTTGGCCCACGCGTTGAGCCGAGGGATGTCGAGGTCCTGCTTGGCGAAGTGCCAGTGGTGGGTTTCGCCGCCGCGCGGGTTGTCCTGCGCGTTGCGCACCAGGGCGCTGATGTCGCTCCACTGGCCGTCGGTGAAGACCGGTTCCGGGCGGCCGGTGCCGTTGAAGACCGTGCTGACGCCCGGCGGCAGGAAGCCACCGGAGTCGTAGGCCCAGTGGATGTGTGCGTTCGGCTGACCGGCGACACCGTGGTTGGCCAGCAGTGATGCGCTGTACCGGTGGTGCCTGCCGTTGTGGATGTTGCGGTTCGGGTCGCCGGCCCAGATCAGCTCCCGGGTGCCCCGGAAATAGCGGTCGTGGATCCAGTTGAAGACATCCCGGCGCGGGGGCAGGTCGACCGCGCGACCCTTGTCGCCGTCGGCGGCCGTCATCGCGTGGTACGACAGGTTCCCCGACGGGGTGCGCGAGCCCTGCCGGTAGCCGGAGTACAACGCGAGGCCCGGGAAGACGACCCGCAGCAGCCGCATCATGTCGGCAGACCCGATGCCGCCGCTGCTGGCCCCGCCCTTGGCGATCTGGGCGAGGACCACACTGCGGACCTCGTCCATGGCGGGGATCCGGGTGGACAGCGCGGTGACGCTGTACGGCCAGGTCACCGAACCACCGCGGGCGAACCCCGGGAGCATCTCCTTGGGTACCAGCCGGTGGCGCAGTGCCTCCATGAAGGACTCGCCGTAGTAGTCGACCGAGCTGACCGGCTGCACGAACTCGCGGTTCGACAGCCATGCCAGGTTCGAGTCCGACGTCGAGGTGCCCTCGCCCCAGACCCGGCCGCCGGCGGAGAAGAACTGCGCCGAGACGCCGTATCCGTCGCCGCGGGGCTTCAGGCCGGCGTTGCCGCCACCCTGCGGGTAGTCGCCCTTCGCAGCAGCCTTGGCTCGGTTGTACTCGGCCCAGGCGTCCGAGGGCTCGATGCCGTGCTTCAGGGCGTACTGGGCGACCTGGAGCATCTCCAGCTCCTTGTAGACATCCGTGAAGCCCTTGGTCGTGTAGACCGTCTTGACCTCGTCGGGAATGTCTCCGTAGGCGTCGATCAGCTCGCGCGCCTTCTTCTCGTCGTAGCCGAGCTTGTCGGCCTCCTTGATCAGGGCCTCGATGCGCTTGTTGTGCAGCTCCGTGGCCTCCGCCATCGGCACACCCGCCTCGATGTCGGCGAGATACCGGTCGCGCACCGCGCCAGCCGCCGCCTCCAGGGCATCCCTGTTGCGCAGTCCGGAGTCGGACTGGGTGTCCAGGCTGCGGGCCGCCTTGTCGGCCGCAGCCGCGCTCAGCCGGTTCGCGTCGACCTGAGACTGCAGGCTGCTGCGGTTCTGCTCGATCGTCGAGGTGAGTCCGAGGACGCCCCGTGCGTGGGCCTCCTCCGCCTCGATTGCGCCGATCTTCGCGGCCGTCTGCTGCTCGATGGCCCGACGCAGCGCGTCGACGCGCTGCGCGGCGGTCGACTCGGCATTCCCGAAGACCTCCACGAGCCCCTTGAGGTAGGAGATCCTCTCCGCGTTCGCGCCGAGCTTCTCGTTGAGCCGGAACTGCTCCGTCGTCAGCTTCGGCGTCGATTCGGCCAGCCGCAGCTGCGCCTCGTCGAGAGCCTGCTGAGCCCGGGTCGCCGCGTTCAGCTCCGCGAACTGCCGCTGCAGGGACTCCACGGTCCCGTCGATCGCCTTCGCCTGCTTGTCGTACTCCTCCAGCCGGCGGATGCGCTCGTTCGGGTCCTTACTGAAGGCCAGCGCCTCCTCTTCGAGGGCCTTCTTCTTCGCCTGCAGCGCGGCGATGACGCGCTGCTGCGCGGCGTGCTCGCCAGCCGCCGCCCGGGCGATGTCCTCGACCGCGATCCCGTACTCGTTGGCACGGTTGATCAGCTGCTCAAGCTCGTCGGACTGGGCGACGATGTCCTTGACGCTCTGCGAGGAGACGTCCCGGGTCTCCCGGTACGCCTTGCCCAGCAGCATCAGGGCCTGGGTGAGGTTGTCGACCCGCTGCTTCTGCTCCGCCGCCTTGGCGGAGAAGTAGCCGGCGGCCAGGATCGCGCCGGTGATCGCGATACCCCACGGTCCACCCAGGAAGCCGACGAGGCTGCCCAGCCCCTGAACAGCCAGGCCAGCTCCGGCCCGAACGCCCGCGAGGGTCGAGGTCATCGTCCTGGTCACCGCGTCGGACTCGACGATCCGCGTCCGTGTGGCGGCCAGCTGCTGGCCGAGAGCGGAGAACGCCGTCGTGGTGCGGTCCACCGCGCTCCTCGCGGTGTCCTGCATGCCGATGCTGGACTGCTGCGCCTGGATGGCGTTCTGCCACTCCATGCGGAACAGCGACACCTGAGAGCCGGCGTTGTAGAACGCCGTCCGGGTGCGGTCCAGCGCGCCGGTCAGCATGTTCTGCGAGGTGGTCGCCGACCGCTGCGTGTCCGCCGTGACGGACAGCTGGTTGCGGTAGCTGGCCATCTGCGTGCCGGCGGTAGCCATGGCGGTCCGGTTGCGCTCCGTGGCAGCGATGTGCTCGCGCTGCTCCGCCACCGCCGACTTCCACGAGTCGTTGAGGTGGGCCACCGCGTCACGGAAGCCCGACGCGACGGTGCGCCCCCGGTCGGCCGCCTTGTTCCAGGTGTTCTGGGTCAGGGCCGACAGCCGCTGCGCGCTGCTGAACAGCAGCATCAGCCCGGCGAACGAGCCGAGCACGAAGACCAGCGCCGTGAGCATCGGCATCGGGATGCCGTTGAGCAACTCGATGAAGGAGGTGAACACCGCCAGGACCACGGAGCCGATCGGCGCCGCGGCCTCAACGAAGCGGGCGACGAAGCTGATCAGCTCGCCGATCAGGTCGACCGCCACCGGCCCGTTCTCCCGCACGTAGGCCAGGAACTCCTGGAAAGACGGGTTGGTCTCCAGGGTCGAAGCCCACTGGGCGAAGTCGCGCGCCAGGTTCTCCAGGCCGCCACCGACGTCGCCGTTGAACGGCGTGAAGGCCAGGTAGAGCCCTGCGAGCCCGGTGGCCACGTCGCGACCGATCCGGTACAGCTGCTGCAGGGTGGGCACCGCGCTGTCGCCGACGAAGCCGAAGAAGTCCCGCCACGTCTCGTCGGTGCTCAGGAACCGCGCCGACTCGGCGAACAGGTCACCCACGGCGCCGGCGACCGAGCCCATCCACTCGGTGAAGGCGGGCAGGTACGGCAGGGCCGTCTCGATGGCCGTCTGCACCCCGGGCAGCAGGTTGTCCGCCGCCGCGGCGCGCAGGTCCTTCAGCTCGTCGCGCAGCTCGAAGATGAACCGTGCGAAGTCGCGGGCCCGAGGCGACAGCTTGTCCAGGGCGTCCTGGACCTTGTTGTACGCCTCGCCGCCGGCGATGCCGGCCTGCATCTGTGCCATCTCGGCCTGGCGGGCCGCCGAAGCGACCGCCTGCTGACCCTGTGCCACCGCGAACGCGGCCTGCCGGGCCTGGGCCTGCTGTGCGTACCGGCTGTCGGCCAGCCGCCGCTCGGCGTCGGCCACGCGGCGAGCCCCGTCCAGCTGGGCCCGCTCGATGGCCTCCTGGTTGCGCTGCGCCGAACGCTGCGCATCCTCGCGGATGCGAGCCAGGGTCCGCTGGGCATCGGCCACGCGCTCGTCGGCGGCGGCGATGCGCTCCTGCGCGGCCACCACCTCGTCGGAGCCCTTGACCCCCTTGCGGTTCGCCTCGGCCTGCTGGTCGGCCAGTTCCTTGCCCTGGCGCTTCAGGTCCTCGATCTGCAGCAGTCGCCGCTCGTAGGTGATGCGGGCCTGCTCGCGCTCCTCCTCCGTGGCGCGGGGGTTGAGCAGGACCTTGTCCAGCTCCTCCTTGGCCTTCTTGACCTCAAGGGTCGCTGCGCGCTGGTCCAGCGCGTTCTTCTTGACCGCGGAATCCAGGTCGGCCAGGGCGGAAACGGCGTCGCGGTAGGCAGCCGTCAACGCCTCGCGGGCCTCGCGGGCGTCGACCTGGGCGCGAGCGAGGGTCCGCTCCGCGTCGGCCTGCCGCTCGGCGTAGGCCCGAGCCTCGTCCTTGGCGCGCTCCAGCGCGGCCCGCGTCGACTCGGCCGCCTCCCGGCGGGCATCGGCAACGGCGCGCTCCGCGTCGGCGACCGCCTGAGCGGCTCGCCGGGCGGAGTCGGCGTTGTTGGCGCGGGTGTTGGCCAGCGACCGCTCCGCCGAAGCCAGCGACTCCAGGGCGGACTCCTGCTGGTTGGCCGAGCGGGCGAACGAGGCCGCGGACTGGTTGGAGGCATCCTCCAGCTGCTGCATCGCGCCGACGGCGTCGCCGATGCCGGAGAATCCGAGCACCATCGCGCCGACGCCGGCACCGGCCGCGAGCGCGGCCGTGCCGATGAAGCCGATCGCGGCGGCGGCAGACAGAGCCACCGGCACCAGGCCGGTGCCCAGCGACAGGCCACCTGCAACCAGGGCCTCGATGCGCGACAGCGACACGGTGGCCGCGTCACCGACTCCGCGCAGCTCGTCCTGGCCGGACACCTTCAGGTCGATCGACTTGCCGTCCAGCCGCTCCGCCATACGCTCGGCCTTGGCCAGCTCGGCGGCGGCAGCGACGGCGTCGACGTGGATCTCCAGCGACGGGTCGGAGTTGGCCAGCTCGACGAGCGCACCGCGGATCTGCGCGATGTAGCGCAGCGCCTCGGCCGCGTCGATGTCGACGCCGATCTCCAGGTCCTTGAGTCGCTGCAGGTCGTCGCGGATCTGCTTGACGGCCAGCTCGCCCTGCGACGGGTCGACCGGCAGCTTGAAGTCAGGCAGCGACTTGAACGCCTCTTCGAGCTGCTTGGCGACCCGGCCAGCGAAGGTCTTGCCGAACGCCTCCTCGGCCTCGCGCCGCAGTCGCTCGGCAACCTTCTTGGCCTCGGCGGCAGCGCGGTCGTCCTTGCGCTTCTGGTCGGCCTTGTCGCGCTCCTCCTGCCGCTTGCGGTTGCGTTCCTCCTGGTCGGCCAGCCGCTTCTGGCGGGCGGCCTCCAGGTCGGCAAGGCGCTGCTCGCGGGCGGCAGCCAGGTCAGCGAGGCGCTGCTCGCGGGCAGCGGCCTGGTCGGCGAGGCGCCGCTGACGCGCCTGCTCCTGGTCGTCGAGACGCTGCAGGCGGGCCCGCTCGCGCTCGTCCTGGGCGGCCTGCAGCTTGCGCAGCTGCTCGGCAGCGGCCTGCTCGGCGCGCTCGATGGAGGTGACGGTGGCGTCGAAGACCTTGTCGATCGACTGCAGGGCGATGTCGGCGTTGTGCCGCATCTGCGTCGACGGGGAGGTCCTGGCAACCTTCTCCAGCGAACCGCGCAGGCGCTCCAGGTGCGCCATCGACTGCTCGCTGCCGACCTCGCCCACAGGCAGGCCGGCCAGGCGCAGCATCTCCCGACGCAGGGCCTCGATGCGCTTCTCGGCGACGCTGGTGTCAGCGTCGATCTTGATGGTGGGCAGGGAAGCGGCACCGCGGGTCAGCTCGGACTGCCACCTGCGCCGGAAAGCTCCCAGCTGGTCGTCCATGCCCTTGGCGATGGCCTTGCCGGTGGCCTGCCCCGCCTCGCGGGCCGCGGCCTCCGTGCGCGTGGCGGCCTCGCGGACGCTCTTGGCCAGAGCCTCCGGAAGCGCCTTCTCGGTGGCCTCGCCCAGCCCCTGCGCGATCTGCCGCGCGCCCTCCTTCAGTTGGGCGTCGATCCGGTCGAAGCTCGGGACGATCTGAATGAACGCCGTACCGATGTCGTAGGCCACCGGACCTCGCTTTCAGGTCAGACGGCCGGCGGGGCGGGCTCAGGCGTTCGAGCCCGCCCCCTCAGCGGCCTTGTGCGGCAGCAGTCGCGCGGTCAGGGAGTTGTGCTGCCTCCAGCGGCGGCGGTTGCGCTCGCGGTCCAGCGCGGTCCTTGGCCGCGGCATGCGCCTCGCCGGTCCGGGCTTGACGCCCTTGAGCGACGCCATCGCGCGGATCGCCTCGGAGAGCAGATCGCACAGGTCGGTGAGCCGCTCCACTTCCGGCGACCAGTCCGACATGCGGGCGCGCGGCGGCGCATCGGCCGGCGAGTGGGCCATGACCTGCTTCGCCCACTCCGGGTCGGCGGTCATCGCCTCGATGAAGTAGCTGTTGCGCGGGAGGTGGTCGATCCAGTTGAGCAGTCGACGCCACCGGCGGGCCCGCCACTCCGTGCCGAGGTCATGGCCCGGGTAGTGGTGCGGAAGGTCGGCCTCGATGGCTCGCCCGTACCTGCGGATCAGGAGGGCGAGCCGGCGGCTTCCCCCGGGCTCGGCAGCCCGTAGTGCTCGCTGTACGCCTTGACGAGGCGGTTCATCTTCCAGCTCGGCATGTCGAGGCTGAAGAACTCCTCGCGGTCGTCGGCGGGGAGGGCCAGCGTCATGAAGAACACCGGGTCGCGGAGGGCGACGAGCAGCTTCTGCCAGTCGATTTCCTGCGGGTCGCTCATCATGAACCGCTTGCCGCCGTGGCGGAACGTGAACGGATCCTTGGCGCCCTCGCGCTCCAGGGTGTCGAGGTCCAGGGCGACGTCGGTGCGCGGCCCGTCCGGGCGCTCCTCCGGCAGGCGGTCGGGGCTGCGGTCGTCGGTGGTCATGGAGATGTGGGCTCCTTCTGCTGAGGTGGGTTACTTGCTGGCGTCGGTGTCGGCCTTGGCGGCGCTGGTGCCGCCGGAGGTCCGGGTCGCGCTGCTGCTGGGCGGCTGGCGGGGCGTGACCTTCTCGGTCCAGCCGTCGAAGCGCAGGGCGACGACGTCGGAGGGCGAGTACGCGACCCGCTCCTTGCCGTCCTTGACGAAGGTCTTGAACTGCTCCTTGGCGGCCATCGCCGTCTCCTCGCGGGGGTCGTGGCGTGGGCTGGGGTGATGGCCGGGACGGCCCGAGCCCACAGCGGGCCGCCCCGACGGTCGTGGGCACGAAAAAGGGGCGACGCAGTGATGCGTCGCCCCTGTGTTCGTGCTGGTCAGGCGGTGGCCTGATCGATGCCCATCTTGTCCAGAAGGGCGAGCCAGCCGGGCCCTCCGAAGATCCACCGGTGGCTGTATCCAGCCGTCGAGTCATCGAAACCGGTAAATGTCATCGGGTAGCCGATCGGCTCGTCTCCCTCGCCGTACGCCTGCTCGCCGTACTCGGTAATGCGCGCGTTCGGCATGTATCGAGCGATGTAGATTTCTCCGTCGCTCGACTGGTCCACGAACAGGCCCAGCGCGTGGTAGTACCGCGGGTTGGGCAGGTTCGGCTTCTCGATCGAGACCTCGCCGGTGACGGCCTTGGCCAACACTCCGGACGTGTCGACGCCCGTGTAAAGGCCGACCGTCAGCAACTTGGTCTCATAGGCGACCACCTGCATGGTGATCGTGTCCCGGGTGATGTCCTCCCGGATCGGCTCGGTCGAGCCGAAGGCCTGCACCTGGGACGACTCGGTGGTGCGGCCGTAGCTCGCGCCGGCCGTCGACATCCAGCCGAGGTCCTCGTAGCCGGTCGGCAGCGTCGCCAGGTCCGCGGTCGCGCCGGTGGTGAGTTCGCCGAGGACGGCGGTGACGGTGGCCTTGTCTGCGATGAAGACGCTGCCGTCCTTGGCCTTCCTCACCAGCTCCTGCTTCTTGTCCCGCAGAGCGGAGTAGGGCACAGTGCCCCCTTTCGGGTCGAGGCATGAAAAAAGCCCCGACATGCGGGGCGAATGGGGTGTGGGCTCAGCTCGGGGCGTAGCGCCGCGAGACAACTCGGTAGGTGGCACCGAAGCGGCGCACACCAGGACCCCAGGGCCGTTCGACAGGCCCGTTGGGGCAGGTGATGCGATCGATCACCGCGCGGCCGACCGTGATCGGCGTGCCGGTCAGCAGCTCCCGGACTGCCTCGGCCAGAGGTTCGGCGACGTCGTAGCGGCTGGCGAAGACATCGACCTCGACGCTCGCGTAGTCACTGAACCGGTCGCTCGGGCCGCCCCGGCGCCGGACCCGGATGTACGGCAGTCGGTCCTGCAGGTCGTCGGGCGTCTCGCTGCCGGTGTGCTCGGGCCCACCCACCAACGCGGCCAGGGCCGCTGCGAGCACCTTCTGGACGTCCGGGAAGCGCGGGGCGGTCATTCGTCCGTCCAGTCGTGGACGGACATCGACCCCTCGTCACCGTCGTCGTAGTCGAACTCCGACGCGTCGATTCGGCCGTCGAGGCTCCAGAGGAAGTCCAGCGTCCGGCCGAGCACCTCCTGGCCCTCGGCGCGGGTGAACAGGCCCTGGTAGCCGAACTCGATGGCGCCCGCGTGCGGCGCGGAGTTCCACAGTCGGGAGCCGGCGCGGCTCATCGGCCACTCCGGCGTGATGCCATGGACCGTGAGCACGTCCAGCTCAAAGGAGTCGCGGTAGTGGATGCCGTCGTCGTCATCGGCACCGCTGTAGATCTCGGAGGCGAGGCCCTCGGCGTACGCCTTGGCCATCTCGCCGTGCTGGCGCACCATCTGCCGGCACTCGGAGCCGACGGCGATGCGCTCGACCTCCGAGCGGTTGAGGTTGAACCTGAGCAGGAACGCGGGCACCGCGTCACCCCCTCAGCCGGTGACCTCGCGCAGGACGACCACGACGCCGGCGCGCCCCCAGTCCTGGGGCCGGCCGACCACCTCGTAGATCACCCCGCGCACCTTGACCTTGTCGTCGGGGCGGACATCGGCACCGGCCGGCGCGTACACGGTGCCGTCGGTGCGCACCTGGTTGGCGCCGTCGACGATCTCGGCGCTCGGGCCCGGAGCGAACAGGCAACCCGGGATGAGGAAGTCGTCCGGCGGACCCGGTAGCGGGTCGCCGAAGGTGTCTTTCGCCGGCGGCCGGATCACCTCGACGGTGATCTGGTCACCGGAGGCCATGCCACGTCCTCAGGCGGTACTCGATGGAGTCGCCCCAGACGTTGTCCGCCAGGCCCGCCCTGGCGATGACGCTGCCGACCGGCAGCGCCGTCTCGTCTGCGGGCACGCCGCTGGTCATCAGCGCCAGCTCGCCGTCGCTGACCACGAGCAGACCGGCTGCCACGGTGGTGTCGTAGGTGCGGCTGAACGGGCCGGTCGTCTCGGCGCGCAGGCCGTCGGGGTTGCGCAGTACGCGCAGCACCATGTTGATCACGGCCATGGCCGGGGCTTCGGCGCTGAGCATCCCGCTGGCCACGCGAGCGGCCAGGTCAGGGAAGTGCGCCCGCACCATCTCCGAGGCGCGCCGCAGAAGGGCGGCCGTCAGAGATTCCTGCGCCGGAGTCATGGTGCCGAACAGCTCCGCGACCTCGCCGACGGTGGCCAGCGGAGGCGGCCCATCGAGCGCCCGAGCGCGCACGAAGTACCGCTCGACGGCGGTCGTCGTGCCGGTCGCACGGAACCGCGCCTCCCACACGCCGGGCACGGTCGGCGCGTACGCGGCCAGGTACTGGCCGGATCCCGCCGGCGTCTCGACCGTCGGAGCGTCCAAGACCGCGGGCACGCCCTCCGGATCCAGCCAGGTGACGGTCACCGTCGCGCCGGCTGCGGTAGAGAAGGTCACCTCGACGACATCGCCGACATCGACGACGCTCATCCAGCCTCCCCTCGGACGGTAGGCGCCCGAGGGTCAGGGGTGACCTGACCCCCGGGCGGGCTCGTCGACCTACTTACCGTCCTCGGCGATCACGCCGGCGCGCACGCACGCGGCGATGATGTCGTTGCGGCTGGCGTCGGCATCGACCTGGACGCCGTTGGCGGCAGCGAAGGCTGCCCACGCGTCGGCGCCGGAGCCCGCGCCCGCACGCGGCGGGGCCTGGATCCGGGCCGAGTCGCCGTCCGCGGTCGCAGTGCCCTCGGCGTCAGGCTCGGCGGCCTGCTCCGTGGCTCCGGCGTCGCCGCCGGAGGCCTGAGCAGAGGCGGTGGTCGGCTGTGCCGGCTCGGGGCCGCGCAGCGGGCTGCTGGCCTCGACGCCGGCGGGCAGCTCGCCGCCCTCCCACGCCTTCGGGTTGCGGATCCGTGCGGCCACGTCGGCCGGGATCCGGTCGTTCGGGCCGTAGGCCTGGCCGTCGACGTAGACGGTGGAGGCCAGGCGGACGCCGGACGAGGTGCCGGCGCGCTTGGCCTTCGCCTCGGTGGGCTCCTCCACGTCGTCGGAGGCCCACGCCTTCGGGTTCTTGATCAGCTCGGCCACCTCGGCCGGGACGTCGTCGGCCGGGCCCCAGGCCCGACCGGCGACGTACACGGTGGTGGCGAGCCTCTTCGGCTTCGCCATCAGCTCTCCCCCGATCAGAGGACGTCGGCGACCATGAGTCGCCGCGGGTTGGTGATCAGGGGCATGCCGACCGCGCCGACCTTGGTCCAGATCCGCAACGGGTCGCCCTCCTTGAGCACGACGCCGACGAGGCCGGGCAGCTGGGTGAACTCCAGCGACGGGTTCTGGCCGGCGGCCAGCTCCAGGGACTCGGCGGTCACACCCCAGGCAGTGAAGCCCAGGGAGCTGGGGTCGGCCGGGAGGAAGATGATCCGGTCCTCGGCGATGACCCGGGTGTCGACGTCGTCGACGTCGATGCGGGTGTCGTACTCCACCAGCACCGGCAGGCGGTGCGCGGTGAGGACCTGGTTGAGCTGCTGCTCGGTGACCAGCGTCGGCACGCCAGCGAGACTGCCGGCCAGCTCCCGGATCTCCCGCGACATCAGCAGGTTGCTGATGACGGTGGAGGAGGTGAGCATGTAGGCCGGCCGCACGCCGTTGGCGTCGACGTAGTTCTTGACCCACGCCTTCAGGTCCGTCAGCGGGCTGGCGTCGGCGTGGTCGGACCACACGACGCTGGCCGTGACGGCGTGACCCGCGGGCATCCCGAAGTCGGCCTCCAGGCTGAGGTTGCCCTCGCCGGTCAGCGTGAACTTCCAGTCCTGGAGCACGTCGCCGCGGGCGATCTCCATGCGGTTGTAGACCGCGCGGGCGTTGTTGGCCGCGTCGTCGTAGATCGCGTCCACGTAGCCGTTGCGGTTGTCGCCGCCGGTGCGGATGCGCTCCAGCAGCAGGCGCTCCTGCTCGCCGATCGGGGTCTTGACTCCGAGCGGGGGCAGCTTGATGCGCGAGCGCTGGAAGCGGTCCCGCTCGCCGACCTTGGTCTCGGCGTCCCAGGCGCGGAAGCTCGCGGCCCGGTTGACCTTGGTGACCTGGTCGAACGCCGCCTCGATGTCCGCGATGTAGCGGTCGGGGAGGAAGCGGTTGAGGATCAGCTCCGCCGGGGCGGGGACCTCACGGACGAAACCGGTCAGGACGGCCGGCTCGATGTACTCATCGACGATCATGGTTTAGTTGCCGCCCCTCACTGGAACCGGAACTTGGCGGCGAGGTCCGTGCGGGCCGCGGCGTCGAGGCCGCTGTTGGCCGGCAACTTCGCCGTGCGGATGACGCCCCGCCAGTGCAGGGGGGCGCCGACCCGCGGGCCGCCCGTACGCATCGGGGTCGAGTTGAAGAGGAAGCCCTCGGCCACTTCCTGGCCGTTGGTCTTGGTGTTGTCGTAGGGCCCGTAGAAGCCGGTCGCGGTGACCTTCGCCAGGACCGTTCCCGACGGCACGAAGCCGTCCGGGAAGTGCGTGGCGGCCGTGAACAGGGCCGGGTCGAGGGTGATTCCCTGGGTGACCTCAGTGCCGTCGCGCGAGCCGAGCCACGCCCGGTTCTCGACGACGTAGGCCTCCGTCTGGAGGGAGATGTCCATGCTGGACGTGTCCTTTCGAATGCTGGAGGCGCCCAGCGCGGACCGCGGCTACTGCGCGGGCGCGGGCTGCTTCGCGGTGCCGAAGCGCTGCTGGGCGATGAGCCGGCCGGCCTCCAGGCCGTTCGGCTTGCTGGTCGTCGGCGTGCCCTGGCCCATGTCGAGCGGAGAAGCCGGGGCGCCCGTGGCGGGCGGCGCGGCGGGGGCGGCCGGAGCCGGCGTGGTCGCCGGCGGCGGAGCCTGCACGGCCGGTGCGGCCTGCACAGGCGCGGCCACCGAGGCCCAGGCGTTCACCTTGGCGGTGTCGACCCGGAGCCCGTCGGCCGCGAGGAACTGCTTGCGATCGAGCGGGGAGATCAGCGCGGTCTTCTGCTCCGGTGTCAGCCGGTCGCCGAGGGCCGCGATCATGAACTGCTCGACGAGCTGGGCGCCGGACTCCGCCAGTGCGGCGGCCCGGCCCTCCTGACGCGCGGCCTCCACCGCGCGCTGCTGCTCGGTCATCGAGGCCTGTCGGAGCTGCTCCAGCTCCGCGGCCTGGGCCTTGAGCTGGTCGTAGTCGGACATGGACTCGGCGCGGCTCTGCCACTTGCGCGAGTGGTAGCGCCAGTACGCGGCCTGCTGCCCTTCGGTCATCTGCGCCAGCGGCGTGCCCTCGGGGAATCCGTGCTCACCGTTGCCCGTGGCGGGCGCGGGGTTGGGCTGCGGAACCGGAGGGTTCGTCGGCGGCTGCGGCGCCGGCGCGGGGGCCGGCGGCTGCGGCGTCGGCGCAGGCGGCGTCGGGACCGGGGCAGGCGGCGTCGACGCCTGTTCGCCGGTCGGGGCCGGGGGCTCACCGGTCGGCTGGGAACCGCCCATGACGGGCCAGATCTCGGTGCCGCGCTTGGTGACGCCGAGTGCCCGCAGAGGCTCGCCCGTGCGCGGGTGAGTCAGGTGCGGGTGAACCGGCAGGTCGGGCTGAAAACGCATGATCTCCCCATGTCGGGTTGGTCGGATAAGCGCCCATGGCGGGCATGAAAAAACCCGCCTCGATGGGCGGGTGAGCGGCGCGTTGCGCCTGCTAGGAGCCGGAGATGATGCCCCGGGCTCGAAGGGCGACCAGCAAGGCGTTGAAGTCCGCCACCAAGCCGGCGATGTCCGTTGCGGTGCTGTTGTTGACGGCAGTCGCCGAACCGGTAAGCAGCCCAGCGTGTCCGTGGCTGCCAGCGGCGGCCTGCTGCGCCCCGGTGCCCAGCGTGCGCACCGACGCAGTCGCTGCCGCCTGGTCGGCGGTCAGACCGGCGTGGCTGTGGTTACCGGCGGCGGCCTGCTGCGCCCCGGTGCCGAGCGTGCGCACCGAGGCTGTTCCTGCCGCCTGGTCGGCGGTCAGGCCAGCGTGGCTGTGGTTACCGGCGGCTGCGGTGGTGGCTGTTGTGCCCAGCGAGCGCAGGCTGGCGACGCCCGCCGCGGCGTTGGCGGCCAGCGGGTCGCTGCCGCCCGGCTCGTGAGTGGCGGCGTGCGCTTCCAGGGCGCCGTCGCCTGCGGCCGGTCCGTACACGGTGCGGGTCACGCGATCCCCCTCACCGACACCCGGGGCGTCCCGGTGGAGATGAGCTTGACGATCGTGTTGCCGCTGGTCCTGGGGTGCACGATCAGACCACCGATGACTGCGGGGATCACCTGCGAGCCGGTGCCGCCTACGGTCGGGTTCTGTCCGTCGGTGCGGAAGTAGACGGCTTCGGCACCGTCTACGTTCAGGACCTCCACCTCGGGGAAGTCCTCGTCGAAGGTCAGCGTGGTGACGGTGTTCGCGGCCAAGGTCGCGTGCTGCGGAGATCCGGCCATGTCACACCACCTCTCGTGATGCGGCGGGGTTGGGAACTGGCATGTCGCGACCGGATCCGTCGCCTAGGCGGACGCCGGCCGCTCCGCGGTGACCCGGGCGCGTCGACTCGCCTCGCACATCCACCGCACGGTGTCCTCGTGGGGCCGCTGCGGGACCGTGACGCCGTGGACGTGGAACGACGTGCGCGCGGCCACGTGCTCGTCGAGTCGGCGAGAGATCAGCTCGTCGAGCTGGCGGACGATCTCCGTCAGCATCTCGGCGGACGCCGTCGGCTCCTCGATCTCCACCGGTTCGCGGGAGACGAGACCGCCAGCGGCACCCACGGATCGCGCGAACTCGTCGAACCGGCGCGCGAACGCATCGCCCTGGGAGGTGCCGGCGGCCGGATGTCCGTCCACGACGAGCAGGAAGCGGTTGTGCATCGCTCCGTCGATCATCTGGTCGGGAAGGTTCATGACCTGAATGCGCACGTCGGCGGGACTCCAAGCTGGGACGCGTGGGGATGGAGAAGGGCCGGACGGCGCGCATCCCCTCGCGCCGCCCGACCCTGGTCTGTGGACGTGACGGCTACACGCGGGCCAGCTGCCCGCGCACGTCGTCGATGAGCCGGTCGGCGTGCTCGATGGCCAGCGCCAGGTTCTGCTCGCCGGCGAGATAGCGGCGGCGCAGGTCGGCGGCGTACCGCTCCAGGCCGGGCAGGCGCTCCTCGGGCGGCAGCACCCGGTAGCGTCGCTGCGCCCGGGCGGCCTGCTTGGCGGTGCGTCGACGGGAACGGCCCCGCTTCAGGGTGTCTGGGGCCTCGGCCACGATCGGACCCAGCTCGCCGTCCTCGGTAACGACCACCCTGACGTACTTCAGGGCGCCGAACTGCCGCTTGCCGCCGCCGGTGCTGCCGGCAGCCTTGTACAGCCGCTGCAGGTCCTCGTCGTTGAGCTGCAACCCCGGGTCCGCGGTGCGCCGCACCGGCAGGACTGCGCAGTTGCAGTTGGCGTGGATCTCCTTGAGGTGCTCGCGGTGGTAGAGCCGGTCGGCCGCCACCACACACAAGCCGCACGAGAGCTTGCTCTTCGACAGCTCGGGCCGCAGGATCCGACGCCAGCCGATGATCTCCCGGTCGTCGAGCTGGGTGAAGAACTCGTGCTCCTGCTCGCGGGCGGCCAGCGCGATGTCGGTCTTGGCGATGGTCTCCGCCCGGTCGAGCGCGGCCTTCTTCGCCTTCTCCTTCGTCACGCCCGTCGACACCTGGTAGCGGTACTCGGCGGCGATGCGCGAGTAGACCTCGACCATGTCGATCGGCTCGAAGTCGCCCAGCCGCGGATCCGGCTCGCGCAGCACAGGGCGGCGCGGCCGGTCGACGTCCTCGCGCTCGGGCTCCACGTCCGGGTCGAACGCCGGGTCCTCCCAGATCCCGTCGTCGTCCCAGGTGTCGTCGTCGGCCCACACATCGTCGTCGAACGGGTAGTCGTCGTCGAAGTAGTCGCCGATGCCCAGCTCGCCGGACGGAATGACCTCCAGGTCGTCGATGTCGTCGACCACGTCGGCCAGCTCGTCGGTGAGGGCTCGCCGCAGCCGGGTGACATCCACCGCGCCGACCGGACGGTGCGTCCGGCCGGTCATCGTGGTCATCACCCGCGCCAGGTAGGCGTCGGTGACCTCAGCCATGCGCCGCTGCGCGGGCTGCACCACCCGCAGCGCCTCCAGGGCGGCCACGGCGATCAGCCCGGTGTCGTACCAGTTGCGCAGCACCCGGAACGGCGCCAGCGCACCTGTCACCGCGAGCTGCGTGAGCTGCTCCCGGATCGTCGCGTACGTCTCGACCAGCGCGTAGATCTGCGCCAGCTCGGCGGCCGTGAGCTGACCGTCGCGGGTGGGCACGTCAGCTCACCTCCGCGCGGCTCCTCCTGGCTGTCGGCAAGCCCTGCGTCGGGTTGGCCAGCGGGTCATCCGGCGTCGGAACGTCCGGCACGCCCGGCGCGGCGCGACCGCGCTGCGGCCGAGAGCCCGGCGGACCCTGTGGCGCCAGATCTGTGCCTGCCAGCTGCGCGGCCTGCGCGGCCAGCTGAGCCTCGAAAAGCAGCTCGTCGGCGCGCTCCGCGGCCATCCGGTCGATGTCGCCGGGCGAGAACTCCCAGATCGTCGACATGCGGGTGCGCCACGGGATGTCGGTGGCCTTGCTCGCGGAGTCCGCGCGCTCGATCAGTGACAGCCGGTGCGGGGAGCGCCACAGCACCTGCAGCTTGGCGAGGTCTGCGCGATCGACCTGGCGCAGCTGCTCGAAGGCGAGGCTCATCACCCACGCCCACGGGTGGGACGTGCGGGTGATCCGGTCCTCGACCTTGAACACCAGCTCCTCGCGCTGCAGCATCGCGCCCTCGGCGCTCTGGTTCGCGCCGCTCGGCATGAAGCTGTGCATCGGGGTCTTGGACACGCCGGCGAGCGTCTGGATGTCGTCCTTGACGGCGCTGAGGATGCCAGTCAGGTCGACCTGGCCGGACTCCCAGATGTCGGCGCTGGCCGGCAGCAGCCAGAGCGCCGCCGGGTCCATGGAGAAGACCTGGCTGTAGTCGATCCTCTGGCCCGCCTTCGGGTGTCCCGCCGGGTACTCCAGCGGGACGCCTTTCACGGCCCGCTGCTTGTAGGCCTGCAGGACGGTGATCGTCATCCGCTGCAAGATCACGTTGTTGATCCGGTTGAGCAGATCGATGTGCTGCTCGAACTCGCCGAGCCCGTCCTCGTTGACGAACCGGACCACCGGCATGCGGTTGTGCGGGAGCGTCTGCCCCTCCGCCCCGCCGCGCTCGGTGTCCCAGTCCCAGGTGCGCGGATCGAACGACAGCACCAGCGACGAAAGCACCTGGTGGGGCGAACGATCGGTCGGCGCCCACCCGGCCAGGCCGAGCCTGCTCTTCCGTGTCGCCACGTAGACCTTGCCCGGCAGGTAGACGTACGCGCGGTCAACGCCGTCGACGTCGTCATGCTGGATCTTGAGCGCCGCCAGTGGGCGCCACGGGATCCGAGGGTCCGGCTCGGCGACCATCGTCCGCGGGTCTTCGGCGGTGATAACCGGAGCGCCGGTCTCCTCGTCGACGGGGCCCACGATGACGTAGGCCTCACCCATCGTCAGCATCATGCGGTGCAGGTCGGCCGAGCGGACGTCCATGCCGGCGCGCTTCCACAGCGCGGCGGCGTCGGCGTCACCGGTCTCGTCGTCGTCCACCGCGGTCCTGAATCCAGTCGGCGTCATCCGTTCCGACACCGCGCTGACGATCAGGCCCGCGAAGTTCGAGCGGCTCTGCTTGAGGAAGATCCGGAAGCTCTCTCGGGCCGCTTCCAGCCCGTCGGGCAGAGGGGCCTCGCCGCGGCCGAAGTCGTACAGCAGCTGTAGCCGGTTGCGCCGGTTGCGGTCCGCGAGCTGGTTGAACAGCCTGTGCAGCCACCACCCCGGAGAGCGCCGCTGACTGACGTCGATCGCCACCGACACCCCCTCTCGGGCTGGTTGCTGCACTCAGGCCCACAACACCGTCTCGGGACGCACTGGGCGGTGGACTGGCCCGCCGGCTCGCATCTGGCGGGCCGGTCACTTTTCGCGGCCCTGCAAGGCCAGCTCGCCGGCGCGCTCGATGGCGCGCCAGCAGGCGGGGTGGTTCCGGAGACATCGCCCGGCATGCCACCGGGCGTCGCACACGGCGCAGCAGCCCGGCAGGTCGTAGTCGATCTGTGGCCAGCGGCGCCCGCTGCGCACCCTGCGACTCAGCGCCACATCCCATGGCGCCGGCAGCGGAGCCCACCTGTCGAAGGCGACGCATGCGGCCGTCCAGGCGCTCTGCAGCTCGCTCTCGATGCTCCAGCGCAACCAGTCCATCGGCCCGCCGAAGACGCCCGCAGGATGCCCGCGCGCAGCGGCCCATCGGGCGCGCCGGCGGGCCTGGCGATAGTCGCGGAGGATGATCACGGGCACCCCCTCAGCGGACACGCATCGGGACGAAGCTCATCCCGTCGTCAGCGCCGACGCCGGCCGCGACGCAGTCGCCCCGAGCTTCGTAGGCGAGCACGGCAGCCATGGCACCATCGATCTTTTTCGGACTTTTCGGAAAATCCTTCGAGATGGTGATGCCCGCCCGAGAGACGCGACGGCGAGCATTAAGAACGTGCGTCTTCAGCGTTGACGCGCGGGCCTTGGCGTCCTCGTCGTCCAGCTCGAACTCGGGGGTGTAGGACAGTGTCTGCAACTGGACCGCCTCGTAGAAGCGCTCCAGGGCGGCCACGATCGCCCGAGGTCGGTTCGTCCACCATTCCAAGGGTCGACCCTGGGTGGCCTTGACGAGCATCTGCTCGCCGTACTCCGAGGTCCACTTGTCGCACCACTCCTGCATGTACGGCGGGTCCATGAAGAAGGCCGCGACGCGGAAGCGCTGCATCGTGCTCGTTACCAGGGCGTCGACAGCGGCGCTGTCCACGCGCCAGTCGTCGCCGAGGTAGTCGGCCGGCCGCTGGAAGACGCCGAGAAGCTCCAGATGCCCGTCGGAGATCCTGCAGGCAACGAGCGCGACCGCATCGTCCCGGACGGCGCCGTCGAGTCCGAGCGCGACCAGGTCGCCGTCGACGAGGCGCTTGTCCGGACGCTTGCACGCCGCCCACTCCTCTGCCGCGATCCAGGCGTCGGATGCCGAGGTCTGGGCGTTCAGGAAGTACCGACGGGAGTCCGCGACCTGCTTGCGCGGGTCGTAGAACTCGTCGATGATCGCTTCGATGTCCTGCCAGGCAATCGCCTCGCCGAACGCTTCCTCGATCGCGACCCGCAGCTGGTCGGCCTTCGTCAGGTCGCTGACCTCGCCCCAGCGATGGTCATAGAGCAACCTCGATCGCCTGGTGCGGCCCTCCTTGATGGCCTCGGCCAACTCGAAGGTGCTCTCCGCGACGCTGTTCTCCCCAGGGGCGAACATGGTCGTCGTTTCCAGGTACCAGGTGCCCTCGGCCTTGCGCTTGAGCAGGTTGCGGCTCGTGGTGTCGTACATGCGCCGCAGCTCAGGGGTCGTATAGAGATGCGTCTCATCGAAGGCCACGAATGTTTCGAGGCCACCGTCCTTCGAGGCGGACGACGCGGTCGACGGCCGAATTTCCCCGCCCTCCGGCAGGAACACCCGGGTCAGGCCGGCGTCAACGCCAGGGACGTGCGCGAGCGGGCACGACGGGTCGGTCAGGTTGTAGTAGACCGAGTCGTAGATATTCCCGCTTTGCCCCTCTTCGGTCGCCATGATCCGGACCATCGGGTACGCCACCGGCTTGCCCATCGGCTCGCCCGGCTCGTAGCGGTAGGTGAAGCCGAGCCCCCACGGGTCCCGGTAGACTTCGCCGCCCTTCGCCCAGCCAGCGAACCGACACGGACCGAGCGCCTCGAAGAGCGCGAACCGCGCCGCCAAACCGCTTTTGTCGCAACCCTTCGGCCGCGAGAAGAACACCGAGTCGTACGGTGAGCGGCCGTTCTCATCGAGCGCGTAGACGTCGACGACGAAGCCCATCATCTCGTCGCCGTGGCGGATCGGCTGGCCGATAACGCCGCCCCTGCCGTGGCGGACGAACCACTCCATCCAGGCATTGGCGAGCCACCCAAGGCTGCGGGTGCGGGTGGTGCCCGGGGCGCGCACCAGTGTGCGCGGCATGCGTCAGCCCGCCGCGACGCGGGCGCGACGCGAGTCGATACCCACGACGTTCCCGCCGAACTCGCCAGGAGCCGTCGCCGGCGACGGCTCCTCCTCGACCTCGTCGACCGGGTCTACGTACCGGATCATCAGCTTGCGGCGCGCCTCGCGGGTGGTGCCCATCTGGTCCTCGCGCCGGCGGATCTCGGTGCTCTTGGTCGAGTGCACGACGCCCGAGTGGTACTCGGCCCACCAGTCGTTCTTCATGTACGCCGTCTCCAGGGCGAACACCCAGTCCGACGGCTCCCAGAGAACGCAGTGCGGCATGCGACACACCTGCTCCCACCACGCCTCCACCTCGGGCAGCCACTTCGGGCCACCACGCTTGGGCTTCGGCAAGTCGAGGGACGGACCCTCGTACGGCAGGTTGACGACCTCGGTCCAGTCCCCAGAGGGGGCCCGTCCGTGCTTGTTGGCCTTGGCGGCCGGGCCGGTCTTGGCCATGATGATCAACTCCCATGGCGGGAAGGAGCCGCGGCGCCCATGCCGGGGCCGCGACTCGTGGAAGGTGCAGAAGTCAGGGCTGCAGAAGCGGCGTCTGCGCCGTCAGCGGCACCTCGTCGAGGTGCTCGCCCTCCACCACCAGGTGCAGCAGGTGGGGATCGTTGGTGACGTACATCCGGACCGCGCGAGTCCCAGGCGGCAGCCGCAGGGCGTTGGCGAGCTGCGGCATCGAGAGCGTGACCTTCGCCCGTCGAGACGTCTCCGGCGTCAGCGCGCTCGTCAGCTCTGCGCACGTCGAGCAGTCCCGGTGCGCCTCGACCACCGCCGGGTTCTTCGTCATCGCCCGCAGGGTCGCCCCCGGGTTCGCGCGCATGTCAGCGTGGACCTCGTCCGGCGCGAACGGGCTGTACCTGCGCATCTCCATGCCGCCGAAGCCGCTCATGCTGCCTCCTCGGGGGCGTCGAGAACCTCGACCTGGACCGGGCCCTGGGAGTAGATGTCGCGCCGGCAGGCAATGTCGGCGGCACCCGCCACCGCGGCAGCCGTCGGCACGTCGGTGGCCAGGAAGGCGTCCAGCGCGCCAAGCGCGACCGCCTCACCGGAGCCGATCGCCGCGCGGCCGTCCAGGTGCGCCAGGGCGGTGTGGTGGTGCAGCGTCCAGAGCAGGCCGTTCCAGCCGAGCAGCAGATGGTTGTCCATCTGCCCGTCGTCGACGATGCCAGCCTCGACCGCGGCCTTCGTGATGACGCCAGCCAGCTCGTGCGCCCAAGCCTGATAGCTCTCGCTCTCATCCGGCGCAACCGGCAGCTTCAGCTTCGACAGGAAGCCCGACAAGCCCCAGTGGCCGGACAGTCCGAGCAGGACCTCGTCGTCGCCAGCGTCCAGGCGCAGGATCTTCATGCCGAGTCCGACGACCGGCCGGTTGTAGAGCGTCAGGCAGCTGTCCGCCGCCATGAAGACCTTGCCGTCGACCGCAGCAGCGACCACCGTCGTCACCGTACCTCCAGAGGCTCGGGACTACAGCAGTCCGGGATGCTTGCCGACCGGTCGGCGCTCGCGCGGTCGCGCGGCAGCGCCCTCTCGGCCACTCTTCGAGCTGTGGTGTCCAGGGCAGAGCCACTGGAGGTTGTCGAGGGTGTGCAGGTCTCCGGCCTCGACGTGGTCGCAGTCTCGGCCAGCCAGCGGGCAGCGGCGACCGTCGTCGCCGACGTGCTCACATCGGCCGCCGGCGCGCTCACGCACCTCGGCCCGCAGCTGCTGCCAGTTCGGCGGCAGGCGCCGCCGGCGAGTGCTTCCCGCCCACTTCCCGGACACCGACACCTCCTTGCCGGCGCGCGGTCAGCCGCGGTCGCCCTCCCCCTGGTCCTCGTGCACCTGGGAGGTAGTCAGGAAGTCGGCGGCCACGATCGTGATGGCCAGGCATGAGAGGAACAGCATCAGCTGCTCGAATGGAGCGAACTTGCCCTGGTACGACCAGACCCACCAGGCCGACGCCGGCCAGCCGACGATCGACCCGATCAACAGCACCCAGGCGACCCGGGTGCGGATCCTCTTCGTTCGTGGCGACGTCACGCAGCGACCAGGGTGGAACGAGAACGCGGCGGGCGGGCTTCCTGCTGGGCCGCCCCAGTGCTCGGCGCCTGCCGCTCCTCGTGCGCGCGGACGCGGGAGGAAGAAGGAGTCGCTCGGAGCTGGGCTGCGGGCCTCGTGCCGCCTCGCCGCGAGTTCGGGTTGTGCGCGGTATCGCGCTCGGCGTCGAGGATGTCCCCGAGCCTGTAGAGCAGGTTGCCGTTCGCCAGCCGCTTCGTGGTCAGGAACTGGCGCTCTCCAGCGTCGTTCAGCCAGCCCCGAGCACGCCACTTGCCGATCGAATCGGGGCTCACGGCGGTCACCATCGCGGCTTGGGCGCGGGTGACGAAGGCGTCCCGGTTGATCCGCATCAGTCACCTCCCATGGAAACACTGAAGCCCCAGACCACTGTTGGCCTGGGGCTTCGTGCGCCGTGTGGGTAGAGATCACCCGTGAGCACACGATGACACGAACCGGGCAGAAACGGCAACTGACACGGAAATTCGATCACCCAAAGTTTTCGAACCCGGACGCACCGCGAGGCCCAGAACGTACCGGTGCCGCGCGGCCCCGGGGGGGAGGGTACCCCCCCGGGGTATGGCGGGCAGGGTTGGGCATCGTCCGGCAGGCAGGTCGGCCGGGTCAATCGTCCGAACGGGGGACAGCGAAATTCATACGTTCGTCAGCGTGTCCGATTCGGGGGGATACGTGGGTATCTAGATAAACGTCTAAAAGGCCCTCAGAGCCACGCTGAACGACTTTCACGAGGTGGCCGGTATGGAGACATGCACGGAGTCAAGATCAATTCGATATCGGTAAATGTCCTCTAGCTATTGACTACCGGTCGGTAATGGTGTTCGATCGCGCGCCGCGCGCCGCGCACAACGCACACAAGACAACACAGTCTCAGGTCTGAAAAGGCGATCCGATTGTGTCAGGGGTTGTATCAACCGGGCCGCCCCGGGGTGGAGCTGGTTTGTGTCACCCGTTGTGGCAACCAACAGGGAGGGATCGGGTTTGTATCAAGGTTTGTGTCAACTTTGAAAACCTGGGTTGACAGACTGGCGTACCGCATCGTTTACTACTTGCGCCCCGGGCAACCGGGGCCGGTCGGATCTTTCGATTGGGCAGGCCGAAAACTCAGGTTGACAGCTAGCTCGAACGGGTGAGAGGATCGAATCCCCCGGGAAACCGGGGGCGGTCGGATCTTCCGATTGGGCAGGCTGAAAACTCAGGTTGACAGCTAGCTCGAACGGGTGAGAGGATCGAATCCCCCGGGAAACCGGGGGCGGTCGGATCTTCCGATTGGGCAGGCTGAAAACTCAGGTTGACAGCTAGCTCGAACGGGTGAGAGGATCGAATCCCCCGGGGAACCGGGGCGACCCCCCTGGGGGAGCCGTTTCGGCGGTGACCCTGGATGGTGTGTCGTTGTTTGTTGAGAACTCAAGAGCAGTGGCTGCGTTCCCCGCTTTGCGACGGGGGAACTAGATTGCCAGAGCTGAACGGCCCGGGGTGCTATTGCCCGGGTGGAGACAGGGCCACCCCGTTAGGGGTGAGGGACCCTGTGGCCTGTTCAGACACCGTGACTAGGCACGTTGTGCTAGGCAACGTCACGAACCATTCCCCCGGGGCGGAACCGGGGGAGCGACCGGCCGGTGAGATGGCGGGGTGCGTTAATGGGACCTTAGTAGGTGCATTATGCCGAACGGTACTCCCTGTATCCCTATATCCGGCACGGCGCGCGGAAGATAGAACCTGCTACCCGGTTAGACCCGGCGCGCGTAATCGCGTGGGATGGCTATCAACGTATGGGATAGATGACGGATCAAGAGACACGCACACGTAACGGCGGATACCGAACAATCAGAACGGCGCGGGTAACCGTGCGCGGGATTGTTTCGGGCGTGGAAGCCATGGCTGCAACGTTACCGGTCGGGGGGAGTGAATGATGGGGGGAATTATACCCCGGTGGAGGCATGCGCAATTGCCATAGACGATTGCGGGATAATGCTGAAACACAAGTCGCACGGATTAATCCACGTAATAGGATTGTCTCTTCAGTGAACAAATCCGCTTAGCATGCGGGAGCATTCAAAGACAGTACCGGAGTCTGTCGGACTATCCATCCGACGGGCAAAGGCTGGCACGAGCGTGAACGCATGCGGCGCGGGCGCAAGTCTGTCCGCCACCCGGGCCGTGTCTTCCTGGCACGGATTCCCCCGGGTGGCGTACGGGATAAATCTGATCCCACCCGGGACCGTTGCCAACCTGGCACGGTCCCGGGTGGCGTTCGGTACGCGATTTGTGGAGACGGTGCCGGGTGGTCTGGCTCAATCGGCCATCCGGCACCGTGCCTATACCTCACGTAACGAACACAAGGGGTGCATCATGCGCGCTGACATCCTCAAGCCGGGCCTGGTAATCGACGGCGTCCGGATTCGGTCCCGGGTTCCGTTCGTGCAGAACCGGGCCAAGATGATCCGCGTGGTCATGGAAGACAGGACCACGCGCACCTTTCTGGCCTCCGCCGAAGTGACGGTCGGTGGGCCGCGTCAGGAGTGGTTCCCGGCCGGTCCGGTCCGGGAGAAGGATCACCGCAGCCCGCAGCCGAACCGGAAGCCTCGCGCGTCCGACGGCCGGTGGGAGGGCGAGTCGGGCGGGTTCCACGTGACCATGGTCAGCCGGATCTCCGCGTACGACCTGACCGGGCGGCAGCTTGCCCGGTCCGCGCAGGGTCCGTCCGGTCGCCGCTACAGCAGGCGCTGACCCTCCGTGCACCCCTGATGGTGTGCCGGCCCGCTCGCGGTCCGGTCGCCGTCACCTGCTGCACGGCAGGAGAATCGAGGGATCATCATGCGCGGAATCGGTCAGCACATGCTTCCGGCGGCGACTCAGCCGGAGCCGGCCGACAACACGAGCATGTACGTCTACGCCCAGGTGGAGGAGTGGCAGCGGAGCTGCCTGCCCGTACACCCGGAGATCGCCCGCGAGATCGCGGCGTGGTGGCACGCCCCCGCGCCGCACTACGCCGGCCTGACGGCGTTCGCCAGCACCGGGACCCTACTCCAGCGCGAGTGGGAGCCGGAGGACGAGCCGACCCGGGTCGAGCGCGAGCGGCCCGTGATCCTGGACGAGATCGACCGGGAGATCGGGACGGAGGACATGTACCGGCCGGAGATCACGCCGCTGTGGGCGCTGCGCCACTACGTGCAGAACGCCTGCCGCGCCGCCGGGTGGGCGTACTGACCGTGTGCTGACGGTGGGGCACCGTGCCCCGGTCGCGAACGATGCGGCCGGCCGGACCGGTGCCACCGCCACCTGCCGCACGGGCAGGAGACTGGCGAGGTGAAAACATGGGCGCTCGGACCATCACCGAGGAGACCATCGGCGGCCTGTTCAACGAGGGCAAGCTGACCCCCCTGGAGTTCGGCCTGCGGTGGGTGGAGGTGCGCCAGTACGGCGACTGCCACCCGTCGGAACTGACCCCCTGCAAGCACGACGACGAGACCAACACGGTCACCGTGTCGGTCTACCACGTCTACGGGGAGCAGCGGCTCGGCCAGCCCTGGTCGGAGTACACCTGCCCGAACGTCTGGGCTACGGGTGGCGACGTCGAGGGCATCGGCGGCGAGTACGTGAACGGTGGCACGTTCAGCTACCTGGGCGACGACCGGGAGCTGTGCGACCGGATCTACCGGCGGGCGGCCGAGGTCGCGGACTGACCGTGCGAGTGATGGTGGGAGCCGGGCGCGCCCCGGCTCTCCGCCACCGTCGCATGGCGGAGAAAGCGAGGGACGAGTCATGTCCGTCACGATCAACCTGTCCGACATCCTCTGCGTCACCTGCGGGCAGTCGCCAGAGGAGGGCGCGCCGCGCAAGATTGGCGAGTGGGACGATGCCGGGCACACCGACAGCGCCCACCACCCGGCCTGGTCCCAGCGGTCGTTCCCGGGCAGCATCTGGGCCGCGCACCCGCAGCAGGCGCTGTGGTACGGGGAGGTCGTCGTGGCCAAGCCGGGCGAGGACACCGACTACTTCTACGGCTACGCGGACTGCGAGTACGAGCCGTCCGTGGACGAGCTGGTGCCAGCCGGGTGGGAGGTCCTGGAGTCCAAGGTCAAGCCCACCCCGAATAACCCGGCCTGGGAGCCGGAGCCGGAGCAGGACTGACCGTGCATCGATGGTGGGGCACCGACTGCGCGTCGGTGCCGCCGCCACCCGTGCATGGCGGGAGGAAGTGAGGGCAATCATGCCCGACGGCAACCTGTACGACGCGCTGAAGGCCATCGAGCGGTGCGACCCGGACGGCGGGGAGCGTCAGCCCACCGAGGCGGACTATGTCGCACACGAGCGGTGGGCCGTCCAGACGTTCGGGCAGAGCGTCTGGGACACGTACCGGCGGGGCGGCTGGGGCGAACCCAGCTACGCCTGACCGTGCGGGTGATGGTGCGGCATCGGGTGTGCCCGGTGCCGTGCCACCGTCGCATGGCGGAGAGACGAGGTGGAGACCATGGGTGGCAAGCTGCACGAGAACCCGCACGTCGAGCGGGTGCTGGTCGCGCTGGACACGGCGCGCCGGGAGGCGAACCTGGCGGGTCATCCGTACGACATCGGGTTCACTGGTGTGGACGAGCCGTACGGGATGATCGAGCGGGCGCTGAAGCGCACGCTGACCCACGCCTTCCCGGACGTGGACGCGGACGCGGTCTACCACGCGCTGATCGACTCCGGCGAGGACATCGGGTACTGCGTGGACGCGCTGCGCCGGGAGAAGGCGGACCGGGCCAAGCTGCTCGACCCCTACCGGGAGTACGAGCGGCCGGCGGAGTCCGGGCGCTACGGCGCGCGGATGTGGGAGCTGCCGAACGGGTGGGGCGTGTCCCTGGTGCCGTACGCCCGTCACGACGAGGAAGCGGAGCGGCACGCCATCGCGCGGGAGGACTTCGGGATGGCGATCGGGGCGTTCGTAGGCGGCGGGTTCGTGATCGACAACGAGCGGTCGGCGACCATCGCGCGGGTGGGCGGCCTGGACTTCGTCGAGACCATCCTGTCCGACACGATGGAGCTGCCGCCGCGCTGACCGCGTGTGGATGGTGCTGGCCGGGCGAGAGTCCGGCCGGTGCCACCTGCCGCGCGGGCAGGAGATTGGCGAGGTTGACATGACCACGACGACGGCCGTCAGGCACTGGCACGTGGCAACGGGCCTGGTGGGCTACGGCCCGGACGGGGCGGACGGGTACGGCACGGCGATCGAGCTGACCGACGTGGCGGACCTGATCCGCGACGAGCTGCGGCAGGCTGCCGACTCCGAGGACGAGGGGTCCCGGAGCGAGGCCGAAGCCGCGGACTTCTCGGAGGCGTGGAAGCTCAAGACGCGCGCCGAGCACCTGTCGATCCTGGCGGAGACGTTCAGCAACGACCGGGCCAACGCGCCGCTGTACGCCGGAAAGCCGGAGATGTGGGCGGACACGATCGAGACACTGATCCGGCAGCACTTCCCGCTGGACATCAGCGACCGCTCCCGGTTGTACGTGTGGCCGTGTGCGGAGCCGGGCTGCGAGCACCTGGCCGACCTGGAGCGGTGACCTTCGGCGTGCGCTGACGGTGCCGGCCGGACCGACGCGGTCCGGCCGGTCGCCGCCCGCTACACGGCGGGAGATTGACGAGGTCACCCGGTGAACATCGCCGAGACGAGGGAAGAGATCCGCGCGCAGGTCGCGGAGCACCTGACCATGTGGGCGGGCAAGTGCATGTCGATCGAGGTCGGGGGGCTGTCCCTCGAACTCGCGCCGAGGGTTGGCGGACACATCGAGATCAGCCGCTTCGTGGTGCCGCGCGCCATGCGCGGCGAGGGGGTCGGCACGGCCGTCATGTGGTCCGTGGCGGCCTGGGCGGACCGGATGGGGTACACCCTGACCCTGACGCCGTCGAAGGGCTTCGGCGCGACCTCCGTGGCGCGCCTGGAGAAGTTCTACGGGCGGCACGGGTTCATCAGGAACCGGGGCCGGTACGCGGATCTCACGATCAGTGAGGCCATGCGCCGCGTGCCGCGCTGACCGTGCGCACCTGGTGCGGGCCGGGCGGAAGTCCGGCCCGTGCCACCTGCCGCGCGGCAGGAGATTGGCGAAGATCATCATGTGTGAGCAGGACATCGTCGACGCCTTCAACAAGGTCGCGGACAATTACCCAGGCGGGGAGCTGTACCGGCGGCTGACCGAGGCGTCGCGCAGGGCCGTGCTGGAGGGCATGGCCACCGGCTTGACGCTGGACGACTACCGGAAGGCGAAGGAGGGGCGCGGCGACCTCCGGGAGTACGCCGACGTGGTTGGCATCTACGTCCGGGACGAGCTGCGCGAGTACATCGACGAGGTGCTGCCAGCCAACGCGCTGCGGGACATCCTGTTGAAGCTGCTCGACCTGGATGACCGGAGCGTGTCGCTGGCGCTCGGGCAGCACTACCTGCCGGACCCCGACGACATCGACGCCGGGGCGCTGGTCTGACCGTGCGCACCTGGCGCGGGCCGGGCTATCGTCCGGCCCGTCGCCACCTGCCGCGCGGGCAGGGATTGACGAGGGAGGGCCATGTTTCCAGGAGCGTATGCCTCGGTGGAACGCAACGAGGCTGGGGAGCCGATCGGGTGGGACTACCCGTCCTACGACGAGCCATACGACCCGGACGACTACCTACCGCAGGACGACGAGGACGAGGACTGACCGTGCGCCGATGATCCTGGCCGGGCTGCTGTCCGGCCGGGGTCACCGCTGCATGGCGGAGAGAGTGAGGAACGGACATGCACATCACGTCGCGTGACTTGACGAACCTGATCGAGGACGTGAGCCGTGGGAAGCTGACGCCGGCCGAGGGGCATCGGGGGTCGAGCTGGGCGTACCGCGAGGTGATCGACCTGGCGAACTCGGTCCTGACGGGCGCGCCGATCGGTGCGGTCGTCATCGACTACGAGCGACGGCACCTGATCGACGGGCGCGAGCGACTGATGACGCTCGCCGCCATGTTCCTGCCGGCCGACGAGCGCCCGGCAATGCCCGTGGACGGCAGCGCGCCGCACCTGGTGGTGCGCGGGCTCGCCGAGGGTGACGGGTTCGAGGTGCTCATGGTGCGGGAGGAAGACCGGGAGCCGGCCGACCTGCCGCTATCCTGCCTGCTGCGCACGAGGCGGTTCCTCGCGTGGGAGCGGGCCGTAGACGGCGCGCACCCCGAGCAGGCGACAGGCATCAAGCGGCGCGGCGGGCGGCTCGCGCAGCGCCTGCACACGGCCAAGGTGGCCGTGATCGAGCTGGACGCCGAGGTGAGCCCGGACCGGGTCGCGCGGTTGGTGAACCGGCACCGGATCGGCTGACCGTGCGCTGATGGTGCTCGCCCGGCTTCGGCCGGGCGGGTGCCACCGCCGCACGGCGGAGGAAGTGAGGCGCTGAGATGGCGCGGATTACCGACGAGATGGTCAGCGAGATGAACGACCGGATCGCGCAGGCCCCGACGACCGCGCAGGCGTTCCGGCTTGCGATGGGCGTCAGCGACAGGATGCTGTGGCTGCTGCTCGACCTGAACCACATCAACCAGGACGAGGTCGGGTTGGGCAGGGGTGGGCGCGAGGCACTCGCGGTGGAGGCGCACGGCTGGCACCTGTACTACCGGGACGACGACACGCCGGCTGACGGGTACGGTCCGTGCGAGCTGGGCGGGTTCGAGGCGCACAGCCTGCGGCCGTGGGAGTGCCGGGGATGCAAGCGGCGCCCCATTGACCACCGGCGGGTGCCGGTGGCCGTGCGCTGATGATCCTGGCCGGGCGCGAGTCCGGCCGGGGTCACCGCTGCATGGCGGAGGAAGTGAGGGCTGACCATGCGGTACGTGATGGTGACCGCCACCGCTCTGGCAGCGATGCTGCCGGAGCAATACGAGCAGTGCAAGAACGACGATCGGTGGACCCTGGTCACCTCGACCGAGGAGACGTGCGCCACGGTCGGGCGCCGCGAGAAGGTGACGCACGTGGTCACCTGGGGTCCGCCGGACGGCAGGACCAGAGAGGGGTGCTGCGACGAGTGCGCCGGGTCCTACTCCCGACGGCCAGCGCTGGCCGCGCAGGTGCTCTGCATCTGGGCGGGCTGGGGCTGCACGCACGCGCAGCTCTAACCGTGTGCTGATAGTGGCGGCCGGGCCGAGGGTCCGGCCGCTGCCACCACCGCACGGGTGGAGAGAGGCAGGGCGGATCATGCCGCGCACCATCACGACCACGCGCACCGTGTTCAAGTTCGAGGAGTTGAGCGAGGACGCGCAGCAGCGGGCGGTTGAGCGGATCGCCGAGAAGATGGCGACGACCTGGTGGGACCAGCACGACAACGACGACATCGGCGCGACCATCGTCTACAAGATGGCCGAGAAGCTGCGCACGCGGGGCTGGGACACCTTCGGGGAGGGAGACTTCCCCGGAATCCCCGGGGTCGAGCTGGTCGAGTGGGACCTGGGGCGCGGGCAGGCGGTCAGCTTCAAGGGAGCGCTGGACCGTGAGAACGCCCCCGCGCTGCCCTGGGCCGATGGAGTCGAGGCCGTAACCCTCGGCGGCATCCCGGGCTACGGCATCGGCCAGTCCGTCTACGTCGAGACAGACGGCGAGGCCGAGACCGACGAGGAGGTGGCGCGGGTCGGCGCGGCGGCGGAGGCGATGAAGAGCGCCGTCGAGGATGCCATCCACGCCGCCTGGCAGGCAGGCAAGGAGCAGGAGGAGTGGAAGGGCGGCGAGGAGCGCGCCCGCGACTGGATCGAGGCGAACGAGCCCGAGTTCGACGAGTCAGGCAACCTCGACCACTGACCGTGCGCTGACGGTGGCCGCCGGGCCGATGGTCCGGCGGCTGCCACCTCCGCACGGGAGGGGAAAGCAGGGGTAGGCACATGATCATCAACCTGGAGTCGCCGCAACGGCAGGCGTCGACCTACACGCCGGGCACCGTTCAGGACGCGGCAGAGCGCGAGCTGCGCATCATGCTGGAGGAGTTGCGCGACGAGGGCAAGGTCGAGCAGTACGGCCGGGAGCTGCGCCGGGCGGTGGTCTTCACGAGGGCCGGCAATGGTCCGACCTGCCTGGTGGTGTTCCTCATGGACTCCGACGGCGACCCGATGTCGGCGTTCGTGGACTACAGCGAGCGGCACGACGCCGCCATGCCGGTCCCGGAGCCGTACGTCCAGGAGCTGTACGACGCACTGCGCGCCTACGGGCGCTGACCGCGCGCTGATGGTGGTGCACCGACCCCGGGTCGGTGCGCTGCCACCACCGCACGGGTGGAGAGAGGCAGGGCCGACCAATGGCCGACAGCGTGGAGAATTGCACGGAATGGGTCCGCAAGTGGGTGCTCAACGACCCCTCGGAGATCCTGTTCGAGGCGCAGCGACACGCCCGGCGCAGCCCGGAGGACCTGGAGGAGTTCATCGTCGGGGTGCTGCGCGCACCGAAGGAGGGTACGGCGGCGTGGTACACGCGCCGCGAGCTGTCCGACGTGGAGCTGGAGACCAGGATCGACTGGTCCGCGTTGGCCGACGACATCCTGTGACCACGCACTGATGGTGGCGCACCGCCCCCCGAGGTCGGTGCGCTGCCACCACCGCGTGGTGGAGGGAGTGAGGGCAACATTATGGGCCGCACCTTCGTCGAAATCGGCGAGGCGACTTACCGCGGACGGCACCCACTGCCGCACCAGTCGCGGCAGATCCGCCGCGACCTGCACGGGGAGGACATCCTCATGAACCCGGGCGCGGAGGCGCGCGGGTACCGACTCACGGCCGAGCAGATCGAGGACCGGCGACAGGGCCGGACGCCTCGGGCCGAAGCGCCGTACGAGTTCCTGATCTACTTCCCGGGTCGGCCGTCGCTCAACTGGACGGCGTTCTACAGCCGGGCCGAGCTGGACGCCTGGCTGGACGCCTACGCGCTGACCCTGGACGGCGACCCGGAGCCCGGCGGGTATTTCGAGGTCCGCCTGCCGGCGACGGACGCCGACTGGCAGCCGGCGACCCTGGCGACGGCGTTCGAGACACTGGACGACCTGCGCCGGATGGGCGCGGCCATCCAGTGGAAGGGGACGCGGCACCTGGTCGGGCAGTGGAGCGCCACGCACGACGATGGCAAGCTGACCAGCGCCAGCGTCTGGAGCAAGACCGAGCGGCGGTGGTTGACGCTGGTCGAGCCGCGCGGCCTGCCGATCCCGGAGCATCAGCGGTGCGCGGCGACGCACCCGGACTTCCCAGAGATGCGCTGTGAGCGCCACGTACACCCCGACACCCCGAACTACCCGAACCACGTGACCGAGCACCAGAACGGGCTCAACAAGTGGGAGTCCTGGCACTGACCGTGTGCCGATGGTGGCGGCCGGGCTTGCGCCCGGCCGCGCGCCACCTGCCACACGGGCAGGAGAAAGCGAGGCAGCGATGGACAGCAAGACGATCCAGGAGGCATACACCGGGCGGGAGGAGGCCACCATGGACCGCGTGGTGCGCTTCCTGCGGGACAACTACGGCCACTCGGACGGCTCCCCGCTCACCGAGGAGCGCCTGCTGGAGCTGACGATCAAGCACGCCGACGTCATCCGGACCGCGATCACCCTGGGCTCGTTCGCCTACTACCCGGGCGACAAGATCGCCGCCGCAGAGAGGCTGGAGTACATCGGTCCCGACGACGAAGGCTGACCGCGCATGGACGGTGGCCGCCGGGTTCGCCCGGCGGCTCGCCGCCCGTCGCACGGACGGGAGAGATGAGGGCGACATGCGTAAGCCGACGTACGACGACCTGATGACGGCCCGGGGTGACCGGATCGACCCGGAGGGGGTCTTCGACATCCTGCGCGATCTCCAGCGGACGGCAGCCGCCGCTGAGGCAGAGGAGGAGCCCGAGGACTTGGACTTGCTCGACCGGATCGAGTCGGTGAAGGCGCTGATCGAGGGACTGAACGGGACCGGCCTCGGCGCGGCGTACATCGCCGACCACCGGTGCACCCTGATCGCCGCCGACTACTTCGAGGAGTTCGCCCGCGACGAGGTCGAGGACACCTCGGGCATCCACCGCGACCACCCGGTGCTGTCGCACGTCAACTGGGCGGACTTCGCGGACGCGCTGCGCCAGGACTACAAACCCGTGACGGTCGAGCTGGGCGAGTTCGCCGGCACGTGGTGGGTGCGCGGCTGATCGTGCGGCTAATGGTGGTCGCCGGGCCGAGGTCCGGCGGCACGCCACCTGTCGCACGGACAGGAGGAAGGGAGGATCGACATGGAGCTGATCGACACTCGGCGCGAGTTCGTGGCCTTGGCCCGGCGGCTCGGAGTGCGACCGGACTGGCACGAGCCGGACGAGCGGGAGGTGGCCGCCCGCGTGCAGGGCAGCCACCTGGACAACGCGATGGGCGCAACCGGCGAGTGCGGCGAGCTGCGCGTGATCTTCTCGCAGGACGGCGAGGACATCGCAGCGGTCAATCTGGCGAACCTGTGCGCCTGGGCGAGTGTGCCCGCCGACGAGGTGGCGGAGCGCGAGCGAGCCGAGGAGCAGATGTACGGGCGGGAGCGCGCCTGATCGTGCACTGACGGTGCTGGCCGGACCGCGAGGTCCGGCCGGTGCCGCCCGCTGCACGGCGGGAGGATGCGAGGTCGGGACGGTGCCGGAGAAGACCTACGGCGAGCACAGCGCCGAGATGCGCGAGAAGTACGGAGAGGGTCTGACTGAAGCCCAGCACAACAAGGTGTACGCCTTTGCCTACGAGCGGGGGCACGCCTTCGGGTACAGCGAGGTCGAGAGCCACTACGAGGAGGTAGCCGAGTTGGCCCGAGGGCTGCTGGGGATCGACTGACGTACGCCGACGGTGCCACGCGGGCCGCAGGGTCCGCGCGGTGCCGCCCGCGCACGGCGGGAGAATGAGGGCACTCGTGGACGAGAAGTTTCACAGCAGGCACCTGGGCCACGACATCTACCGGAAGCACGGGACGGGCTACTTCACGGTGTGGCTCTCCGGTAAGGGCAACCGGGTAGCGGACACGCTGGACGGCGCGCACGAGTGGGTGCGCGAGCACCTGACCGAAGAGATGCGGAAGGCCATTGACGCCGCCCGGGGGCGCGGACTGGCGACGATGGCCCGCGAGGAGATCGAGAGCCACGCGCGGCACTCGCTGTTCTTCGTGCGGGTCGCCGACGACCTGGCCGCCGGGAGGGTGGCGGTCAACGAGTTCTACGTCTACGCGACCCGAGACGGCGACCGCCTGGAGGCGACGCTCGGGGCGTACAGCAGGGGTGCCGACGAGGCGATCGAGCTGGCGCAACGCGAGGGCGTTTACGCCGACGAGGTGTGGGTGCTGGCGGGCCACGCCGGTGCCTGGTGTGAGGTGGAGCCTCGTCAGGGCATCGCCTGACCGCGCGCTGATGGTGGTGCCCGGCCGCGTGCCGGGCACTCGCCACCTCCGCGTGGGAGGAGAGAGACGAGGTAGCACCATGACCATGCCGCTGACCCGGGGTGGCGTCATGCCGATCCCGGTCCCGACGACCATCAACCACCTCGTGGTGATGGGGGCCATGCCCGTCCAGGCGCGCCACGGCGAGCGCTGCCACCAGTGGGTCGTGATGTGCCACGACCCGGAGCGACCGGCGGGGCGCGACTACGTCACCTGGCGGGTCGGCTGCGACGGGCCGGGAGACCACTACGGCGCGTTCGTCGCCTTCGAGGGTGAGTACGACCTGAGCGAGGATCGGGCTCTGCGGAGCATGGTCAAGCGGGCCAAGTTCCGGCCGGTCCGAGAGGGCGAGATCACGGAGGGCGAGGAGGCCCTGGCGGCGGTGCTCGACATGGTCGCCCGGGTGCGCAACTCCCCCGACTGCGAGGAGATCACCGTCGAGGACGTGCGGGAGCTGGTACCGCACAGCGTCTTCAAGCTGCTCTGTCCGTTCCGGGTGGAGGGCGACTGATCCGTGCGCGAACGGTGCTCGCCGGGCCGAGGTCCGGCGGGATGCCGCCCGTCGCACGGACGGGAGGAAGCGAGGCTCGACCATGAGCGACGACGAGTACGTGAACCACACCTACACCTTCGACGCACCGGCCACCGTGACGCTGCACGTCGAGGCGGACAGCGAGCAAGAGGCGTGGGCCAAGGTGCGGGCGGCGCTCGGGGCGGAGAACCCCGACATCGAGTTCGCCCCCGGGGTGATCGTGCACGAGCTGGCAATCGGCGAGGCCCACGTGGACTGGAGCGTGGCCGAGGTGGCCCTGTCCAGCGGGCCGGCGGACACCGAGGACGACGGCGGGGACGACCCGGACGACGAGGTCGACCACGACTCCACGCGCTGATGGTGCTGGCCGGGTGCTGCCCGGCCGGTGCCACCGCCGCGTGGCGGAGAAAGGCAGGGAAGCGGTGACTTCCTACAGCATCTACTACCCGCAGTCCGACGACCCGCAGGAGGTGTGGCGGTCGCGGGTGGAGACCTTCCTGAGCGGCGCCGCCCGAAGCTTCCTCGACACGGCCGAGGTCGTCACCGAGGAGGAGGACCCTGCCGAGACGGAGGAGGCGTACGCCGTGTGGTGGCACTCCGAGCGGCGGGGCTGGGAACTGGACGCGATCCACCCGGACGACCGGCCGCGGTTCGTCAAGCGGCTCGGAGACTTCGCGGGCGAGAACCCGGGCGACCTGGCCCTGGTGGTCAACCAGATCCTGGAGGACGCGCGTCGGCTCGGGCACGCCTACGTCCACGACGTCGACACCGCCTGGTACCGGGCGGGCGAGCTGTACATCTACAACTCGCAAGGCCAGGGCATCGGGCTCTGGGAGCACGGCGACGCCGGCAAGCGACTGAGCGAGCGCATCGGCTACCACCCGGTGCGCGGGTTCACCTACCCGCCGGGCGACGAGCGCGGCCGATACGTGCAGATCGAGGAAATCTGACCGTGCGCTGACGGTGGGGCATCCGGTGCGGCCGGGTGCCCGCGCCACCACTGCATGGGTGGAGGAAGAGAGGGCCGGTCATGGCCAACCTGTTCAGCTTCGTCGCCGAGATTCGCCGAATGGCGACCGATGGTGACCTGGCCCGCCTGGCGATGCCGGGGGTCAGGCTTTCGCAGATCAACAGGCTCAGCCTCAGCGGTACGTCGTACCTCGCCGAGGTTCGTGACGAGCTGGCCGACTTCGTTGAGGAGCACGGCCGACTCCCGCGCGAGGCGGAGCCGGACGAGATTGCCGCAGCCCCGCTGGGCACCCGCGACGACGCCCACGTATGGGCGCTGTTCGTCGGGCTGGGCGGCTGGCTCGATGAGGACGCGCCGAACCGCTCTCTGACCACCGACGGGGCCACCCGCACGCTGGAGGGCATCGGGCGGCGGCTGGTCTACGCCCTGCTCGAACAGGCAGAGGAAGCCTGAACGCTCCCCGCTCGGGTGATGGTGGCCGCCGGACTCCAGCCCGGCGGCGCGCCACCGTCGAGCGAACAACTGGACGGAGAGGGAGCCGAGAGATGGGCAACAACATTGCGGACCGGCGCGACGTGGCGGTGCTGACGGTTCGCGGCCGAGGCTTCCGCGTGGAGCGGATTGCCTGGAAGAACAGCGACGGTCTGTCGTTCGACGTGCACGACGTGGCGACGGGCGTCTGCCTGACGGCCGAGTCGTACGACTGGCAGCCGCGCGAGGGTGACGTGGTGGAGTTGCTGGACCGCCTCAAGAGCGGCCTGGAGGACGGGACGCTCGACCCGCTCGACCACGACAGAGCCGAGCTGGCCACGGTGCTCGGCATCGAGTTGCTGCACGAGGGCGACGAGGACGGCGGCGACGACGAGGGAGGCGCGGACGGGCGCGAGGTGAACTGGCAGTGCCCGGGGTGCTTTGCCGTCTTCTACGTCGGTGAGGAAGACCTGGCGGTCGACCACGTGCAGATTCACTGCGACAAGGTCGACGGCGCGGGTCGGGCGCTGAGCTGACCGTACGAGTGATGGTGGCCGCCGGGCTGAGGTTCGGCGGCGCGCCACCGTCGAGCGGATGACTGACACGGAGAGAGGGCCAACGATGAAGACGCCGCCGAGGGCTCGGCAGGAGACCGCCGAGGAGATGCGGAGGCACGGCTACACACAGGGTGCGGTCGACGGCATCCTGCACATCCGCAGCCTGGACGACGAACAGGTCCTCGCGGCAGCACGGAGCGTCGACAGCGACGCTCACAAGGCGATCCTCGCGCGCATGGGTCCCCGTACCAACCCGTTCTGGATCACCGGTGCGTGCGCGGAGGAGGCGTACCTGCGCGGGCTGATTGACGAACGGGAGTTCGATCACCTCAGCGACTGAGCACCCCGCTCGGGTGATGGTGGCGCACCGGCTTCGGTCGGTGCGCTCGCCACCTGTCGAGCGGCAGGAGGAAGTGAGGACGATCGTGAACGGGCGGGACATCCGGAGGACGGGGGTCGGCTACCTGGCCGACGGCTACTTCTCGGCAGCCGAGGTCGGCGAGGAGAACATCTGCGACCACGTGACCGTCGGCGAGGACGACGGCGGACGTATCCCGGTCACCATGGTCGAGATCATCCGCTGGTCGGAGTTCGAGATCGGGCCGTGGGCGAGAGCGACGGTGCGCCAGCTCGACGCGGTGAAGCGGACGATCTGCGTCAACTACGGCGCGGCCGGGGTCAACCACCGGGACGAGGACTTCACCGGCGACGGGCTGCTGGAGGTCGAGTGGGTGGCGTGGGCCGAGGGGCACAAGCCCCTCGGCGAGGTGCTGGATTTCATCCGGAGGATCGTCCCCGAGGGGCCGGTCGGCTTCCACAACAACTCCAACGGAGCGTACGGAGCGACCGGCAACGTGGTCCGGGAGGTCCGCGAGGCCGTAGCTGCGGTGGAGGGCTGAGCGGTGGACGCGCTCACGCCGGCATACGAGATCGAGCACCCGCGCGGATGGCGGCGGCTGTACCGGATGCCCAACGGACTCGGCGCGTCGGTCATCCCCCGCCAGCCAGCGATCCCCGGATACGCGGCTGGCACCGTGGACGTACTGGTCGTCGAGTGGACCGGGAACGACCCAGACGACCACATCGAGCACCTGCCCAAGGACTGGCAGGTGGTCGAGGACTTCGTGCGAGCGGTCGACAGTCAGGGGGGTGATGTCTACTACGGCAACGGCGGATGCGAGTTGCAATGCGTCCCGGAGCACGAGCTGCTCGGGCTGCTGACGCTGATCTCGCGAATGCCCTGATCGTGCGCTGATGGTGGCGCGCCGGGGTGACCGGCGCGCTCGCCACCGCCGCACGGGCGGAGAGGCGAGGTGCAAGGTGAGCGACAGGAAGACGGAGATTCAGGTCGGGCTGCCTGAGCAGGAGGCGCGGCGGCCCGAGTCGGGCTACGGCCTGAGCCTGATCGCCGACGGTGTGAGCTGGCAGGGGACGAAGGCCACGATCATCGAGAAGGCGATCAGTGACATGCTGCGCCACGACTACGACGGCGCGGTGGAGGACGTTGTGGTCTACGAGGAGGGTCCGACTAGCAGAACGGTCACCCGGATCAGCGGCGACGTGGTCGAGGTCAACAGCCTGAGGCTCACGTTCGCCGGTGGCCGCGAGGTCGAGCTGGACGGCATCCTCGCGATCCACTTCTGACGTGCGCTGATGGTGGCCGCCGAGCATGGCTCGGCGGCGCGCCACCGCCGCACGGCGGAGAGGTGAGGTGACGAAGTGAAGATCAGCGAGTACATGGCGGCGGGAACGGCCGAGCGCGCGAAGGCACGGGCGGCGCTGAGCCGGCGGGTCAACAACGGGACGCGGCGACTGCGGCGCATGACCGAGGTCGAAATCGCCGATGCCGCCAGGGCGCGCTTCCCCGAGGCCGTCAAGGTGCGCGTGTCGGTGGATGAGGGCGACGACGTGTGGTGCATGGCGGCAGGGATCTACGGGCCGCGCGGCAGGCGGCTGGTCCTGGAGGACTACGACCTCAACCCCCAGCTCGACCGCACCATCCAGGACCTGGTCGAGGAAGCCTGGGAGGAGGGCGGCAAGGACGACTGGCCCCACATCGACCGCGAGGACGACGAGGACTACCCCGACAGCTTCGACGTGCGCGAAATCCGACTGCCCCGGCGGCCGAGTGGCGCAGGGCTGACGGAGGGCTGAACCGTACGGGAGATGGTGCCGGCCGGGTGACGCCCGGCCGGTCGCCACCGCCGCACGGGCGGAGGAAGTGAGGCGGAGATGGATGACAGGGAGTTCCTGTTCGACGCGGCGGTGACGGCGACCTTCGCGGTGACCGCACCGACGCTGCTCGATGCGGCGGCCAAGGTCCGCGAGATCCAGGAAGCCGACCCGGACGACCTCGACGACGGCGTGCTGCTGCGCTCGCTGTCCTGGGGCATCCAGGTCGACGGTGAGCTGGTCCAGGTAATCGACGGGGGCATGAGCGATCCGGTCACCCTCGACCGGATGAGCGACCCGGCCACGCGGGGAGAAGATGTCGACCCCGAGCGGCTGGTCGCTGCCATCGGCGAATACCGCGCCGCGCTACGGACGGGCCGGGTGGACGCGGAGGCGGGCGCGCTGCGGCTGCTGGCCAACCTGGCGCTGGAGCGATGGCCGGAGGTCGCAGAGCGACTGCCGGACGGGCTCTGATCGTGCGGGTGATGGTGGTGCGCCGGGCTGCGGCTCGGCGCGCTCGCCACCGTGGCACGACGGAGGAATGGAGGGCGGAGCGTGGCGGAGAGGTTCGGGCCGCTGAATGCGGCTCAGGAGCGAACGCTGGAGCATTACGAGGCGCTCGGGAGCGTGCAGACGTGGTACGCCGGCCGAGTGCGGGATGACGACTCGGTGGAGGTCGTGGGTCTGGGCGAGGACTTCATCTGGGCGCTGGTCATCGAGCACGACGGCGAGGTGGCCACCTACGAGGCGCACATCGATCCAAAAACCTGGCAGACCGGCATCACCTGCTGACCGTGTGCTGACGGTGCGGCATCGGGCGAAGGTCCGGTGCGGCGCCGCCCGCCGCACGGACGGGAGGAAGCGAGGAGTCTGATGGAGATGTACACGGTCGTCGGGGTGTGGCTGAACAATGCGCCGCTCGCGGTCGCCTCGCTGGGCCGCCCGACCCGCACCGACTGGGCCGGCGGCCTGACCGATGCCTTCCCCAGTGAGTTTCCGCAGGGATCGTGGGTGGAGCTGGTCCTTGCCGACTCGCACGATGCGGCGCAGCGGCGGGCCGAGGAGCTGATGCGGGCGAACGACGAGAGCGGCGACGACGGCCAGGAGGGCGACGCGGGCGACGACGAGGGTGACGAGGACGGCCACTCCGCTGGCGACGGCTGCGGCATCTACGACACGGGCTATTGGGTCGAGACCGATGACGGCGGCTGTGCGGTCGAGGACCTGGAGGTGGGCGACGTCTTCGAGGACCGCGCTTACCCGGGTGACCGCTGGATCGCCAGCGAGGTCGTGGTCGTGGGCGACGACGTGCACGTTGACGTCGAGCGAGCCGACGACTGATCCACCGCGCGCTGACGGTGACGGCCGGGCTACGAGCCCGGCCGGTCGCCGCCCGCCGCGCGGCGGGAGAAGGTGAGGATGGGATCGATGGCGGTTCCGAGTGCGGATGAGCTGGACCGGATGTCGGACGACGAGCTGTTGGCGGCATTGAGGGCCTACCAGGACGCATACGACCGGCGGACGGAGAGCAAGTTGCTGCGGGTCGTCACAGAACAACTGGCGGCCTCCGGCGAGCTGGAGGCCGACGAGGAGCCGATCAAGGTCCTGTTCGACCCCTACAACTACCCCAACGGCTGGTACTACAAGGAGCGCAGCGCCCGGGTCTACCTCAAGGGCGATGAGGAGCCGTTCCTGTTCGACTTCGAGGGCGATGAGGTCAGCGGCCTGCTCGGCACGCTGAGCTACGAGGCCGGGGAGAAAACGGAATTGGTCGTCAACCTGGTTGACGGCACGGTCGACCACCTGGGATGACCGCGCACTGACGGTGGCCGCCGGGCTTCGGGTCCGGCGGCTCGCCGCCTGCCGCGCGGCAGGAGAAAGGAGCGCCGAAGGATGGCGCAGGCAAGCACGATCGAGTACGCGATCAGCCGGGACGGCGGCGAGACCTTCACGGTCCTGGAAGCGGGGGTGCCGTCGGAGCGGTTCACTCCGATCGTCGAACGGATCACCACGAACCGGAACACCCAGCCCGAGCTGAACAACGACGCCCTGCTGATCCGCGACCTCGACTCTCGGACCGTCTGGCGCCTGCGGGCCGAGGGAGCCGCACTGCCCGCCGCTTCGTGATGGTGGGGCACCGGCCGCCGCCGGTGCCCTCGCCACCTCCGAGCGGAGGAGAGAGTGAGGACGACATGGGAGCCTTGTCCGACCTGGAGATCGTCCTGCGGGGCCTGCGGTGCCTCCAGCCGGAAGAACTGGCCGACCTGGCCCCGATGGCCGGCACGGGTCGCCCGAGCGGGCCGGAGACGCCCGGGGCGCACTACCTGGCGAGCCTGCGCGACGTGCTGGCCGACAAGATCGAGAGAGACGGCGGTGCGCCGGATCCCGAGCTGGTGCCGGCGACGGTCAGCGTCTGGGACGTGGTTCCGGATGGGCGCACCGCCTGGGACACCTTCCTCGACCTGGAGGCGTTCCACACCGACCACGCGCGCAAGCACCACCTGACGACAGACGGCGTGCGCATCGTGCTCGAACTGATCGGGTGCGACTTCTGGCGGGAACTGCTCACCGCCCACGTGCCGGAGCGGTTCTACCTCTGACCTGACCGCTTCCGCCGCGCCTCGAACTGCCGGGGCGCGTGCGGTGGCCGCCAGGGCCAAGATGGAGGAGATGAACGTGAAGCTGACGTTCGAGTGGGACGTGGCAGAACAGCACAAGCTGGAGATCGAGCTGGACGACCTGTTCGACTGGCTGGTCCGGGAGGGCGTGCTCGACAAGAACGACCCGCGAACCCTGGAGACGCTCCAGGAGGTCTACAACGACACATGCGAAATCGAGAAGTTGCTGTGGATCTCGCAGGGCAAGGACACCGTCGTCCGTCGCGGCGTGAGAGGACTGACCTCCCACCCGTTCGAGACGCCGGAGCCCCGGGCGGAGCACCCGCACGACCACGGCGACTACAGCGACGTGCAGTGATCGCCTGACCGCTTCCGTCCGGCCCGCCTGACGCGGGCCGGGCAGTGGCCGCCAGGCCAGGACGAGGAGGAGAGATGGACGAGCAGCAGCCGGAGGAGCCCGCCAAGCTGGACCACCAGCAGCTCATGAACATGCTGCGTGACAAGGCCGCAGAGCACGGCTGGTCGGTCGACTGGAGCTTCAAGGGCGACCAGTACGGCAACGGCGACCAGGAATACCAGGTCTGGTTCACGCCGACGAGCAGCACCTGACCGCTTCCGCCGCGCCCCGGGAACCGTGCGCCCCGGGGCGTGCGCGGTGGCCGCCAGGGCCAAGATGGAGGAGAAGTGGATCCGAAGACGAACGGCTCGACCGTGCGGCAGTTTCTCGACCTGTCGACGAGCCACCTGCCCGAGAAGGTCTGCGACGGTCTCGGCGGCTACCCCGGCGTGACGGCGTACGAGCACACGGCGTACGGCTGGTTCGTGTGGGCGCCGAGTGACCCGAACCTCGACATCTACGAGAAGGTGCCCGAGGAAATCAAGGCGATCTGGCGGCATGCGCGCAAGCTCGGCTGCGAGTACGTGCTGCTGGAGCGGGACGCTGATGACGACCCCAACCTGCCGACGTGGAACTGGAGTACGGGCGAGCGCCACGACCCTGCCTGACCGCTTCCGTCCGGCCCGCCCTTCGGGGCGGGCCGCGGCGGTGGCCGCCAGGGCCAGGACGGAGGCAGCGAGATGGAACGCGAGCCGCGACGGTGGCGAATGTACGCGGGAAGACTGAAGAGCCCGGTTGAGGGCCGGGAGTTCATGAACTTCGGTGACCCGTGGTACGTGCGGGCGTACGGCCGAGAGCCGGTGCCCGTCGAGCTGACCGAGGACCCCGAGGGCACCTACTGGGGGTGGATCGACGCACCGGGTCACCCGCAGGCCGATGGCATGCCGGAGATGGTCCAGCCGCACTACGGCATGTTCACGATGCAGTTCCCCTACGGCCCCGAGGCCGAGCAGGAGCGAGGGAAGGGCGAGATCGTGCGCATGTCGGTGCGCGAGGTGTCGGAATGACGCGCGAGGCGGTGCGGGAGATGCTACGCAACAACCCGCGCCGCTTCGGTTACGCACTGCGCAGGGCGCTCTGGACCCACGAGGCGATGGCGTTGCTACCCGGCCCGTACGGCTGGAATGACGGCGGCTGCCTGCTGCTGGCCGAAGGGCTGGTTGAGCTGCTGGGGCGAGAGGCGCGCGTCAGGGCGGTCGTCCGGGGCGGCACGCTGTACGCCCAGCACTTCGTGGTGCAGGAGGGGCGCTGGCACCTGGACGCGGACGGGGCATGCCTGGAGGGCACCCTGCTGCGGCGCTGGGAAGAGCAGGAGTTGGTGCCGTCACCTCGGACGGCGCCGTTGCGCGCCGTCGACATCAGCGCAGGCACCCCTCGTAGCGCTGAGGTGTCCGCCTCCGTGCGGGACTTCCTCTGTGCGCGCCTGCCTTCGGCCTGACCGCTTCGGTCGGACTCGGGGCGACCCGAGTCCGGCTGTGGCCGCCAGGGCCAGGAAAGTGAGGCGAGGTAATGAAGGGCGACAGCAGCCGGTGCGACCTGCCGGTAGGAACCTTCGTGGAGGTGACCGAGTACGGGGACGGCCAGCGGTACATCGCCGTGATCGTTGGCTACGACCTGGGGCGCAGCAAGTACGAGGTGGGGCACCGATACGCAGGCTGGGGCGAGTGGAGGTGGCTCGACGGTGGCGCCTGGGTCTTCCCGGGCGAGGTCGAGGAGATCAAAACCAAGGAGGTCAGCTTCGAGTCTGAAAACGTCGACGAGAAGCCGGGCGTCGTCACCTACACCATCCCCGCCTGAGTGACGGTGAGGTGCGAGCCCGACGCGAGCGACGTGGCACTGCGCACCCGATGGGTGCTCGACGAGGGAACGACGTGGGACTCCTTCGACCACAACACCTGACCGCTTCGGGCGGACTCGGGGCGCACCCCCGAGCCCGCCAGTGGCCGCCAGGGCCGAGAGGGAGGACGCGAGCGATGACGGAGGACAAGCGGCCCGTAACTGCCGATAGCACCCCGGCCGAGATTGACCAACGGCTGCTGGGGCTGGCGTGGGACAAGGCTCACCACCAGGCGATCCTGGGCGGCCGGAACGTCAGCGAGGAGCAGCGGGCAGCTGCGGAAGAGGCGTTGGCGCGGATCGCCGACGAGGAGAATCCGCTGGAGGCGGCATATGAGCGCCGGCGGTGGACTCGGTGGTGGTGGGTGCCGAACGGGCACCTACACCGGGAGGGTGAGTGCTCGACGCTGTTCGAGAGCACCGAGCGGAACCTGACCCCGCGGGCTAGCGGACTGAGCGACGAGGAGTTGGTCGGCAAGTTCGGGTGGCACGTCTGCACCGCCTGCTACCCCGACGCCCCGAAGGACCCCAACTTCCGCACCCCGGGCACGTACGCGGCCGAGCAGGCAGCCGCCGACGGGTGGTGCCTGAACAAGGTGCCGGCGAGGATGAGCCGCAGATGGCACGGCTACGGCAGTTGCGGGGAGTGTGACGCGGGCGGGGTGCCGGTGTCCAGCCGGGGCAACCTGCGCAAGCACAAGCACCAGCGGATGGCCGATGACGCCGCCCGCGAGGCGCGGATCAACGACCCGAAGCTGATTGGCGCCGCCACTGGCGAGCCGCTGAAGGTGGACGGCTCGGAGATCAGAACCCGCCGCACGGCCGAGATCGAGTGGGTGCGGCACATGGAGAACGGCGATGAGCGCGGTTGGGCCAGTAACCGCGCTTGGCAGGCCGAGCAGCGAGAGTTCGCTCGACAGATCGCGGAGGCGCTGGCCGCCAAGGACGGGGTGAGCGTCGAGGAGATCGAGGCTCGACTCCAGCCGAAGCTGGAAGCCAAGATCCGCAAGTTCGAGCGCGACCGGGAAACGGCCGGACGCTGACCGTACGGGTGATGGTGTGGCATCGGGCGCGAGCCCGGTGCCGCGCCACCTCCGTGCGGAGGAGAGAGTGAGGTCAGGGATGACCTACGCGGTGATTGAGCGACTCCCGGATGGTCGGGAGTGCATCCTGGGCGTCGGCTTCACGGACGCGCCGGGATACCCCGACGACAGTCAGCTGTGGGCGCCGAAGCGGTGGGCGGTGCTGCTGACGCACGAGGACGTCCTGGTCGACGGGGTCTGGCGGGAGGTGGCACCGGCCGAGCCGACGGACCATGGCGTGGTGGGCGGCGACGGGCAGCTCAGTACGGCCTGGGGCCGGAGGTTCGCCCGCCGAATGCCCGACGGGTTGTGGGCGGTGATCGACCACTTCTTCTACGTCGAGACCGACGTGATGCACGAGAGCGGCGAGCGGTGGCTGACCGAGGGGATCTGGCGCACCGCCTGCCGGGACCTGCGCGACGTGGGTGGCACCGAGGAGTGGGCCGACACCCCCGAGTACAAGGGCCTGGACACGGTCGGCGAGGTCACCGACCGGGACGCCTACGGCCGGTGCGACCTGCTGACCGGCGAGTACGACTGGAACGGGGAGAGCCTCGTCCGCTGATGGTGGGGCATCCGTCCGGTGCCGGATGCCCTCGCCACCTCCGGACGGAGGAGAAAGGGCGCAGGTGAGCGCCATGAACCGAGCCGCAATCCTCGAACTGGAAGAACTGGCAGCCCAGCCGCCGCGCCTGCCGAGCCGGTACGACGCGACGGACCACTGCCGAGAGTGCCGGTCGCTGGTCGGGACGCCGGACATGGCCAGGTGCGCGCTGGCGGTCTTGGCGGACCGGCAGGAGGCGGGCCGGCTCGTGCTGGCCGCCGAGACCATCGCGCAGTTGGCGGAGGTGCCCCGCTCGCCGTGGCGGGTAGTCGCGGCCATGCTGCGGCCGTGGAAGTCGTCGCGCCTGTTCTACCCGATGGTCCTCACCGGCAAGCCGGGGGTCTACGCGCTGAGCGGCGGCGGGGCGCGGAACTCGGCAGAGCAGGCCGAGGAGCACCTCGGCTCGATCCTCGGCGGCTACCGGGAGGGTTGGGTGGCGACGTACGCCGGGGCGTACCAGGTGTTCAGCCGCTGACCGCGAGGGATGACGGTGCGGGCCGGGCGCATGTCCGGCCGGCGCCGCCGGCCGCGGGGTCGGAGATGGGTGGTCGAGAGGTGGACTTGGTGGGGGTTCGGCCGGACACGTTGGCCGAGATGACGGAGATGATGCGGGACCTGGACGCGGCACTTTCGTTCGGGACGTCGTGGATGGCAGGAGGCAAGCTGACGGTCCGGGCGATCAAGGGCACCTGCTACATGGTGCGGGTGCTCGGGCCGGAGCGCGCCGAGCTGGACTGCATCGAGACGAGCCGCGGCCTGGTGCAGATGGCCGGCTGGCACGACCCGGCCGCCGGACTGTCGCTGCCGCCGAACATCGCACGCAAGGCGTGGGAGATGTCGCAGGTCAAGCGAGCGGCGTGACGACGAGGTGACGGCCCGGTTGGATCCGGCACCTGGGATGCTGTCCCAGGCGCCCGGCCCTGGCGGTTCGACGCCGGTACAAAGCGAGGAGACGGTGATGATCAGAAACGAAGCCGAGCGACTCCAGCGTGCGCTGGACGAGCTGGTCGGCGCGACCGGCGTCGAGGGTATCCGGGCTGCCACCCGCCTGCGCGACGACATGCAGAAGTCGATTCAGCGGTCACGGGCGCTCATGGCGGCGGACCTGTACTACCTGAAGGGCATGTCGTCGCGGGAGATCGCGTCGGCCGTCAGCGAAGGCGGCACCCCCTACACGCAGGCCGGGGTGTTCAAGTGGCTCAAGGCGCAGATCGGCCAGGACCCGCTGGTGTACGTGGGCGTCTGGCGGGACGGCGACGACTTCCACATGGACACCTTCCCCGCCGAGAGTCCGGACCAGATCCGCAAGGTGGTCGACGGCGGCGTGCGCCTCGCGCCCGCGACGTGGGAGCTGGATCCGAGCACGGCCGACGCTAAGGACGTGTGGCGCCGGCTGACCCGACTGGAGAGCTAAGGAAGCGAGGAAGTCATGGACGGGCACGAGCGACAGGGGCAGGCACTGCTCGGCGACGAGCGCGTGTGGCTGATGGATGCCCTCGGGGTGTCGAACGAGCAGGCGCGGCTGGCGGTGCAGGAGGTCGGCCTGTACGTCCTCGGGGTGTCGGAGGGTGGGTTGGCGGTGCTGAGGGTCGGCCGGCACGTCCTCATGGGAACCAACGAGGCTGGCGCCCACTTTCAGGCGGTGGGCGACGCCGGCCGGGAGGCGCTGGAAGCGATCCGGGCTCGCCTGATCGAGCAGGGCTATAGCCCCAGTGACGTCCGGTGAGCGAGGAGGAGCGCGCCCGGCTGCTCCGGCTGATTGGCGAGGAGTACGCGGAGACGCTGGATCGGGTCGACCACTGGATCGAGCGGGAGGTGCGCCACCTCGGCCAGGTCGACGAGGTGGAGCGGTTCGCCTACCTGTGCGAGCAGTTGAGGAGGTTGCCCCCAGAGACGGTGGGTGCGGCCCCTGGGATGGCGGCGGTGCTCATCCTGCGGGAGGCGAAGGCCAAGCGGCACGAGCTGTGACTGGGCGAGAACGGGGCCACGGATTGACGTGGCCCCGTTCTTTGCTCTACCTTGGATGTATTAAATACACCTAAGCACGACGGAGCTGGCCGCTTCCGTGCTCGCCGGGAGACCGGCGGGACGCGGTGGCCGCCAGGCCAGAGCCACAACCGAACAGGAAAGGACCACCTCAGGATGACCACGACCCTTCCGGTGGATCGCAACGAGGCGTTCGCGGCCGAGCGTCGCGAGCAGCTCGAAGCCGCCACCCAGGCGCAGGCCAACTTCGATCAGCGCCTCGCCGACGGCAAGCTCCGCAACCTCGGCAACGGCCGCTTCCAGGTCACCGACCCGGGAAGCTGGGACGACGGCGAGATCCTGCTCCGCAACAACCTCGGGCAGATCATGCCGCAGCACGGCCTCGACGAGACCACGGGTTCCGTCGCCCTCTACACCACCACGCCGGCCTGGCACGGCCTCGGCAACGTCGTCCCCGGCGGCACCGCCGACATCGACACCGTCCTCAAGCTAGGCGGGATCGACTGGGAGGTCCGCAAGCGGCCGGTGCTCTTCCAGGAGGAGCTGGGCGGCCCGACCCGCGTACTTCCGGGCAAGTTCGTCACCACCCGCGGGGACACCCACGCCGGCCTCGGTGTCGTCGGCGAGAAGTACACCGTCTTCCAGAACCGGACCCAGTTCGAGTTCCTCCAGGACCTCGCCGCGAGCCGCAAGCTGATCTGGGAGTCAGCCGGCGCGGTGCGCGACGGTCGCCGCGTGTTCGTCAGCATGCGGCTACCCGAGAGCCTGGTCATCGACGAGGGCGGCGTGGCCGACGAGATCATCCCGTTCGTCGCGGCCATGAACTCCCACGACGGCAGCAGCAAGTTCGAGATCGTCCTAACCCCCTGGCGCCCGGTGTGCGGCAACACCGAGCGGTTCGCCCTGCGCGACGCCGTGGCCCGGTGGGGCTGCCGGCACACCACCAACGCGCAGGAGCGCTTCGAGCAGGCCCGCGAGACCCTGGGCCTGTCCGTCGCCTACTACGAGGAGTTCGTCGCCGAGGAGACGGCGCTGGCCCAGACCGACCTGGCCATCGACGAGTTCCACAAGGTCATCGACGACCTGTTCGGCACCGTCGACGAGGACGCCTCGGAGAAGAAGCGCAAGAAGCACGAGGCGCGAAAGAACGTGCTCACCGACCTGTTCACCACCAACGCCGAGCGGCTGGGCAACACCGCCTACGCCGGCGAGCGGGCCATCACCGAGTTCCTCGACCACAAGGTCAGCATCCGGCCGACCGGATCCCTGAAGGGAAAGTTTGCCGCCGCCCGCGCCACCGCGGTCATGGAGGGCGACCGGGACGAGGCCAAGAACAAGGCGCACAAGCGGCTGATGCTGCTGGTCCGCCGCTGACCCTGACCGCTTCGGTCCGGCTCGCCCCACCCGGGGCGAGCCGGGCAGTGGCCGCCAGGGCCAAGACGGAGGAAACCAACATGCCCGATGCACCCGCCGTGCCACTGAGCCTGAACCACCTGCCCACCGTGGCCGGGCTCGCCGTCCCGTGGATCACGCCCACACTGCCCGACGGCCGCCACCTCTTCGGGAAGGTGGACGCCTCGCGCCTGCGCGCCGCCCTCGACAAGTACCTCTGCTCGATCTGCGGCAAGCCGCTCGACGAGCGGATCGTGTTCGCCATGCGCGACGTCGACCTGCGGAGGCTTCTGTCGCCAGAGCCCGGCATGCACCCCGCGTGCGCGCACTACAGCGCGCTCGCCTGCCCCATGCTCGGCGGACGCATGGCCCGCTACGGCAGGGCTGTCGGGGTGGCCGCGGAGGTTGGGATCCCGCTGGGCGACCCCGGTAACGCGCGGGCCGGCCACGCGGCCGATCGGTATCACCTCGTGTGGGTGAACAGCTACCGGGTCGTGACGGACCCCGCCACTGACCTTCCATCGGCGCAGGTGATGCCCTGGCAGATCCTGCGCAGCCGGCCAATCGTCCGGCAGGAGGGCGCCTGACCGCTTCGGTCGGGCTCAGGGCGACCTGAGCCCGGCTGTGGCCGCCAGGGCCAAGACGAGGAGATTCGAGGATCATGAGCGACCAGGACGAGAACGAGCAGATCGTCAGGAACTTCCTGATGGGCGCAGCGCACACCCAGGCGGCCCTCCGCAGGCGGCGGGTCATCCTGTTCGTCGACGAGTCGATGCTCACCGAGCACGGCTACGAGCCGGTGTTCGTCGCCGAAGGCGAGACCGGCTGCTACCGCCAGGGCCGCGAGAACCACCAGCAGCCCTGGTACTTCGGGCACGACTTCAAGGTGGCCAAGCGGCTCGTCGACGAGGCAAACGAGCGCCTCGGTGTGTCACCCGAGGAGGCGCACCACATCGTGATGGCGTCGATGTTCCCCGGCTACCGGCCCTGACCGCCTCCGTCCGGACCGCGCCCGTCGCGCGGTCCGGCGCGGTGGCCGCCAAGGCCAAGAAGGGAGGGCACCATGCCCACGACACAGGACCTGATGGAGGCAGCCTTCAAGCGGCTGCGAGACAAGGGCATCACGCCGACGCTGGTGTTCGACCAGCGCGCCATGGTGCGCAGCGACTGTCTGGAGGCGTACGAGCGCGCCGCCCAGGTGGAGGGCAACCCCGGCAGGTGGGTGGGCGCATCCTTCACGGACGCCCAGTGGCGCAGCGGCATGCTGCACTACCGGGGCTCCCTGGACAGGGAGTGGCACCTGGTCCACAAGCTGCTCTTCAGCTTCCCCCGCAACGACCTCACGGTCCCGCGCGAGCTGCTGAACGCCCTCGCGGCCGAGAGGCTCCACGCGGAGTGGCAGTGCGAGGCGGCGTCAGCCGTCGAGGTGTGGCTGACCTGACGGGTTCCGTGGCCCACCCGGGGTGCGACCGGGTGGGCCGCGGTGGCCGCCAAGGGCCTGAGCGAGGAGGAGACATGGGCTTTCTGAGGGACTTCGAGCGTGGTGACCGGGTGTTCGTCGCCCAGGGCGTCGACGAGTGGCTCGGCATCGAGGTGGTGGGTGGCGACGCCGAGGAGGGCGTGGTGTACGGGCGCGTCCTGCTCACCAACGGCATCCCCGGCTACGAGAAGGGCGAAGTGATCCCGCTTGTCGAGGGCCTGCTCGCGTACCGCGAGCTGACCGTGGACGTACTACTGGCGCGCGAGGAGCGCGGCTGACCGATCGGGCCGCTTCGGTGGCGCCTGGGGCAACCCAGGCGCCGCAGTGGCCGCCCGGCCAACGAGGAACCGCATGAAGGAGCAAGACACATGTCCGGCCTGACCACCGTGGAATACGCAGCGCTCGATGGAGAGCAGCGCGCGCAGGCGCTCTCCGACGCCTTCCGTGAGCTGGAGAACGCGCAGTACACGCTCGCCCGGTACAAGGTGGCCGAGGCGGCGGGGCTGATCCGCCAGGAGTTCCCCGAGGCTCGCTGGGTTGCCTTTGAGCAGGGGCACGACGGCCTCGACGCCTCGACGATAATCCACCGGGTCTATGGGGACGGCGAACAAGCCGTGCTGTTCGACCTGGAAGAGGATGAGGATGGCGAGTTCCCCAACACGGCAGCCGAGGACTACCTGAGCGGCGCAGGCGAGGGAGGGTTCGACTTCCGCGAGCGGGGCGACCTGCTCTGGCTCGATCTGATCGAGCTGCGCTGACCGCCTCCGTTCCCGCCCGACTCTGGTCGGGCGGGCAGCGGTGGCCGCCAGAGCGACATGGAGGAGCGAGAGATGAAGGTGCTGGCAGCGACCAGGAGAGGTCAGGGCGAGCGCCCTGGGGACTTCTCGTGGACCAACGACGGAGAGCTGGTCTTCCCCGGGTTCGTGTGCGACGCAGACCTGGCCGACCCGGAGGGTGGCTGCGGCTGCGGCCGGGCGCTGATCGGGGTCGAGTCCGCGAAGGGGACGACCACCGCGGAGGTGGTGGAGCAGGACCTAACGTTCGAGCAGCTGACGGCCATCGTGGCCAAGGCGCTGACGGACCAAGGGTGGGGCGCTGAGGAGGGCGTGGCGGAGGCTGTCGCCGACGACATCGTGGGGCCGATAGCGGACCTGCCGGCCGGCACGATCGTCGGCCGCCGGCTCGACGAGCTGTCCGCCCGCTGAGACCTGACCGCTTCTGTGGCCGCTCCGGCGACCGGGCGGACCGCAGTGGCCGTCAGGGCCAGGACGAGGAGGACGAGATGCTGTACGGGGACGGGGTCGACATGACGAAGGTCATGTTCGGCGAGAACGCCAGGCACGTCGGCGCCTGGATGTACGTGCAGAACCAGGGCCCAAGCGTGGTGTCGTTCGTAGGGGGCTCGATGGCGCCTGCGGCGGCACGACACCCATTGCGGTTCGGGTCGGAGCGGACCCACCAGTTCGTCCTGGGCGAGCTGATCGTCCGGCCGCACCTGGTGATCGCCACCGACGCGCTGCGCGGTTCCGGGCTGGCCTCTCTGGCCACGAGCGACCACGACTTCGGGCGGATGCTGAGCAGCGGCGAGGTGCTGCTCGGCGACCCAGGCGCGGCTCGCTGGAACGCCGGGTGAGCGCGACGAGCGAGCGCCCCATCGACATGGGGTTGGGCACGTACGCCCTCGCGCCCGAGGGCACCAACGAGTACGACGAGACGTTCGAGCAGGCTTGGACGCGCCACCGGGCCAACCACCCGGAGGTGGCGGCGGTATGGGGGCAGCAGAACGGCCGGTGGCCGAAGTGTGTGTGCCCCCGGTGCGATCCGGAGCAGCGCCGGCCGCGGCCAAACATCCTCGTCGAGGGCGGCGACGACTGACCATGCCCGGCAAGAGCTGCCGTGCCAGAACGCAAGTTGCAGGAGGGGCACATGATCAGAAGTGTGGGCGACCTGAAGGCCGCGCTGGAGGAGTACGACGACGACACGGCGGTGGCGCTCGCGATCTCTCCCAGGCGCCCATTCGAGCACCGGCTCGACAGTGCCGAGGAAGCCATCGTCGACGGCAAGCACGTCTTGTACCTCGTCGACGGGGGGCAGAAGGACTACCTGCCCACCGAGGCCAGACAGGCGCTCAGCTGGTAGCCCGGCGACTTCCGTGGCCCTCAGGCGTGTCCTGAGGGCGTGCGGTGGCCGCCTGGCCAGAATCACCGACAAGGAAGAGGACAGGATGCGGATCAAGAAGCTGTTCGGCGTGGTCATGCTGGCCGGCGCCCTGGCCATCCCGACGGCCGCCGTGGCCGCCTGTGCGCCGACCGAGAAGACGAGCAACGGGGCGGCGGACTGCGACGTCGACGACCAGCGCGAACGCGACGAGGACTGCGGCTACTACGACGAGGCCGGCATCTGGGTCTGGTACCCCTGGGTCGTCCAGGGCCAGGACTCGAAGCCGCCGAAGGGTTGGAAGGCGCCGAAGATCAAGATCGGCACTCAGCCGACGGGCAAGGCGACGGGGTCGCGCACCTCGGGCGCCTCGACGCAGAAGCAGACGAGCACCACTACGCGGTCGAACACGACCAGCACGCGGCAGTCCACGACGGGCGGCAGCCGCACCTCCGGGGGGTCTCTCGGTGGCGGTGGCCGTCGGCGCTGACGCCTTCTGTCGCGCCTCGCGCTTCCGCGCGGGGCGCGGCGGTGGGCGCCAGAGCGCGGAGAATGCAGCCAGACGAGGAGGAGGTGACGATGGGGGACGTTATCCACGAGACGCGCATCGGCGCCGTGTCGCCGGTGAGCGGCGAGTACGTGGAGTCGGTGCTGGTGTGGGCGGACCGCCCCTACAGCACCTGCGACCGGTGCGGACAGCCGGTGCCCACGGTGGAGTCGGCGCCGGCGATCGCGAACCCGCTGGGGTCGGCGATGGCGGTCAGCCAGCAGCACGGCTGCGGCGAGTGGCTGAGCGTGTTCTGGACCGAGCTGCCGGGCGACGCCACGGTGGAGCAGATCACCCAGGCCAAGCACGACCTGCTGCGGCGATACCGAGCGGCGATCGAGGAGCGCACCGAGGAGATTCGCGCCGCGCTGGCTGCCGACCTGACCGAGATGCTCGAACTGTCGCCGGATGAGCGGTACTGCACGGGCTCGGAGGTGGAGCCGGGCATTTACCAGGAGTCGGGCGGCTACCTCAAGGCTGGCCCCTGGGTGGCCTGGGCGTACGCCCCGGTGGGCGGCGACGCGATCACGGTGTACGAGGAGGACCTGGGCAAAGGTCCGGCGAGGTAGCTGGCGCTTTCCGTCCGGCCCGGACGCGTTCCGGGCCGGGGCGGTGGCCGCCAGGGCCAAGGAGGAGGAAGGCAGATGGCTGGAGGCAAGAGGTACACGGTCGTGCAGCACAGCGGCTTCGGCTACTCGGGCAAGTGCGAGTTTCAGCGGGGACTGGAGCCGGTAGCGGTCGGCAAGGGCTCCGAGGACCGGGTGCGCCGGGCCGGCGGGGTCCTGTTCGACGGATACGCGCAGGCTGACCAGTTCGCCAGGGTGGAGATGTACCCGAAGGGGCACGTCGGCCTCCTGCCGGCCGCCCCGGGTGAGTTCGCCAGAAGCGAGGTTCAGGGGCTGCGTGTCTACGTGCCGACCAAGAAGTCCTGACCGCTTCTGCCCCACCCGGCCGCGCCGGGTGGGGTGGTGGCCGCCAGGGCCAGCCGCGGCGATCGGCCGCGGACCCCGAAGGGACGCGACGTGGCAAAGATCAAATACGAGGACTGGAGTCCGACGGCTGCGGTCCGCAGCGAGATCCGGCGGGCGGAGATGATCTGCCGGGAGTTCGCCGCGCAGGGCTACGACCTGACCCTGCGTCAGTTGTACTACCAGTTCGTCTCCAAGGACTGGATACCGAACACCCAGCGGTCGTACGACCGGCTGGGCAGCATCATCAACAAGGCCCGCATGGCGGGCATGCTGGACTGGGACTACATCGTGGACCGCACCCGCAACCTGCGCGCCAACTCGCACTGGGAGAACCCGGACTCGATCATCGACTCCGCGGCGTACAGCTTCCAGGTCGACAAGTGGGCCGACCAGCCACGGCGGGTCGAGGTGTGGGTCGAGAAGGAGGCCCTCGCCGGCATCGTCCAGCGGGTGGCCAACCAGCATGACGTGGCCTGGTTTTCCTGCCGGGGCTACGTCTCGCAGAGCGAGCTGTGGGGCGCCGCGCGGCGCCACCTGCGCTACATCCAGGACGGGCAGGGTGTGACCGTACTACACCTGGGCGACCACGACCCGTCGGGCATCGACATGACCCGGGACATCAAGGACCGGCTGGAGAAGTTCCTCAACCAGGACTGGCTCGACGAGCACGCCCACGAGTTCGAGGGGGACTCTGTGTGGATCGCCGAGATCCGCCGGTCGATGCGCGAGCACGTCTCGGGCGACCCGATCGAGGTGCGGCGCATCGCGCTGAACTACGACCAGGTGGAGGAGTACGACCCGCCGCCGAACCCGGCGAAGTTGACGGACTCCCGCGCCAAGGGGTACATCGCCCAGCACGGCTACGAGTCGTGGGAGCTGGACGCGCTGGACCCGTCGACGCTGGCCGCGCTGATCACCGAGCACATCGAGGGGCTGCGCGTCGACGACCTGTATGAGCGCAGCCGGGCGATCGAGGACGAGCACAAGCGGCTGCTGGCCGAGGCGTCGAGCCGCTGGCCGGAGGTTGTCGAGTTCCTGCGGTCCTGACGGATTCGGTCCCGCCCGGACGGCGTGCCGGGCGGGGCGGTGGCCGTCAGGGCCAATCCGAGGGCGCCCCGTTGCCTGGGTGCGTCTCCTCGTCTACCTTGGATGCATTAAATAAACCTGGAGGCACGATGAGTAACGAGATGTGCGCTCAGGAGGAAGTACCCCGCACCCGAACCCGCTACCGGCCGGCACCGGGAGAGCCAATGCCCGAGCAGCCGGCGCCGGTGCACCGCCCCGGCGCGACAGCAGGCCGGGTGGCGGTCGCGGTCGTGATGGCCCCGGCAGTCATCGCCGGCGCGATGGCCTACGGCATCGTCGGCGCGCTTGTCGCGCTCGCGGTAGCCGCCGCGGCGGTGGCGCACGTCCAGCCGAACGCGCGACGGGGACGGCCGCGGTGAACCTCAACGACTACGACTCGCGCGACGATGTCGCGGCGCTGATCGCCGACCCGCCGCTGCAGCCGCAGGCGATCACCAACTACATGATCCGTTCCAGGCCAGGCGGAAGGTACGCCAGCGACCCCTTCCCGCCACCGACGGCCTACTACAGCCGCGGCAAGGTGGAGGCCATCGACCCGGAGACCTTCTACACCGCCAAGGACCGGCCGAACCGACGCGGCAAGACACCGCTGTGGCATCACAAGCTGCGTTCGGAGATCCGAGAATGGCACGCCAGGGTCCTCGGCGGAGGGCGCCCCGGCGCACGCAAGAGCGCCACAGGAGGTGAGCGACAGTGAGCGACCTCAGCTTTTTTCAGGTCGAGGTACCCGAATTGGAACCCGGCGGGCCGATGCGACTGTGGGCGCTGCGCGGTCCAGCCGGGGCGGTTAGCGTGGTGGCCCGCTTACTGCGGGGCGACGATCGAGCGCCCGAGGGGATGACGGTCGAGGCCCCGGACGGTGTGCGACTACTGCCGACGATCCTCGCGATCCATCGTCGGCCGCGCCCGGGGGAGGTCGACGTCCAGGATCCGTGCCACGCCCTGGATGGGCCCTGCGTCGCTGCCGGGCACTCCTTTCTCGCTGCAGATCGGGTGCTGAACGAGTGGGCCGCCAGTGGCCACGACGACGGAGTGATCCGAAGTGAGCTGGAGGGCTGGTACGAGAGCTACCTTCCACGCTCGAACTGATCGGCCCGCTTCTGTCCGGCCCGCACTCGCGGGCCGGCGCAGTGGCCGACCGGCCAGAGCCAACAGCAACCCGAGGAGAGTCGTGGAGCTGATCCTGACCCTGAACTGCGACGGCACGACCGTCAGAATCCCCATCCAGCCCGGCGATGAGCCGCAGGCCGTCGCACACGTCTACTTCCAGCCGATGACCGTCGAGCTGATCCCCGACTGCGAGGAGACCGACTACGACCACCGCGGCGACTGCGACGGCCAAACCCGGCGCCGCCAGGTGATCCACCAGGGCGCCTACGGCCACGCCAGGGGCGAGGGTGTCTACCTCTGCACCCTGCACGGTCGGCAGGCCGCTCGCCGCGGCGAGGTCGAGGCGCTGTGAGGCGCGCCAGAATCCCCGCGCACGTCGTGGAGGCATGGTCGGTTCTGCCCGACCGGCAGTGCCCCTGCCGGTGTGGACAGCGGGCGAAGATCGTCTGCGAGGACGGCTGGCGCGACATCGGCAGCTGGCTGTCCGACGAGGTGAGCAAGGCGCCGCTGGACATGGACCTGCTTACCCAGGTCCTCATCTACTGGTCGCCGGCCAGCGAGCGGGGCGCCCCGCAGGAGCAGTACGACGCCGAGTGCGACCGACTGGAGGCGGAGCTGGACTTGATCCTGCTCCACATCATCCCCGAGGAGCTGCGGTCCTGACCGACCCGCTTCCGTCCGCCCCGGGCTACCCGGGGCGGCGCGGTGGCCGACCGGCCAGAGAAATCGAAGATCGAGAGGGCACGAGGCATGGACCGTTCTGTCGACCCTGACCGCAACCCCGAGTGGAGCCGCGAGGGCGAGCCGCCGGCCGAGCCAGCGCACTGGACGATGCCCGAGTGGATGGAGCCCTACCGGGACCTCATCGTCAATACCGGTGGGAACGAGGTCGAGGAGCTGATCAACGACCTGAATACGGACAGGCGGATGATGCGTACCAACGTCGTCCGGTTTTCGCTCGCCGTGGCCGTCAGGAGTCAGGTTTCCCTGCTGGCCGGGCTGCGCGAGGCCGGGCTGCTGAGGAGGGAGTCGCAGTGAAACTGATCCTGACTATCGATGGACGCGGCGATGTGCGCGTCAAGACCGAGGGGAACGCCGAGTTCTTCACCATCACCCCCGGCACGACGCTCAACACGTACGCAACCGTCACGTCGACGCTTCCTGGCTTGGCGACTTTCGACGGCCGGGACGTGGATGCCGCGGTCGAGCGGTGCGTGGAGCTGCTCGGCTTGTGGCTGCGCGAGCACATCGGCGGGCGCGTCCCGATCGAGGTCGTTGACCGGCGGGGTCAGGGCCCGGCCACCTGAGCGCCTGGCCGCTCCTGCCGGGCTGGTCTCGCACCAGCCCGGCGGTGGCCGCCAGGGCCAGGACCAGGAGGACCGAGAGATGAAGAGCAAAAGGATGACCGCGATCGTGGTCGTCGCGGCGGGGCTGGCCGCTGGCGCGGCCGGGTGCAGTAGCGCCAGCTACGACGAGCGGCGCGCGTATCTGGACAAGACAGCGCAACGGGGCGTGGAGGCGCACCAGCGCATGGCGGCCCAGGGCGGGCAGATCGACGAGAAGCGGTGCCGGCGGGCCTTCTTCGCACTGGCGCTGGACGACCTGCCCGGCGTCGATGTCGGCAGTCACGGGGATTGGCAGCGCGAGGTGGAGCAGACCTTCATCGACAGCTGTCGGTCGGGCACGGCGGCCTCGGCGTCGCCGAGCACGCTGGTGGCCCCTACGGCGTGACGCGGTAGACCGGGCGGACCTGGTCTGCGGGCATGACGATGTCGGCGGTCTCCACGCGGAGGTCGCCGACGGTCATCCAGCGGGCGATGACGGTGACCCGGGAGACGCCGGGGATCATCAGCGCTGCCGCCTCGGCCTCGGTCGCCAGTCGGCAGTGCGGGCTCTCCCAGATCTCGTCGACATGGATGCCGGCGGCTGCCAGTTGCGCGACGTTGTCGCCGGCCTTCGCGGCACCGAACATGTCCTCGCGCCCGTCGACCAGCTCCAGTGGAATGTGGCTGGTCTCCAGGCGTCGCGGACGGTCGTCGACGTAGTGGACCGAGCGCTGCCAGAGCAGCGGCGTCCCGACCTCGACGCGTAGCCGCTCGGCGAGGTCGGCCGTGGCGGGGCTGCGGTCGACGTTGTAGACGGTGAGGCGGTCGCCCCAGCCGGCGCGGTACCGGTCCGGACCGAGTTCCTGCACGGGTTGCCGGGCGCGGACCTGGGTGCCGCGGCCGACGATCGTCTCGATGAGCCCCTCGGCGCGCAGTGTTTCGAGGGCCCTCTGGAGGGTGCCTCGGGCGACTCCGTACTCCTCGGCGAGCGTGACTTCGCCCGGGAGCGTGAACCCGGCGGGCAACTCGCCCGACTCGATGCGGCTCCGGAGGGAGTCGGCGATCTGCCGGTAACGAGCGGGGTCCGCAGGCGACATGGTGATCACGGTACCGCCTCTTCTGCAAGGGCCCGGGCTGGCCGCTTCGAACACGACAGCAGACTCTAGCCCGAATAGTCAGATCTGACTAGACAGATTGGCATAGACAGGAGTACGGTGCCCCCATGATCGACGCGATGAGGCCGGCCTCTGAGGCCACGAGGCCACGAGGCCACGAGGCCGCCGATGGGGCCAACGAGGCCGCAACGGTGGGCCAGGATGAGGCCGGCCCCCGTGAGGCCGACGAGGCCTCGACGGCGAGGCCGACTGAGGCCGCCGCTTCGGCCGGCCTCAACGGGGCCGACCCCATGAGGCCAGGAGCCGTGAGGCAGGCCCCCGCCTTCAAGGCCTCGCGCACGGCCAGCAACATCGCCGCGCGAGGCCAGCGGGCCATCGCTGAGGCCGAGGCCGAGGCCATCCGCCTCAGGGCCCACACCGAGCAGAAGGTGACCGTTGAGGCCACCAAGGCGAGGCAGGCTGAGGCCCGCGAGGCCAAGAGGCTGGCCCGCAAGGAGGCCAGGCGCGCGGCGATGCGTGAGGCCGTGGCCCGCACCCTTGGGGCCGCCGGCCGCGCCGTGACCTACGCCCGGGAGCACGCCGACTCGGTGTACTCGATGGGCATCTACGGGGCTGCGGTTGGCGTGGCGGGCACCTCTCAGGCGCAGGTCGCACACGACCTGTTCGACTGGTCGTGGCCGCGCGCCATCGGCGGCGCGGCGTTCATTGAGGGCCTGGCCCTGGCGTTCGCCCTCACCGCCCACAAGCAGCGCATGCAGGGCGAGAAGGCGTTCCTGCTGCGCGGCCTGACGGCCACCGCGGCGGGCTTCGGTGCCTGGGTCAACTACACCGCCCACGCCGGCGACCCCAGCCTGGAACCCTGGGTCGCCCAGGTCATGGGCGTCGTCCTGGCCGCCTCCTCGATCGCCGGCATCGTCCTGTGGGAGATGCGGACCAACGCCCGTACCCGCAAGGAGCTGCGCAAGGCGGAGAAGAAGGCCGCGCCGAAGGCGAGCCTGGGCCTTGACCTGGCGCTTCGCTACCCGGGCACCGCGTTCTGGGCCTGGTCTGCGATGGTCGCCCGACCGTGGGTGCGCAACCGTGCCGAGGCCATCCGGGTCGGCGCCGAGATGCGGGCCGAGCGGGCCGAGAGGATCGCTCGGAAGAAGCAGCGTCGCCAGGTCGCGCGAGCCAACGCGATCCTGCGCAAGGCCGCGGCGAAGGCCGCGGTGAAGGCCGGCAAGAAGGGTGACGCCGGCCTCGCGCTGACGCACCTGGCCCGCGTGGCCGAGGTCGGCTCGGAGGCCTTCGCGGGGCAGCCGGCCCTTGAGGCCAGCCCGGCCACTGGGGCCGGCCTCACCATCGACGGCAGCCTCGTCCCGGCCGGCCTCGCAGCCTCTGAGGCCAACGCTCAGCCCCGGCCTCACGAGGCCAGCCCGGCCTCGACGGCCCCACTCTCGCGGCCTCGGCCCCATGAGGCCGGCCTCGCCGGCGTGGCCTCGCCGGCCCCGGCCTCGCGGCCTCAGTCCCCTGAGGCCGGCCTCAGGGTGCTGGCCTCGCCGGCCTCTGGTCTCATGCCTCAGCCTCACGAGGCCGGCCTCGCGGGCGGTGGGGCCGGCGAGGCCGGCGCGGGGACCGATGGGGCCAGCGGCCCCGGGGCCTCGTCGGCTGAGGCCTCGGCCTCACACGGCGGGGCCGGTGAGGCCGAGGTGGGCGACCTGAGGGCCGCGCGCAACCGCCACGACTCGCGGGTCAACGAGCTGGACCTCATGTTCCCGGACTGCATCCCGAGCCGGAACAAGGTGAAGGCGCTGGTGAAGCTGATGACCGCAGCGGGCGAGCCGCCGCTCAATGCCTGGACCAGCAACCGGGACATCGACAACGCGATCAAGGCCCTCCGCGAGCGCCGCTCGCGGGCTGCCTGAGCAGGGAGGACATGAGATGAAGGAGGAGATGGCAATGCCGACGGCAATGCCGTTACGGGCGAAGGTGTACACCCTGATCTGGGCCGTGCTGACCTTCGGGACCCTCGCCAGCAACGCCATCCACGTGGCGGTGCGCGGGTGGTCCTGGACGGTTGGAGCGTCGAGTCTGCTGCTGCTGGCGGCGCTGGCCCTCTGGGTCCACGCGACGGTTCTCCGCCGGTCCCGAAACCGGGCCTGAGCTGCGAAAACGTAGAGGAGAGCATCTGATGCGACAGGAAGACGAGGACGAGGCGGGGCGGATGCTCAGCGAGCGACGGCCGTACTACGTCCAGCCCTACTACCTGGGCAAGCGGCACGCCGAGCCCATCCTCGTCACCTTCGCCCTCGGCGACGACCGGGAGGTAGCCGAGGTCCTCGCGGGAGTGGCCGCGCGCAATCAGCGCGACCTCAGCAAGGACGTGGGCCAGTACGAGATCGAGGTGTACGAGCCGCGGTTCCGCCGCGGCAAGGTTCGGTTCGGCCAGTGGGTCACGCGGTGCGCGGCCCGTGCACAGGCGAGGAGGGGTCGTGTCGGTCACCACTGAGATGGCAATGCCATATGGCAACGCCACCGATGGCCGCGCTGAAGATCAGCACAGGTCGGAGGTGGTGATCAAGGCGCAGGGGGCAATGGAGCGCCGTGGCACCGTGGCGCGGGGCGTCGTTGAGAACGTCCGCCAGGCGTGGCTGTTCGCGCTCGCGCCGACGCCCGTCCAGAAGCTGCTGGACCGCCTGCGGAACCCGACGGTCCCCGGCGACAACGCTGCGCTGAAGCTGCTCTACCGGGTCTTCCTGGTGTCGTGGGCCATCCCGCTGACGCTCGCTTTTTACGGTCTCGCCTCAGCGCAGCAGCACCCATCTCGGGCGGTCGTCGTCAACGGCGTCCTGGTGGGACTGGCCGTGCTCTGGCTGAGCTGAGCGCTCCTGGCTTCTTCTCTCGCCGTCCGGGCTTCGGATCGGACGGCGGGGGTGGCCGCCAGGGCCAGATCAGGCGCCGCCGACTGGCGGCGTCGACCACGACATCGGAAGGATCACCATGGTCATCACGAGCGGCTTCCTCGTCTGGCTGACGCTGGCCGCCGTCGGCCAGCACTATGGACCGAAGATCAACCGCGGCCGGGAGAAGTGGCAGAAGGCGTACCTCTGGGCGTCGTACTTCGGGGCGCTCATGGCCGGGGCGGCGATGGTCGACACGACCCTCGGCGACTGGGCCGCGGCCATCTCCGGCTCGTTCCCGCTTCTCGGCTGGCCGCCGGTCATCATCATGATCGCCGTCATCGCCAAGGACGTCGGCGCCGACCGGACCCCGAACATCCCGGCGTGCGTCTGCACCGTGCTGCTGTGGTCGTGGACCGTCGGCCTCGGCGGCGCACTCGGCAACGGCCTGCAGAACATCGCCACGTTCCTGAACAACCTCAGCGGCAGCCTCAACGCCAACCTGTTCGGCTGACCGAGATGCCGTTCCTGCTCTGCTTCATCATCGCGGCCGTCGTGACCGAGGGCGTCAAAGAGGCCCTCGGCCTCGGCCGGGACACCGCCAGAAAGGCCTGGGAGAAGTCCTGGGACCGCGCGGCGGAGTCCTCGCGCCAACTGCGGGAGGCCACCGACCGGCGGCTGCGGGCGATGCGCGGCCACCGGGTCGGCAAGTACGCGGCGTTCGGCGTGGCCGCCAGCTCGTGGGCGGCGCGCCTGGCCGGCCGGGCCGGCGGCCGGGGCCTGCTCTTCGGGGCCCGGGCCACTGGGGCGACCGTCCGGGCGCTGCTGCTCGGCACGGCGGCCGTGGCCGGCGCGGCCTACCGCGGCGGCCGACGCGGCCTGGTCACGGGAGCCGGCTGGTACGAGAGCTACGCAGCCAAGCGCGGAAAGGCTCCGTCCGGCCGGGCGGCACGACTGATCGACCGCCTGAAGGACCGCGCCAGCACGGTGGACAGCTCCGCCACCGAGCGCCCGACCACCCAGCCGCCGGCGGCACCGACGCCGCCGGTCGACGAACCGCCGACGGCCCGGCCAATGCCGGGCCCGACCAACCCCGACCCGACCACCACCTCCGCGCCGGCGGCCATCGCTGACGCCGGACCCGTTCTTGAGGGAGAGATCGTGACCACTCCGACTGACACCGCGCCGGCCCTGGGTGCAAGCCCCGAGGTGCTGGGCCATGAGACGGCCATCGCCAACCTGCAGGCGCGCATCGAGCAGGCGAACCGCGCTGCGGAGATCGCCCAGATGATCGAGAACCTCCAGGGCGAGCTGAGCGGCATCGCCAACGACATGGCCGGCGGGCAGCAGCTGCTCACCGACCAGATCGGCGCGCTCGGCGTCACCGCGCCGAACATGGCGACCGCCGTGGAGCAGCTGCTCCTGGTGGCCGCCGCGGCCTCGCCGGACCTGATGCTCCAGACGCAGGAGGCCCTCAGCGACGTCAGCGCGGGCCTACAGGCCGACATCGACGATCTGCAGGCCCGCTTCGGTCACGCACACGAGACCGTCGTCAGCGAGGGCATCAACCCCGCCTACCTCGCGGGCTGACCGCTTCCGTGGCCGCCCGGGTGACCGGGCGGTGCGCGGTGGCCGCCAGGGCCAAGAGAACCCCCGAGTAGCACGGAGAGGAACCATGGCATCCACCAGCACCCGCGCCCGCCGGCAGCCCGGCGAGGCCGCCGACAAGCGCGAGGCGCCGGCCGACCGGAAGCCGGACTCCGAGGAGGAGGCGACGCCCACCGCCCCGCTGCTGCCGTACGCCGAGATGGGCCAGCGCCTTCGCGGCGGGGTCGAGGTCCTGTCCGCCGCCGCGGTGACCGCCGCGGCCGGCCAGGTCGTCTACCAGAACCACGCCGCGATGTACGCGGCGATGGCCGTGCCGGTGTTCGGCGTGGCCGCGTGGAAGCTGTCGCCGAAGCTGATCGACAAGACCCTGGCCCGAGTGGAGGGGAAGCAGACCGCCGAGGCGATCGAGGCCGGCGAGCCGGAGGCCCTCACCCGCCGGGAGCGCATCCGCCGCGCGGTCGCTGCGGCCACCGCAGCGGCGACCGGCTGGGTGGCTGCCGCCGGCACGGTGGGACTTGAGCCCCATACCCTCGGCGGCAAGGTCACCATCACCGCCGGTGCGCTGCTGACGATGCTGGCCGGGGTGCCATACCTGCGTTTCCACCGCTTCGAGGCGATCCCGCCAGCGAAGCCGAAGCCCGACCCCCGGCCTGAGCCCGAGCCCGAACCGGAGCCCGAACCGGAGCCCGAGCCGGCCCCGTTCGGCTGGGCCGTCGAGGTCGCGAAGAAGGTCGCCATCTGGACCACCGCGGTCGCGCTGACCGCTGGCGCGCTACCTGGCACCCACCTGGTCGAGCACACCGTCGAGGAGATCAAGGGCGGCTGGCGCGCCACGATCGCCTCCGACCTGCCGGGCACGGTCAAGCCGAGCAAGTTCGTGCAGGCCGCTGAGCAGGTCGCTGGCGCCTACGAGGTCGACATCCCCGACGTGTCGATCGAGCTGATGCCTGGCAACGCCAGCCAGGCGATCCTGACCGTACAGAAGGAGAACCCGCTCGCGGCGATCCAGCACTGGCAGGGACCGGAGGCCACTTTCGACGTCGAGACTGGCGTGGCCCACATCGGCCTGCACGCCGACGGGGAGCTGGTGCGCTACCGCTTCTGGTCCACTGGCGGCGCCTGGCACGACCTGATCTCCGGAGCGACGGGCTCTGGCAAGTCGGAGCTGGTCAACCTCCTGCTGGCCCTGGAGCGCCACGCCACGGTGCTGGTGCCCGAGGAAGTCGACGGCGAGACGAAGATGGTCAAGAAGGGCCTGATCGTCTCCCGGGTCATCGACCCGCAGTTCGGCCAGAGCTTTGGCGACTGGCAGGACTACGTCGACTGGTTCGCCCACCACCTCGACGAGGCGCGGATCCTGCTGCAGAAGACCGAGCGGGAGATGTTCGCCCGCAACCGGGCCTTCGGCCGGCAGAAGTGGTACGACGAGGAGCGCAAGGTCTGGCGGCGGGGCCAGAAGAACTGGAAGCCCACGCCCGAGCTGCCGATGATCGTGATCACGATCGACGAGGCGCACATGATCCTCAAGGATCCTGAGTGCAAGCGGATCGTGGCAATGCTCGGCAAAATGGGCCGCAAGGTCGGCATCAAGCTGCGCCTGATCACGCAGGTTCCGCTGCTGACCGAGCTGGGCGGCGACATGGCCATCCGCGACGCGGTCGCCGGCGGCAACGTGATCGTCTTCCGCACCGCCAACGCCCTGTCCGGCCAGGTGGCGTTCAACGGCACCCTGCCGGCCGCCCCGCACCAGCTGCCGCGCGAGTGGCCGAAGGGCAAGTGCCGGCCGGGCGAGGAGACCACCGCAGGCATCGGCTACGTGCTGGGCGCGGCGTCCCGGTCGTCGATCATGCGCGCGTTCTACCCGGGCGAGGCGATCGACTGGATCTACCGCGACGGCAAGCTCTACGGCACGCCGGGCGTGCTCGACGCGCTGACCCGCCGCTCCGGCACCGGCTACGAGGACCGCCTGGAGCGACTGGAGGCCATGGACAACGGCGACCTCGACAGCATCCCGCTGCCGCAAATGGGCGAGCAGGACGGCCGGCCGTGCCGCCTGATCGTGCTGGAGCGCCTCCTGGAGGCCGATAACCACACCCTGCCCCGGCAGAAGCTGCTGGACCTGGTGAAGAGCCACAGCAGCCGCATGGTCGGCAAGGTCCTCACCGACCTACGGAGGGCCAAGTGGACCGAGCCCGGCGAGGAGTCTGGCTCCCACAAGCTCACCGAGGCGGGCATCGCGGGCGCCATGGATGAGCTGGCCCAGGCCGCCGAGCAGGAGGCGGCGGCACAGGCCGAGACCGAGGAGCTTGTCGACGCGTAGCTGGCCGCCTCCGTCGCCGCCGGGCCCCACGTCCGGCGGCGGCGGTGACCGCCAGGTCACCGAACCCCAAAACAATGGGAGCGAGAGAAACATGACCACGACCACGTACCCCCCGCGCGAGCACCTCCTGCACGGCGTGCCGGCGAAGGTGATGGGCGACATCGCCCTGCTGCGCGCCCACGACGCCCTGCTGGGCATGAGCGAGCCGGAGCCGCACCCCGAGCGGCCCGGCGAGATCGTCGTCAAGGTCCTGGCGGACCCCCGGATCGCGGTGCCGATCAGCGCCCCGTCCGCCGCGGTCGCCCTGCGCGAGCGTCCGACGCCGGCTCGGGCTGTGCCGCTGCGCCACCCGGCCGCCAGGCCGGGCTGGTCGGCGAGGCGCAAGCTGACGGTCGCCGGCGGCGCCGTCCTGGCTGCCTCCGCCCTGCTCGGGTGGCTGGTCAGCCAGCTGCTGGCGCTGGACCTGCAGCAGATGGCCGCCACCGCGCTGGGCGCCGCGGCGGTGCTGGCCTTGATCGCCGGCATGGTCCGCAAGGCCACCGGCCACTCTCCGGTCTGCGTCGGCCTGCACTGCTCGGGCTGCTCGGGCCACTGACGACTTCCGTGGCACCCCGGACCGCCGGGGTGCTCGCGGTGGCCGCCGGGGCCTGATCGAGAAGGGGGTCCGAAAGTGGGACAGGAGAAGGGCGAAACAACCTACGTCATGCTTGCAGGCGACTGCGGGCCAATGACTCGCACGAGCTACATCCCGACGGAGGATGAGCGGAACGACTTCCAGGCGTGCGCCTGGCGCTACCGGATTCACTATCGGTACCGCACGACGACCAGCAAGGCTGACGGCTGGAGCGAAATGGGGTACCCCACCCAGATGAAGGACGAGTACCTGGCGAGCTTCGTCGAGATTCACGAGCAGTGGCTGTCGGAGACGCCTTCGGCCGGCGGGGAGCGGCTGATTGCGGGTTCGGTGGAGGTCGTGAGGTACGAAGCCATCGCCTGACCGCTTCTGCGGCCGTCCGGGCGACCGGGCGGACCGTGGTGGCCACAACAAATCGGGCCCGGATCCACGGTGGATCCGGGCCCGCTTGGCCGACGGCGCAGCTATGCCATCGACGGTTCTCGGCGCTTGCGCGGCTGCTTCGGGCGCCACTCGAAGCCGGACTTGCGCCGCAGCTCTCCGAGGGCGTTGGCCCAGCCTCGCCAGTCGGAGCCGTTGGTGTCGCCCGGCAGGTTGCACAGCACTTCGTCTCCGCGCAGTACCTGCAGATGGTTGCCCCGGCTCCGCCGGAGTCTCAGACCGTAGTCCTTCATCGCGTCGAACAGCCGACTCTTCTCGCTGGGCCCCATGTTCACGTTGCTCATCTCCCCTGGTCGCTGGCGATGCCCGGATTCCGCCGTGCATCACCTTGTCTCACTCCGTCTAGCACTGTACCGTACGCTCTGGTACATAGAAAGACGAGATCAAGACAAGCGAGGGAGCCGATGAGCGCCGTCGAGACGATCCCGGCAGCCGCGGTGCACGAAGATGCGGCCCGCCACCGTGGGCGGCAGATCTCCACCCCGTACGGGTGGCGGATCATCCGAGACATCCGCCGGGCCCCCGACCCGGACTCCGCCGTGATCGTCGAAGTCGCCTCCGACGTCGACTCCTACGAGGCCCTGATCTTCTGGCCCGAGCGGCTGGTGCTGCTGCGCGACGACGCCCTGGAGACCGGCAACTGCTTCGGCGTCTACACCCGAGGCCAGGTCGTCGAGACCCACCGGCTGCGCGAGCACGCCCACCTGAGCCTCGTCGACCGCGAACCCGGCTTCGCCACCGTCGTGGTCATCTGTCCGGTCCACCCGCACTACCTCGCCGAGGAGTGCAGCGAATGCGGCCCCGAGCACCTGGAAGCGGTGCTCGCCGCCGAGGACTACTCCGACGACGACCTGCTCGACGAGGAGCGGCGCACCTGCCACCACTGCCGCGCCTGGGCCCCCGACGAGCACCTCGACACCGCCCGACACAAGGCGTTCGTCGCCCGCGCGTTCAACCTCTCCGCGCTGCCCCGCAGCGCCTGACCCCCGAAGGACGAGCCATGAAGACCTACCGCCTGTACGGTGCCTTCCTCACCCGCACCGTCGCCGAGGCCATCGGCGCCCCCGCCCACGTCAACCAGGGCGACGTGATCATCGTGGCCGACACCAAGCACAGCGCGCTGGAAATGGCCCTCGGCCGCAAGATCATGGCCACGATGCGCGACCCCAACTTCCGGGTCGCCCACGGCAACGACGTCGACGCCCTGCGCGCCGCCCAGATGCTGGAGCGCCCCACCGTGCTGGCCCACGGCAGCCCGGCCTACGGCTACGTCGTCGACATCGCCGCAGACGGCACGGCCCGCCGCATCGGCCGCCTCGCTGGCGGAGTCTTCGTACGCGTTGACGAGAACCCGTCGTGACCGCGCGAGCCCGCACCCCCCGCTACAACCCCGACCTGCGCCGCCACTCCTGGGAGAAGCTGCGCGAGCACCACAAGCGGTGCCAGTTCTGCGGCATCCACGTCGAGAACAAGCCGGGCAGCCACCGCGCCGAATGGCACCAGGAGTGGACCTGGCCCGACGGCCGAGTGGGCAACACCGAGTGGAGCACCAACAAGAAGCTGCCCACCTGCCCCGGGCCGACCGGCACCGAGATCACCTCGCTCGCCACGACCACTGCCTAACCGGCCCGCTTCCGTCCAGCCCGCACCTCGCGGGCCGGCGCGGTGGCCGTCCGGCCAGAGCCACCGACGAGAGGTCACCACCATGACGCAGATTGGCGCACGCGTCCTCGCCGTGCGCAACACCACCGACGACACCGTCTACGCCTACGGCTACGGCGTCTACGTCGGCGACCACCCCCGCCCCGGCTGGACCATCGACGACGAGGACCGAGCGATGGCTGAGCGGTCGATTCGCCGCCACGACGCCACGCCGGCCTGGGATCCTGCCGCCCACTTCAACCAGAAGGCGGCCGACGGAGAGATGACCCAGGCCGAGGCCGATCAGTACACCGCCGAGGCCATCCAGCGCAGGGCCGAGGAGCGAGCCAGACCAATGGCCGAGCGGATCGACAGCCTCCTGCACTCTCTCTCCCTCAACCCGAAGATCGTGCTCGACGACGATGCCGGCGTCGTCTGGGGCATGGAGTGCTGGTGGGGCGCGGCCGACGACCAGCGGTGGGCCCGGGTCTTGGAGTCTCGCCAACTCGTCACCGTCCCGGCCCCCCATCCGCCGGAGAGGCAGCCCCTGCCGGCGGCGCAGGCCAAGGCCCAGGAGGTCTGAGATGGGCTCGTACTGCAGGTTCTGCGATCGGCGGTGCTTCGTCCTGCGCGTCCTCCGCGACGGCCGGTCGATGGCGCTCGCCACCTGCGCGCGAGGAATGGCGCACGACCGCCAGAAGTGCGGGCAGGACCACACCACAGCGCTCAATCCGGCCACCGACCAGGCCGCAATCCAGCGGCTCCTCGCGGAGATCGCCGAGCTGAAGGAACTCGCCCGCTCGGCAACCAACCCCACCTGACCGCCGCGCTTCCGGCCGGCCCGTCTCGCACGGGCCGGCACGGTGGCCGCCCGGCCAGCCCGGACCACCGCCGGGGCAACAGCCCGCCAGACACCGGAGGCACCACGCATGTACGGCACCGCCACGACGACCCGCGTTCCTGACGGGGAGATGGACTACCTCGCGAAGGCCGGCGAGCAGCTCGACAAGGCCGCGCAGGCGATCGACAGCCGCGCCACCGACAGGTACGTAACCAAGGAGGAGATCAGCACCGCCCGGCAGGCGATCGCAAACGGGTACGCGCTGCTTGGCGCGATCCAGCGCGGACAGCTCCCGGCCGCGCTCGCCCGGGACCTGCTCGACCGGCTCGCCACCGACAACCGCTGACCGCCGACGCTTCCGGCCGGCCCGTCTCGCACGGGCCGGCACGGTGGCCGACCGGCCAGCCCCCACAAAGACCAAGGAGAGTTATGACCAGCCGCACCATCGAGGCCCGACAGGCGGGACCGGTCGTCGCCGACCTGAGCCTGCAGTACGGGCGCATCGAGGTGATCGTCGAGCGCCGCGACCGCGCCGAGGTCACCCTGACCACCCCCGCCAGCCGCGGCCCCGCCGTCGACGCCGTCAAGGGCTTCGCGCTGCGCGACACCCGCGACGGCTTCCGCGCCCACCTGGAGATCCCCCCGACCGTGGTCTCCGGGGGCGGCACCACGGTCATCCAGGGCGGCGGCAGCGTCGTCGTCCTCGGCGACAACATGCACCAGGTCAACCACTTCTCTGGTAGCGGCTCGGTGGTCCAGATCGGCGGCAGCCACGGCAGCGTGGTGGTTGGCGGCGGGAACGTCTCCATCGGCGGCGGGAGCACCGTTGAGATGCAGGTTCGCCTGCCCGAGCGGTCCGCGATCGTCGTCGACGCCGCCCACTGCCCGGTTCTCACCCAGGGCCGCCTGGGCGCCGCCTCGATCAATTTTCGGCACGGCAACGTCCAGATCGACGAGGTTGGCGCCCTGAACGTCCAAGGCGCGCACGGCAGCGTCACCGTCAATGCCCTCGACGGTGACGCGAACCTCCACGTCACCCACGGCAACATCGACATCCACGCGCTGCGCCCCTGCCGGGTGCGGGCGCGCACCCGACACGGCAACATCACCGTGAGCGGCGCCCGCGTCGACCTGGACGCCTCCGCTCAGCACGGCTCGGTGCGCAACCGGTGAGGGAGTTCTGGGCGAAGATCCTCGCCTCCGCGCTGCTGACCCTGCTCATCAAGGGCGGGGTCGCCCTGGCCGGCCACTGGATCGCCTGGTGGTTCGCCGCCCTCATCTCGCTGGTCGTCGTCTTCGGCGGCTGGTTCATCATCACCGGCGACTGGGACGAGGTGTTCCGCTGATGACCACCACTACGGTCTTTCGCGCCGACCCCGTCCAGTCTCACGATGCGTGCGGTGGCGGCGACCCGTGCGCGCACTGCAAGGCCGGACGCCCGGGGGTACCACGCTGGATCATGGGGGTGAGTAGCCCTACGCAGTCCGTCTGGGAGCTGGACGAGGAGGTGCGCCTGGCCCTGCCGCCGCGCTTCCACGTGCCGCACTACATCGACACCTGCACGCCCGCCGGCTGGTTCTGCGCCAGCTGCTGGGGCGACGGCTGGATGTCGAGCTGGCCCTGCGACGTCGCCCTGCGGCACCCCAGGCACATCGGCCCGCTCGCACCCACGCGCACCTCGAACTGACCGCTTCCGTCCCGCCTGGCCAAAAGCCGGGCGGGCGCGGTGGCAGCCAGGCCAAAGCAACCGATCGAGCAAGGAGAGAGCGTGTCCACCACCGAAACCGCGCTGACCGCGGACGAAGTCAAGGCCGCCGTCGCCGAGTGGCGCAAGGCGCACCCGGACGGAGTGCCGGTCCTGCACTGGCTGGGCGGCGACCGCGAGGACGAGCCCGAGATCGACTTCGCGTACAGGCCCGAGGCGGGAAGTGAGCCGACGGTGATGCTGTACGGCGCCTTCCGGCCGGTGCCGATGGCCCACGTCGAGCCCCACCCACTGGCGTCCGAGGTGGCCGCGCTGTCGAAGCCGGAGGAGCGCGAGCTGGAATTTCCGTACCCGCCGTGCCCGTTCTGCCGGGTCGACACGTATCACAACGGCGACAACTTCCAGTGCGGCTACTGCAGCGCGATCTTCGACAGCCACAGCAACCTGTCCACCCGCCGATGCGTGGAGGACTGCGGTGAGGACGCCACCGTCGTCGGCTCCGACAAGCAGCCACGATGCGTCACCTGCGAGGTGCGGGTGCGCGCCGGCGAGCTACGCGCCAACGAGCCGTACCCGTGCACACGGTGCAAGAGCGAGGTTGTTGGCATCCCCGTCCGCATGGAGCCGCACAAGCGCAAGCTCTGCCCCGGGTGCCTGGAGCGGGAGCTGCACCAGGAGCAGGTCGCCGAGATCCTCGCCCGCCGCAGCAGCTGATCTAGCCGACGCCCGCTGGGTCCGTGGCCTCAGCCACGAGCCCGGCGGGCATCCTCGTCTACCCATTGGATGTATTAAATGATGCCAAGGTGGTGACCCGCCGAATTGCCGCACCTTCGGCCGCCGGCTTGCCTGTGGGATGGCCTCCGCCTGGCCGCGAGCTGGGCACCATCCCCAAGGAGAGCGCATGCACGCCGCCCAGCCGCAGGTCAAGCTCATCGCCTGGACCAGCTTCGCCCCGCCGGACAACGTCCCGTGGAACCCCGACTTCAACGCCTACGGGGGCGCATCTGGGGGCCAGTCTCTCGCGGAGTTCGCCGGCCGCGCCTGCTACCAGAGCTGGAGCCGACCGAACCCGGCCACGGCCACCAACGCCGGCTACCTCGCGCACATCCTGGAGGTCGGACACCTCTCGGTGCTGGAGCACGCCTCGGCCAGCTTCTACTTCACCGGCGTCTCCCGCTCGTTCACCCACGAGTTGATCCGCCATCGGCACTTCTCGTACTCCCAACTGTCCCAGCGGTACGTCCGGGAGCGCGACGCCGCCATGGTTGAGCCCGGCGTCATCGCCTCCGACCCCTACCTGCACCGCCGGTTCACCGAAGCCACCGACGCCGCCGTGGCCGCCTATAACGAGCTGCTGCACGGCCTGGAGCGCAAGTTCGCCGACGTGGAGAACGCCACGCTGCGGCGCAAGCAGGCCCGCCAGGCGGCCCGCGCCGTCCTGCCCAACGCCACCGAGACGCGGATCGTGGTCACCGGCAACTACCGGGCCTGGCGGCACTTCATCGCCATGCGCGCCACGGAGCACGCCGACGTCGAGATCCGCGAGCTGGCGGTGGAGTGCCTGCGTCAGCTCCAGGAGATCGCTCCGAACGTCTTCGGCGACTTCACCATCAGCCGACTGTCCGACGGCACGGAGGTCGCCGCAACCCCACATGCAGAGCAGCACTGATGCCCGAGCACATTGAGCAGCCCCTGCCGACGCCGAACGGCGGACGCTCGATCCAGTCGATGGTGCGCGCCGACCTGCTCGACGCGATCCCGCCGGTGGCCGCCGACGTCAGCGCCGACCTGCTCGACCGCGAGCAGTTGGGCATCGAGCGCTACGGCACCTACCTGCAGGCCAACAACGGTCGCGACGCCCTGCGCGACGCCTACGAGGAATGCCTCGACCTGGCCGTCTACCTCAAGCAAGCCATCGTCGAAGGCCACGACCTGGTAATCGCGTACTACGCGACGCTGACCATGGCCATGCACATCAAGGAGAACATGCTGGCCCGCGACGCCGCGAAGGGAACCGGCGATGCTGCTGTCTGACCGGGACCTGCGCCAGGCCATCGCCGAGCAGCGGCTGGCCATCGACCCGTTCGAGCCCGAGCTGATCCAGCCAGCCAGCATCGACCTTCGCCTCGACCGCGACCTGCTGCTCTGGCCGAAAATCCAGCCCGACGAGCCTTACCCGGTGGTCGATCCGGCATGTGAGCCGAAGATGCTGCCCTTCAAGATCCCCGAGGGCTGGTCCTTCCGGCTGGAGCCCGGCCAGTCGGTGCTCGCCTGCACCGTCGAGACCGTCACCCTCGACCACAGCCTCGCCGGCCGATTCGAGGGCAAGAGCAGCATCGGCCGCCTCAGCCTGGCCACCCACATCACCGCCGGGTTCATCGACCCCGGCTTCTCCGGCCAGATCACCCTGGAGCTGGTCAATCACAATCCCCGCCCCATCCTGCTGCACCCCGGCATGCTCATTGGCCAGCTGTGCGTCCTGCCGATGTTCACCCCCGCCGAGCACCCCTACGGCTCCGCGGCGGCCGGCTCGCGCTACAACGGCCAGCGCGGCCCCACCCCGAGCCGATCGTGGCGCAACTGGCGCGTCTGGCCCACCCAGGAGGCGGCGTGAGCTGGCTGAGCGAGCGAGCCTACGAGCCGGTCGTCCTCGACCAACTGCGCGTCGGCATCCGGTCGGATCTCGGCGCGTTCGCCGCGGACCGGCTGGAGATCCGCCGGCGGCTCGACGAGATGGTCTACGACCTCACGACCTACGTCCTGGCCCGGCAACTGCCCGACGAGCGGGTCACCGAGCGCCGCCGCGAGCAGATCGAGAGACGGCACGGTTCGCCACCTGGTGGGACCACTTCAAGGCCACCTACCGGGGTCGGTGGTGGATGCGGTGGCGCCGCTGGCCGGTCCGGCAGCTCGTCGACACCCACGAGATCGAAGCCGTCGCCGTGGTCGACCTGACCCGCCACTGGACCTTCCCTCGCGCCGACATCGCCGCCCCCGAGCTGGGCGACCCGGTGCCCGCGATGACGTACCTGATGGCTCGGGACGTGCCGCCCTCACCGCGGGTAACGCGTGCGGCCCCTGACCGCACGGAGCGTTAGGCTGTCTGCCGTGACCTGGACCGGCGAAGGCATTACGAACCCGCACCTGTGCGACGTGTGCGACGTGATTGTTGTGCCCGCCGGCGACGGCTGGGAACACCCCGAGGAACTGCGGGAGAAGTTCTCCCAGACCATCTGCAACGAGCCCGGCCCCGGCCGGCCGCCGAAGCCCCGCGAACTGGCCTACGGCCGCGGCCGGCAGGTCTCCCGCGACAAGCAGGCCATCCAGGGCCAGATCCCCGGCTTCGAGATCGCCGAGGACGTGCCGATCGTCGTCGGCTGCAACGGCTCCCACAAGCACAACCCCGCCGGACCGCCCTGGTACCCGATCAGCTGGGGCTACGTCGCCGAGAACGGCCAGTACGGACTCGGCACCGCCACCCAGCCCAAGGCCGTCGTCGGCGACCGCGCGTTCGGCTCCGAGCTGCGCGCCATCTTCTGGGCCCTGGAGCAGCTGCCCAACGCCAACCCCGTCTCCGTGATCACCAACTCGCAGGACGCCGTCGCCCTGATCGAGCAGTGGCGCGCCGCCGGCCAGACGCCCGGCTGGACCGCCGAGAACCTGCCGATGCCCCCCGGCTACACCACCGAACGCGCCAGCGGCAACGAAGCGAAGATCCTGCGCCTGGCCAAGCAGTTCGCCGAGGCCCCTGACCTGCTCACCGCCACCTGGCACCGCGCCAGCGAACACCCCCTGCAGGACGCCGCAGACAAGCTCGCGAAGATCGCCCGGCTCTGGGCAATCCGCGAAATCACCAAGGAGCAGGCAGAGGTGGCCGCCGAGCGCGCCGCCCGGCACGTCCTCACCCGCGCCAGCCAGTAAGCCAGGTCAAACCGCCAAAGCGGGTAGGCACCACCGGGTTCGATGTCGTATCGTGACGCACGAAGTGATCTTCCGGTTACAAAACCGAAGACTCTGCACTGGCCCACGTTGCCGACGGACCTACCCCCGCCCGGAGGTGATCGCCGTGACCGCACGCCTTGCCCGAACCGCGCTGCGACTCGGCCTCGCCGGAGCGGGCGCCATTCTCGGCTTCGCCCTCATGGCCGCCGCCGACGACCCGGCCTACGCCAACGACCAGCCCCCGCGCGCCCTGCCCGCCCCGACTGTCAAGCCACCCAAGGGCTTTGCAAGTCAGGCGCCAGAGGCCGTGAAGCCCCAAGGGCCGGACCGACGAGCCAACAACGGCAAGCCCCGCGCCACGCAGGAAAACCCGGTCGAGCACCTGACCACTGAGGTCACCCGCCCGATCCGACACGCGCTGCAAGAGACGCAGCGCGCCACCGAGCCCGTCACGCAGCTTGTCGGCGAGGTGCTCGACGCCGCACCCGAGCCGGTCCGCACTCCGCTGACCGCCATTCGAACGCCGGTCGCCACCACCGTCGACACCGTTGGCGAAGACGTCGGAACGATCTCCCCGGCACTCGGCGACACCGTCGACGACGCGACGGCGCCGCTGGCTCCCATCCTCGGCACGCCGAGCCCTGACGACCAGCCACTTCTGCCGCTGCCACTTGAGCTGATCGAAACCGAAGAGCCAGCGGCGCCCACACCAGGAGCCACCTCATCGCCGAGCGCCGGGGCCCCGACACCCGAACCGGCAAGCATGCCCACCGGCACCTACGCCGAAAGCAGGCCGACGACAGAGGGCCCCAGGGCCGACTCGGGAGGCGCTCAGCGCATATCCGAGCCCGCCGGTGATTCCCGCGAACCCGCTGACGCCTCTGGCGAGCTACCGGACCCGACGGGCCAACCCGCGCCCCTGAGCCAGGCCGCGCAGCACAACTGCTTGGACAGCAGTCCGGCCGCGCTTCCTACGCAGCCCACCCTGCCCGTCCTGCACGGCACCATCGCTCCCGCCAGTGAGCCGCACCGGCCTGCCGGCCGCGCACCGAAACCGACCCCCGGCCCCGCGTAGCAGGGAACGACGCCGCAGCCGCCGGCTCGGGCAGCAGCCCGACGCCGCCAGGCCGTTTCCCTGAACTTCAGCGCGATCGGAGCACATCCCCATGAAGAGCATCACCCGCACCATGGCCTTCACTGGCTCCGTCCTGGACATCGGCGCCGGAATGTGGTTCGCCGTCATGGCCAAGGACGTTCTCGTAGACGGCGCAGAACTGACAACGGGCCACCTGATGGTGACCGTCGGCGTGGCCACCCTCGCAGTCATCGGCGGAGCCCTGCTCGTGGGCGCCATCATCATCACCGCCATCGAATCCGCCGTAGAACGCTCCTGCTTCGACTACGCCGACGGCGTACTGCACGGCGTGCACGAAGCCATCGAAGCCGGCCTCGGGCAGCTCCTCCACGCGCTGCCTCCCCCCAGGGACAACGTGCGCCCCCTCCGGCCTCACCCTTCGGGGCACCGCTTCCGTCCGTAAGTTCGCACGCCGCAGGCCGGGCCCCAGCCAAGAGCTGGGGACCCGGCTCGGACGCAAGGCCAGGCCGCCCTCAGACCCTTGGGCAGCCTCGCCTCGATCGACTTGGGCGCACACAACGCGCCCTGGCAGGATATTCGAACATATGATCGACTGGTGCGGCCCGGTCGGAGGGAAGCTCAGCAGCCACGACGTCCGCCGGTCAGCCAGCGACAAGCACAGAACGGAGCACCACATGATCAAGGCCGGGAAGGCGCAGGCCGCCGCGTGGGCTTTTCGGATCGACCTCCGCAGGATTGGCATCTGGATCGGCTGGATGTTGTTCTCGATCTCGCTACTGTCGGTCGTGGTCATCTACGCCGTGGCCCTGAGCAACCCCGAGTGGAAGGCGAGCATCGCAACCAGCCTGACGATCGCCCTGGTCGTCGGCCTTGGTGTCAGTGCCGTGATCATCTGGGGCTTCACCCTGTCGATCCGGGCCATCGCCCGGACCATCGACGCGTACCAGCAGGGCGTTCAGGACGCCGTCGCGCGCCTGGCTGACGCGATCCCGCCGGCTAGTGATTCACGTCACACGAGCACCCGGCGCCAGCGTGGGCACCTGCGCAGCATGACCTAG